GGTTCCAGAGGTTCCAGAGGTTCCAGAGGCTCCAGAGGTTCCAGAGGTTCCAGAGGTTCCAGAGGTTCCAGAGGTTCCAGAGGTTCCAGAGGTTCCAGAGGTTCCAGAGGCTCCAGAGGTTCCAGAGGCTCCAGAGGCTCCAGAGGCTCCCTCCTCCCCAGAGGCTCCAGAGGGCCCAGAGGCTCCAGAGGTTCCAGAGGGCCCAGAGGTTCCAGAGGCTCCAGAGGTTCCAGAGGTTCTAGAGGTTCCAGAGGTTCCAGAGGTTCCAGAGGCTCCAGAGGTTCCAGAGGTTCCAGAGGTTCCAGAGGTTCCAGAGGTTCCAGAGGTTCCAGAGGTTCCAGACAACTCAGATACTCTTATCTGTAGCAATAGATAATGAAGACATGTGTCAATTTTTCCAAAAAATTGAACCGTGTGATAAGTCTATATGAATCACCCCCCCAAAAGATGCCAAAGAAGTCAAATATCAGTAAGAAGGCAGCAGCCCAGTTCCAGAACATGAAGGCCATTCAGAACGCCCTTAAGGGAACTAAGAAAGACGTAACGTTCGCGGCAGTAGAAAGAGCCATGGGCTTCGCCAAGTTCGGTCTCAGAGTGGGCGCCTACTCGGTAGAGGGCACTCCGCGCGGCCTCTTTACCAGCGGTACGATGCGTATCTCTGTAGGGGATATCGTGATAGTGGATGGTTACGGTAACACCAACGTCAGAGGAGAGCAGATGATTGTGGAAATCGTGGGTCGTCTGGACAAGTACGATGTCAAAGATCTCCTCTCTAGCGGTATCCTCACCCGAGAGACCGTAAGTGCCGCCAAGGCAGCCTCCTCCATTGCAGTCTGTGAAGAGCCTGAGAGTGACGATGACCTCTTTGAGAGAGTAGAGGACGACCTAGGCCAAGATAATATCTGGGGCAAGGAGGCTCCTAAGTCCAAGAAGAAGGCATTGGCAATTGAAGAGGCCAACGCCGCCACCAACCAATTGGTACAGAAGCTGGCCTCTGGAACTAGTAATTCAACTGTGACTTCAGAACGAGAGGTTACCCTTGACGACCTGTAGGCAGTTGGGAAATAGCCTTGAAGAGCCGGCGAAAAATCAATTCAATTCCCAAAAAAAATTGAACAGGACAATACCCAATATAGTATGTACCCCTGGGGAAAGGGGCGGGCGTGGGAGTTGATTGGTGACCACGACGGGTGTGTGCGTAGGGAGGAGCAGCACCTCTAAAACGGGCTCAAGATAATATTACCCGAACACGTTTCAAGCCCTCTTTAAGGGGGCACCCAAATCCATAAGACATCATCATCTCTACGGAGAACCATAACATAATCGTGTTGAGAACGGTTTACAGCAAGTTGCGGCTCTGTATTCTATGCGTCACGGAGAAGACATATACCTTGGATTAACCACAATATCTTATCTTGATACCGTTGGTTATGAATGACGGCTATACTACATGTGATCCCAACACATAAGGCCAAGTGCTGGAAGGCAAAAAAAAGTGGAGGTCTTTCTGGGGTTGAAACCGCGTGGTTTAGACCCTAGTAAGATAGTTCTTCCTTGGAGTCGGACTTTGTCTGGCCGAATTGAAGACTATAATGTGCGCAACACGACTACCTGTACGCCTTGGGCTCTGGTAGCGCGACGTCTCAACCACAAGAGGGGTGAATCGGCAGTCAGTTCTTAGCGAAAGTAATAAACGAAAGCAAGACTGTACTGGGTCAACTGTAGAGGGGAAACTTAATACACTAGGCATTCCGGAGGAGACGAGCGTCAACATGCGAGGTAGGGGCATGTGACAACGGGGATTTGCAACCCCCAATAGGACGTGCCATGTTAGCCGAAAGGCGGCAATGTTAGCCGAAAGGCGGTTGGGCATGACTGGTGTGTGCGATATGTAGAAGGCGGGGCACCCATCGCCTGTAAGTGTCAGAAGTACTAAGACTACAGGGTCGGATAATGTGGAAGAAGTGTAGGAGGCACTTTGCGGATAGCTCTATTAAACCAGAGCAGGGACAAGAAAAGCAGAGCCAGACTCCATGAGTGGAGGCGGCTATGGCGGGCGCAGATAAAAGCAGCCTTCAAGGTAAGAGGTCTGTACTATAGGGTAGTCTGTGACGTTGGCCGAGGTTTATTAACCTCACTGTTATTAAACAGTAAGAGCCCAAGGAGCGAAAGGAGGGGCTCCCTAACCACCAAGTTATTGGTAAGCAATCAAACGGGATAGCAAAGAGGAATTGCGATGGGCCCATATTACAAGAGGAACCCATAGGTCCCTGGATCGAAACCAGGTCCCGTTATTTTTTTTGTCTTTAGCTCTAGAGGTTGTCTTAGGCAAAAAGAGCCCTTATCCCTGAAAATAAAATTGAATGCGTGTATTCACCAATGAACTGTACCCACTTCAAAGCAATCAAGATGATCCGCACTTTCACGCCTATGATGGCATCTCTTCCCGTTAGCCAGCCAATGACTATAAGACACACCCTTGAGATACTGGGTGATCGCGTAGAGTTACGGCCAATTTACCAGCGAGATATCAGATGGACCTTTCAAAACATGTGTGACCTGATTATGGCTGTCATGTGTTCTGGCTTCATCCCTGGCATTCTCCTCTACAGACTTCAGACAGGAGACGAGCGCAGTAAGGAGTCTTATGAGATGGAGTGCATAGATGGTCAGCACCGCTTGTTTACTCTACTTCATTTCTTTAACAGTCGCCTTGTTGAGCTCCCTGACAAGAAGCCATTCCTTATAAGGCTTCTCTACAAGGACCCCGCTGGTAACGAAATAAATCTCTTCTACAAGAAGTCAGTTTCCACCGAGATCTGGGAGTCTGAAAACCGCGACAAGCGAGTAGACTACATGAGTACAGATGAACAGCGACAGTTCAACAACTACAAGCTAGACATCCGTGAAATAGAGTGCCCACTAACTCTTGATCAGCGACGCGGCCTCTTTATTTCTCTACAAAAGGGCATACCTGTTCGCAACAGCGACTTATACAAGAACATGACCTCCGTTCCTATCGTGGGGTTCATTTCAGACACCCTGCGGCTAGAAGAACAGATGAAGGCTCTTATGCTAGCCCACCTTTGCAGTAAACCAAAGAATTACTGGCTTTCTTGGGCTGTGAGGTGCTACCTTATCCAGCAGGCAGGGAACCCAGATGATCAAGTCATGGCATTCATGAAGAAGGATAGTGAAATCAATCAGATGATTAAGAACAACCACTTTCTACTCCAGAGCACACCTTCCACGGAGGTGGCCTTTAAGAGTTCTATAGCCCGCTTCTTTAGCTTCCTATCTAACCTAGAGCCTGGAGTCAAGCTTACACCATGTCAGTTCTTCGCAACATTTACCCACCTGCTAGATGCTGAACATAGTCGTGAAAAGATTCTCTCAAGCCATATGAGGGGGTTAAGTACCCCGCCAACTGGTTGCGGTGATCTCTACAAGAAGCACTTCTTGGCATGGGAGAATCGTGGAGTAGATGATGATATACGGAGGGATTTCTTTGAACGAACTCTAGACGAGTTTGAGAGGATCACTGTGGAAGCACCTCCCAAGGAAACTAGGAAGAATATTCCCAAGAAAGTACGTGAGGCAGTCTGGGCGAAAGAGTTTGGTGAAGCGACAATTGGATTCTGTGTGTGCTGTAAAGAAGAGATCTCTTCCGATAACTGGGAAGCAGCCCATATAGTAGCTCATGCATGCGGTGGTAAAGATAATTCTACAAACATTCGTCCTACCTGTCGTACTTGTAACCGGTCAATGGGAACAGAGAACCTCTGGGCATTCAAGGCACGCTGTTATCCAGATGATTCGTAGGCTCTTATCTAAGAGCCCTTATCCTTGACAGTAAAATTGAACTATACATAGCACTCTTTTTGCGTCACAGCACGAGATAAGAGACAGCGTGGACTATACACCACTATCTGAAGGAGCCTGCGGCAAGATCTTTGAGACCAGTGACCCCCAAGTGGTGATAAAGAGGGTCAGACGAGGCCACAGAAAGTCCCATGGGGCCGAGGAGCAGTGTCGCATCCAGTCCAAGATAAGCCAGATACTCTGCGAGGGCAATGGCTTCAAGATCCTCTTTGCTCCTCGGGCATGGGGTGCAAAGAAGAATCAGTACTCTATGGAGAGAATAGACTGTACACGGCCGGTAGACCCCCTAAATTACAGCCTTGATCTCAAGAGAGATCTTATTATCCTCTACATGAAAACAAATGCGTACGAGATATTCCCTTGCGATTATGAACTCTATCTTCAACCAGACGGGAGAGTGGCTCTCATTGACTTTGACAAGTTCGGTGTCTGGCAGTCTGATGGCTCTGTAGAGACTCCCTGGGGAGAGACTTGGGCAGATGAATTAGCCTTGAACATTATTGAATCTGTGATTGGTAAAATCGAACCTATGTAAACCTACTCATCTAGGTACCAGAGAGGTTAAAGAGGTGAAATAACCCGCGAAAAAATTGAACCATGCCTTTTTTCATAGGTAGGTACACCCTTGTTATTGAAGTACCAAGAAACAAGAATGAGCTCTAACGATACACTGATTAACGCTATCATCGCGGATATGCAGACCATACAGAAAGAGCACATGGCACTTGAAGAGCATGAGGCTTACGAAGAGGCTGAGTGGGCAGAGGAGCTAGTGGCTGAAAAGAAGGCTGCACTAGAGAAGGCGCAGCATGCTTTACACATAGCAGAGGAGGATCTGGAACAGGCAAATAGGACCTACAAGAGGATTAGGGAGGTACCAAGAAGCCAGAGAAGGGGTGTAAATTTCAAGACAAACACCACTCTTGAAGAGAGACTGTCCATCAGAGAGAAGTGGGATACCTTGAACAAGTTACTCAAGACTGTGGGTAAAGAAGAGCGCAAGTTGGAGTACCTGGACAGGCCCTGGCGCCTGGAGAACACGGATGTTCCCCAAGTTCCTTAGCCAAAGCAAGAGAAGGTAGAGGCCACGCAAGTTCCTCAGCCAAAGCAAGAGAAGGTAGAGGCCACGCAAGTTCCTCAGCCAAAGCCAGAGAAGGTAGAGGCCACGCAAGTTCCTGAGCCAAAGCCAGAGAAGACCTATACACCCCCTCCTCGTGTTCTAGATGCTGAGTATCACTGGCCTTTCTCCCGCTGCAAGAACCTCGCTAGACTTGTCTTGAAGGAAAAGCTTTCTAGGAACCACTTTGGTCTTATTCAGCAACTCTCTGCTCACTACAATATGGCACCTGAGCAGTTCAAGAAGACAAGTCCGGCTGATCTTCTCAACAACAATCGAGGTGTCCTAAGACAAATACTAGATGGTCTGCAATACAGACAGGTGACGAGAGATTGGTTTTAGTGAGGTGTAAGATCAAGAGGTACAGGTCCTTGAAGCTCTTATTCACCTTTTTTAGTAATAAAAATTGAACCTCATCTCTTAGACAACATAAGGTACCAAATGTTAGATTTCAGGAAGACAGATACAAGCCTTCTTGTGAAAGGTCATACCTTTCCTATCAAGGATGCTCTTAAGATAATAGGGAAATGGGATCCATCTACCAGATCGTGGGTCATACCTTCTTATCTGGACTCTGAGCCTCTGAGGAAGGATCTGGAAAGCAAACTGAAAGAGGCCAAGAAGAAGGAGCGAGATGAGAATGCGGCTAGAAAGGCCCATGCCATGACCCCTGAAGGCCGTGCCGAGGCTGCTGAGGAAGAGCGCAAGCGTATCCTGGCATGTCTAGAGGAGAAGAAGGCCACAGGTGCCTACCACTGGATCTGCTGTGAGAAGTGCAACGTCATTGACTGGAAAAGACAATTCACTTCCTGTATGGCCTGTGCGACCTGGGATGGGCAGAGCTGGAATACATTCTGTGTCCGTGGGCGCCGGTATACAGGAGACTAAAAGTACAGTATTATATTTAGAAAAATTGAACCTCATACTCTTTTTTACCTCAGTACCCCTCATACTAAAGAACTAATGGTAACTAAGTTCTCATTTATCCGACACCGCCCCACAGTTCTTGATGAGTTCCCTCTGGATGTCATACGCGTCTTCATTGTACCGTATCTAGACTATGAGTCTCGTATCAATTTCAACCAATGTCTTCCTCGGTGGGACCGCTTGTCAAAGAAAATGGATCCCGTGGCAGTAAATACACATGAAAGAATGCTGCGTGTAGATACTCTTAAGTATATTCAATACGCCCTACGAGACATTGAATACCCTTTTAGCCAAGAAGGACAGAATGAGCGTATTAAGTTACTAACCAAATACTTCCACTATCATTTGAATCCTCTTTACTTTAGTATTATTGAAGATAATGAGAACTATCGTAATATGACACTTTCTAAGATTCAGGAATTTACACAGAGCCTTATAACTTACAGGGGTGATACCTGTATCAATCGCCGCCTCAAATTAGTTAAAGTCATGGCTAAGGTTAGAAAGAAGATTGAGAATTCGGGGCCCTATGGACCTACTATAAAGTATAGACGTGATATATATAGTCTAAAGTTCTTATAATATGGTATGCTATTCACCTGGAAAAAATTGAACACGTGTACACTGCTTTTTATTGATACCCCCGAGAATGTATAATATATCATCTCTGAATCTTGAAGAGTCTTTGAAGTATCTAGTGACTTCTAAGGAAGAGCTTGAGATACTAGGAAAGGAAGACCCCATGCAGTTAATCTATGGAAACGCCTACGACACCTACACTGAGATCAACCGGCATACTAAACGACTTCTTGACAAGCAATTGGATGACTACTTAGCCTCTGCGGTACCATCACCTGTACCAGTCTGGAACAAGACGCAGGCCTGCCATAATATCAAGATTCACTTAGCTCTAGTAGAATACGAGGCTAAGAAAAGGCAATTATCTGAACTTCTTGATGAGCAACTGGAAGACTACTTCGCCTCGGTGATTCCTCCTGAACCTTCTAAATCAGAACCGGTGTGGAATAAGAAGGCGGCATGTAACAAATTGAAAGAACTACTTGCTCCAACCCAATCCTTCCCTCTTAACACTAAAGTAAGATGGTACTTAGATGATGAGAATAGGAGTACATGTGTACAGAAGTCATATGGCTTCCTGGAGGTCTATGCGGTAAGGCAGGGGAAATATATTACAGTAGCCCCATGTCAGTGTCAGCAGCGCCATATTGGTATACATGCTTCTTACTGTCACCGCGCTGGTATGAATCTAAGGCTCTATAAGGACTACATAAGCTGGCTAGCTACAGTTCCAAAGACGGGTAATATCACCACGGAATTTCCTGTACGTGACTCTCGTCCACCCTTTCAAAGGCGTCTGGATATGCCTATTCCTCTTGAAAAGGACGACATACGTCTTGTACGAGTACTTCAGACGCGCTTCATGTCACATCCACAGATATGGAATGACCCATCCATTGATTCCCAAATTCGTACATTAAATGAGTATGTGGAGTTTTACCAGATGAATTCGCAAGAAGCAAAATTGAAATCTGTGGTGAGAAAGAGAGATAAACTCGTTTCTAAAAGCAAGGGCTACTCAAAACAACAGATGGAAGAAACGCCACTCAGATTCAAGAATACTGGAGTCTATAGACTCTATGTAAAAGTAGGCGGTGTTCCCTATGAGATTGGTCATCATTATCACGCATCTATCATAGTAGGTGCTAATTGTAAGACATTCAAGACATTCAATGAGATGGGGGCTGAAATAGTCAATGGAAAGCCCAAATTCATTGTATCCTATAAGGGTACCTTTCATGAACTCAAGGGCTGCTGAGTTCGCTACAAAAGTTGAATGGTCTAAATGTTTCGGGATTATAGTATACATATGCAGCATTCGTGTATTCCTACCCTAAGCATGTCTTCTCAAACGCTTCGGCCTAGATTATGTAATAAAAGGGCTTTGAAATTAGATGTAGTGCCTAGTGTTACAATACCAGAGAATGAGGTAATCCCTTCTGAAGAAGTATCAGATGATATTCTCAAAGAGGCCTACCCAGATACTGAAATTGTAAACGAAGATCATAATAAAAACGATTTGGCATTCAAGGCGGCTGTCTTAATCGGATTTGTTCTATATACATACTTCATGTACCATATGGTGAATAGCCCTGATCTCTAAGAATACTGTACCGCTTAGACCCGTGCGCAAGCGACGACTGATTCGGTATAAGATTGTATAACTAAGTTTGATACTTCAGTATTAAGCTAAGGTATAATTGAAGTATATGTATTTTTTACTAGGGGTACCTGTTTCACAAATTTGAGAGACCTAAATCCCTCTATTTTATTATTATTAGCAATGCTATACCACACATTAGAGCCATTTGTAGCAAAAATGTGCGATATTTTTAACATTGACGAGAGTCATGGATTGAGACATTCAGAAGCAACTATGAGATATGCCGACATTCTGGCAGACACCGTAGCAGGTATTACGGAAGAGCAAAGACATATGGCTCTTATGGCCGCATGTGTTCACGATCTATGTGATAGCAAATATACAGATGTAGTGGAAGCCTCTAAACTCATAAAATGGTGGCTAGTCTCAGAACAGTGGTGGAAAGAGGATACAGCCGATATTCTTATAGATATAATAACAACCATGTCTTATTCTAAACTCACAAAGGCTATAGATTCCAATAAGCACCCAGTGTTTCCTGATCACGGTAACTGGCAGATTTCGTATGAGATTGCCAGGAATGCCGACTTACTAGAGAGTTATACTGTGGCGCGATGTGTTCTGTATAATAAGAGAATGTATCCTGAAAAAACGGAAGATGAGCATTGGCAGAGAGCAAAGGAGCTCTTTAATTCCCGAGTTTTCAACTATGTAAAGGATGGATGGATTACTCTACCAGGTGCATTGGCACTGGTTCCTGAGTTAGAGGCAAACGCAAAAAGATGCCTGGAGGAACGCTGTATGGACTGGAATATGCCCTAGTAGCGCAATGGCTGAAGATTATGGGTTAGATTCCCATCTACCGCTTAATATATAATTGCAGTGTGATTAAATATTAAGCGCTACAATATCGTGATAAAATTGAACCGTATTAATTGAAACCTATTCTTATCTATCTGTGTAGAATGCCACGTGGAACAGGAGAGGCAGAAGCCAGGAACATTGGTATTATTGTTAAGAGTCTAAACGACCCTATCTCAGCCATCGGTAACAAGATAAAAACTAAATTCTACGAGACTTTCGGCAAAAGAATTACCGAGGCGAGAGTGCGCGATGGACAGAATCTCAAAACACATAATGACTTTCAAATAATGGTATTTGGTGAAACTTCTTGGAATACCGTTGAGCACAAGGGTAGCAAACAATATACTCCTATCTCTGAGTCTAATACAGTCTGTAAGTCGGGTGTCCAATTCCACAACGGTCTCTGTGGTAAATATACAATTCCAAAGAAGTACGCGCAATTGTGGTATGATACGTGGATACTCAGCGATACTCTAGCAAAGAAGTTTGACATCAAGGCCTCCATCCCCACCTTTGACGAGTGGTATGCAAAAGACTGTAATTCTCTTGATCCTAAGACACCTTTCAGTATAGAACAAAAAGCCAAGGTCCGTGCGCATCGTGGAGATAAGAGTAGTCTCCTCAAAGAGCGTCTACCTGTGAATGAGGCATTTAACCTTACTGCTGAGGAGCAGATCCAGATGAAGAACGAGGTACTGGCAATCGCGAACGAGGCCCTCGAACAAAAGGATTATTGGTTAGAGATTCGTGGGAATCTAGAGACTGACTTCCACCTGCGTTGGTATCCCAAATTCATTCTTAAAGATATTACTGAGGTAACTGTATTGAAACATGACGATATTAAAGTTGAGTTCAAATGTGCCGACGACTTTATATTTCACTCATATCTCCGCTGGGGAAAGGGTGCAGGTTTCAGTAATCTCCGCTTTGATTTGCGATTCGGTCCCGCCTCAAAACAGAGAAAGTCTAGAAGCACATAAAATTGACTGCACTATAAACTGCAGTCCCAGGTTAGAATGAGTTCCCAACCGTATAAGGCAATTTCCCTGTTTTCTGGTTGCGGTGGTGATACACTGGGTCTAGAACGGGCTGGATTCAACGTTGTGGCCTTCAATGAATTCAATAAGACCGCTATTGAGACTCATCTTGCCAACTTTCCACATTCGATCCTTCTCAAGGATCCCCAGGCAAACTCTAGTCCCGATATCACAAAGGTACCTGACGCAGTATTTACTCCCTACGCGGGTCAGATACATCTAGTATTCGCAGGCTTTCCATGCCAAGGGTTCTCACGTGCAGGCAAGAAGAATATTCAGGATCCTAGAAACCAAATGTTTCGTCAATTTGTTCGTGTGGCTCGCATTGTCAGACCTAATTTCATTATCGGGGAAAATGTGACGGGACTTCTAACCATGAAAAGTGGGCCTAATGAAGATGATCCGCTCATGCTAGATATAATCACAAGGGCCTTCCAAGAAATTGGCTACAGTCTCACATATAAGGTATTGGAGGCAACCGACTTTGGTGTACCACAAAAAAGAAAGAGGGTTGTTCTCGTAGGATGGAATTCTCGTCACCAGACTCAATTGGACCCCTCTAGTTTCTGGGCCTCCGTCACCGCATTCGGATCACGTTTACCTCAAGTAAGTCAGTCCTCCTTTGTAACGAATTCTATGGAGGGTGCGCATCTGATTCCTACGACTTCTGTTCCAGAGAACTTCAGTGATTACGCACTCTTAGTTACGGAAGACGCCCAACCTACGGATGTACCTCATCCATACGTTGTTCTTAAAACAAGAGATAACCTTCTTAGTTGCTCTAAGAGAGATAGTCCCATTCACTCCGAGATTATAGCAGTAAATCGCCCAAGTAAAACAATTATCTGTACATACGACCATCAACCCAGGCTCTTAGTTGGTTTAAAAAAGCCAAGTGGTCTAGCCTATGCCCGTTGTCTTCTACCCGATGAACTTAAACAGATACAAGGGTTTCCCGCTGAGTTTATTATAAGAGGCACCAAAAAAGAGAAGGTGACTCAAATTGGAAATGCGGTTCCACCACCAATGATCCATTCTGTATCAGGAGTTCTACGCCAATATTTATAAATAAATATTCCTATCCTAGCATGAAACCTTTATGCTTTTTTACTTTGTAACTAATTAAAGCTATCAAGCGACTGCGAATTATATACATACTCATCAACCTGTCGCCTGGAACGACTCTTTCTACCAACCCGAATCCACGCCCCCAAGTCCTCACGACTAGGCTTTATGTAATCTGTTAGGTAGTTATTCTCGCTATGGAAAGTGAGTCCTGACTCAGCTACTGGGTGTGTACAGCAAGGCTTCTCACAGGCACTGAGCTTACCCGCATACACGCGGTGAGACAGACTGTAACCCCTGTTCTCATTAAATACTGCCCCAACAAGAGGTCGTCCCTCTCTATTAAGAAACTGTTTACCCCCGTCTCTTTGGGCACGCTCCCTGAACAACGCGGCATGCTCCTCAACAGGCATCTCAATAAAGGTACTCTTGGTCTTGGAAGGCAGAGAAGAAGGGCGACTCATCTGAATGGTGTACCTACCAACAAGGTTGGCACGTCATTCAATTTTTATAGATGCTACCCTAAGGGTGTATCAAAGATACAAAAAGCATGAGACCAAGAATCTGAAAGATTGACTTAGCCGGGCGCGCAAACTCAAAAAGGGGTACCACACTAAAATTCCACAACCAAAGACCCGCAAAAGATAATATAATCACAGCCAAAAAGAATGCCAAAATGGACGCAATTGCATCCGTATAGACAGACGACTTCCTATATGCCTCAGTCCCCCCAGGATTTGTATAGCCTTCTACTGCAGCCCTCATAGTGTTAGATAAGAATAGCATCCTTCTATTCAGGAGGCTCATTTTTTTCGTATACAAGAGCCTCTTTTGTCTTTGTAACTCTCTTTGCTTCTAAGAAATCCTGTAGTTCCTTAGCAGCCTTCTCAGATTTCAAATGTTCCGCCATAAGGCTCACGAGTTCCTTCTTGGCAATAGGCGCCTTTCTGATACTCTTCTTATATAAGACGCGTGCATTGGAAGATTTCAAATCCAATGCACCAATACTATGCTTCTTCATAGTACCCATAATGAGACCCTCCATAACCGTACAACGCTTGTTCTGTTCACTAATCTGCTCTAACAATACGCGTTTCTGTTCAAGCAACTTATATTTTTCCTCCTGAATCCGCTTCCACTGTGTTAGCAATCCAGGTAGATTCTGAAACTCCTGTTGCTCCTCGGGAGTCATTTGTATATCAGACATTGGTGTACTTTCCGTTGAATTCGTGCTACGATGGGACATCCTCTATAATGGATATGAACTGGTATTTTAGGCGACTAAAAATTGAGCATTCACCTATATACAATATTGTATACAGGCGAATGACAACATATCTTGAGATAGGCACATCATTCTTAGAGACCCTATGGTTCTCCTACGCATCCAGGATACTAGAAAATGCAATAGAAGTCTATAAACTTGATGAGGCGGTGGCAATGGCTCTTCGTGAGAAATTTTTGAAACGCGGGGACTATGTTGTTGTATTGCGCGAATGAACGGTAGTGTAATTAGCCGATATATAATTTCACGCGACTCGTTACACCCTGACGACAGACATGACACGCCGCCGTCTTTTTTGAGCAATTCGTACAAAACGTGTGCCCACACGGAATGAATACCATTATAATAGTCTCTGACATACATACACAGCAAAGTGGCTCGCTAGCATTCATAACCCTCTGAGAAGTGAGAATATCCCTGAGGGCCGCGTATTTTTGGATGGCATATATGTAACTCAGATACAACTTCTCAATAGGATGACATTCAAATTGCTGTTGAATGTATTTTTGCATGACTTCTTCAAACCCTTCAATCTCAGGGCGATCCAAAGAAATAAGTTGTATCACCTTATCTACAACTATATCTAGATGAAAGCATTGATTTTGTAAAGCCTGATCAATACGAATCATCTCATCGCCAACCGTTTTCATATAATCTAAGAGGCTCCTCGTCATAAATATGTATTTCTGTAGTGGTGTATCAGATACCCTTGACTTCTCCAATTCCGCAATATAGATATTTAACTGATGTATTCCTTCGCCCGATACATCTACAATAAAGTCTTTCAGAGTCTGTTTACTTGAATCATTCATCGTTAGATATTGGTTATGCTTTGAATATCTAGTCAAAAGTGACTGCGCAATTTTGAGAGGGTGTTCCTTTGGAACTGGTTTCGTAAAAAAGTCTATAATACGTTCTTGATGGGTATTTATGATCTCACGTACCTTTTTTCTCCACACCTTTGCATTCTGCTGTTTCTCAGAAGTGTCCCCAGATACGTGATATAGCGATACGTTGGATACTACATTTGTCAGTACATTTGAATCTAGTGTCTTTAATTCATTCCCATCTGCATCCGGGAAATCAGCTGGAGCATGTACTATACCTCCATACCCAGAGTATTCGTTATCATTTCTAAAATCCTGCATCTGCAGGAGCATAGAAAGGATTTGTAGTGTATATCCGCATTAGCGCATATTACAAGTCATCAAAGTCAACATCCTTATCTTCTTCATCTTCTTCTTCTTTATTCTCTTCTTTATTCTCTTCTTTATTCTTTTTTACAGGTTCAGACAATTCCTTGGCAGATACAGGTGCTTCTTTTTCAATACCCAACGCCCTCTGTGTTTTCCAGTCAACCTTCGGCTTTGTTACGTGGGCATTTTCTTCGTGATTCTCAGATTCTGAATCATAGTCAAATATATCATCATTATTACTAGATTGTGCTATCGCTTCTGCTCCCCTCACATCACCCTTCTCAAACTTCTCTGACATTGAATTCAGTACATCTGTCTGACGAAAGAGGTGAGGATTAACACCCTTTTCACGCAAGTCATCATATTGTTTCGGATTAAATTTTCCTATTATATCCCCCCTATCAGAGTGCTTACCTTGCTCTAAATCGTCCTTACTAAGAAGGCAATCGCGTAAACTAATAAGAACAATATCGCCAACATTGAATTTCGTCTTCTTTTTAATTCCCTCGGCAATCTTACAAATACGCGTCTTATTATCTTGACAATATACATTTGTATTGAGATTCCCCAGAAGTTTTGTTATACTTCCTACAAATTGGTCCTTCTCAATGGTTAAAAATACTTCATTATCTTCACCAGCCTTTTTAAATTTCTTGTATCCTTTACCTCCTCGTATGTTAGGCATTCTATACTAAGATGTAGACGCAACTTTAGACCCATTGTTAAAAAAGACCCTCTTTCTTAGCTTGCTTGTAACTCATAAATACCCTAGCCCCGGGATTCGTTGGATCTGGATTGACAAGCACTACTGCGTCCTGACTAGCTATATCAGATCCAGCAACTCCACCTCTCATTATACGCTTCCGGGTCTTCCTAATGAGTTTAGATGCTCTTAAGACATATCGCCTGCTTTTTCGCTTTCCCTGCATGCGCTTCACAAACATCCTGCTTAGGGGCAGGCTTTTTCATATATATAACCTTCTTCCCAATTTTTGACGTATATGCCTCGAGAACTCGCTTATTATCTTTCACGCTCCCTGTCGGCAAATTATGACTTGCCAATGTGGCTCGTATTCCCGCCTTATAATCGGTAGAATCCCTATCCTGGGGTATCTCAATAACCGGATCGTATTTCTTTTCACGAATGTAAAGATCACTCTTTTCTTTTACAATAATGGGAATTACGCAGGGTAACGGCATCACATTTATTTCTGCGAGGGGTGTACATTGTTTAGGAGGAATAAGATAATGACATCTCATCTCATATGGAATGAGTTGCTCCATATACTCCGGAACTCTCTTATTCCAGTACTCCATTTTAGTACAATTCAAAGTGGAATGACCTCTCGTTTTACAACAACTACATGTGAGAGCCATAGCGATAGGACATACGTCCTCAGTATGCTTCTCATCGTTGGGAAGGATGCCTTTACAAGAATCACACATAGCAGTCGTTAGATACACCCCCTAGGGGTCGCCCAATCAATTTTACTTTTCATTATCGCATCGTACTGTAGAATGTCAACGTCTTGCTTTCCTCTTGGTATCATGAAAGGTCTAACATATAGACAACTTATGACATATAGCATGGCGGTATCCACCTTCAAGAGAGTTGAAGCCTACAATGCCAGGATATCAGCATTAAGAAAGGCAGGGGACTCATCACAGCAATACTATGTATTTAAGGATTCGACCGAAGAGGCAACTTATACGCAAGGACAATTCCTACTTGCCCAGAATGATCCTGCCTACTCCAATTATACTCCCATACAAAAAATATAAGATAGAATAGAATACATGTCTGATCCTAATAACATTACTAACTGTGGCTGTAAAGTACAACAGTATGATAAAATTATATTTGATAATACTGCCTACCAAAATGGCGCAAATAACGTTTATCAGAATAAACAGGCTACTGTCACCGCTTCTACAAATGGTACGCTCGGCACAGCAGGAAATGGGCAACCTATATTTAAATCACACTATGAACGTATGCAGTACTTACATGGGAGGCAGAACCAAGCCAGTTGTGGTACCCCCAAGAAGACTTTCGCTACCCGGTTTTAAATGTTTTTCTTCAAACTCTTTCAGGCGCGTTTGTGTAGACACTGTATGTCTTCGTAAGCGTTCCTTTTCAGCCTTTTGCCACTGAATCCACCAGAGCCCCCAGGCCTCCACGATATGTCTTTCAAGAGTTAGTTGAGGTATATCTGACATTATGTTATATTCGTCCGTACTATAAAAATGTATATATATACGTCAATTTTACTTACGGGAGCGGGGAGTTTGGGATACACGAAATGTCTCCAACCATGAATCCGTCGTAACCGAAGTCTCCCAAGTCGCCTTCTTTGTTTCAGGATTATATGTCCCTACACGAATCCCGTCTTTTACTGCACCAGGAATCTCTGGCTGAAACGCATACATCACTCCTGACTTTAGATACACTGGAATACCATCCACGATATCTACTCCTCTATGTAAGCTCGGCATATACTCACCAACTCACGCGCTAAACCATTCATTTTTATACCTAAAAGTCGGCCTCCGTACTGAAACTCATCTCCTCCTGGGTCTTCCCAACACCCGCCTTCGCGTAATTCGCATTCCTCTTCTCAAAGAAGTTATCCTTCCCCTCCAAGGAAATCCTCTCCATGAACTCAAAGGGGTTCGCCACGTTATATACTTTGGCATATCCCAGTTGGACTAAGAGGCGATCTGCCACAAACTCTATATACTGGGACATCAACTCTGCATTCATCCCAATGAGTTCACAAGGCAGAGCCTTCGTGATGAAATTCTTTTCAATCGCCACCGCCTCCTTGATAATCTTATTGACCTGACTCTTTTTCAAGCGATTCTTAATTTTACCGTATAAGAGACATGCGAAATCTGTGTGCATTCCCTCATCCCTGGAAATGAATTCGTTACTCGTAGTCAGGCCAGGCATAATCCCGCGCTTCTTCAGCCAGAAGATTGAGCAGAACGCCCCACTAAAGAATATACCCTCTACTACCGCAAAGGCAACCAGACGTGTAGCGAAATTTGCCTTGCTCGCATCTAGCCACTTCTTAGCCCAATCCGCCTTCTTTTCAATGGCAGGAATCCTCGTGGCGGCCTCCAGTAACTTCTGCTTTTCAGCCTTGTCATCAATATAGGTATCAATGAGTAAAGAGTACATCTCAGAGTGGATTGCCTCCATGAAATTCTGATTGGAGTAGAAGTACCTCGCCTCTGGCCACTGAACCTCATTCTGGAAATTGGTGGACAGGTTCTCCATTAGAATACCGTCGCTAGCCGCAAAGAATCCCAAGACATGTTTAATGAAATGCTGGGTATTACCATCCAACTTCTCCCAATCCTTTAGGTCCTTTGCCAAATCAACCTCCTCTACAGTCCAGAATACAGAAATGGCCTTCTTGGTCATGGCCATTATATCAGGGTGTTCAATGGGAAACAATACATGTCGGTGAGGGTTTACTGTCAAGAGCGGCTCAGTGTCCTCCTTTACAATAGGCGTTTCTGCTAATTGTAATGTAGGTGGTTCCACTTTACTAACCCGGGGTTTACGGTTAGGAGATGCCTTGGCAGAAATAGATTCCTTCTGTAAAGTTGCGATATGCTGCTCCATTCTGGACTTGGACAAGATATTCATATCTGAGAAACTCTCCATTCAAAGCTACCGAATGGAAACTTTTTCAATTAAACAATTTTTAGACCTAGTTATAATAGATGAAAGGTGGTGCCGTTATAGGAGAGGGGGTAGACGGGTGTGTCTTATCAGAACCAACATGGCCATGTGCTGCCAGTAGTAAGATTATAGGTAAAATACCCAATGGAAAAGATAAATCGTTCGTTTCCAAAATCGTAAAGATGGATGATGTGGAATCTTATTATTTACAAGCAGCAAATCGTATCTTAGGCCCACAACTTTCCATGACATATTTGGCCGGTCTTAGAGGTATGTGTTCTCCTGCCAATAGTGGTCATATGCCTATTAAAGAGAATATGGTTAATTTCATAACTGATAAGAAGGACTTATTTGCTTGGAAACCCAAAGGTCAAGCATGTGAGGCTCTCAAACATAAATTCAAACAAGGTATTGCGAAAACACACAAACTTATGATCATATCACGATATCCCAGCACTCTTGAAGAGTGGGTACATACCATAATGGCTAAGAAGATTCCAATAAACTATGTTATTCAAAGTGTCAATTTGGGAATACCATCCTTCTTAGGTATTCTCCAAATGTTCTATAAACATCAAACCGATGAACTTATAAATCTTGATCTTCATCATAAAAATATATTTGTGAGAGCAGTAGGTTCTAATATTCAATTTGGTATATCAGATTTTGGTCGCTGCCTTCTGCGAATTAGAAATAATGAGCAATCTAGTACCGCCTATTTTAATCAGGCCCTTATAGCCATGAATGTAAGCCAGAAATCCCAACCCATCTATATGTATTATCGTCAGATTGCCTTTGAGGCGCGAATTCTTCATTACTGTTACATGAACGACCTAGAACGTGCCAACCCAGATGAATTAATAAATGCTTATGTGAATGATCCTGAAGTGAAAAAATGCGCGACAATATCAAACGATATACTTATTATAAATCTTCATCATTACAAAGACTACTTGTTAAAATACCCTCTCTTTATTGAAATGCTTGAAGTTATACAGGGTATTATTAAGAAGGATAAAACTTCAGGGAAAATACCACCTTATGACGAAAAAGAGAAAGTTGTATTGGAATTTATTATAACAAGATATATGGCGGTATCTCCAATTGTCACACTTCTAGAGCAACTGTTATATCTGTCTGATACTCTGTATGATGAACTTACAAATATATCTACCAACTATTTCTCTGGAATACAAACAGACGTTCCAGCAAATGGCTCTGGTATTTATAAATTAATCACCTACGTCAATCGCATGATAACCAGTCCTTATACAAGCAAAGGCTCCTTAATAGATGCACTCACTTCTATTCAATCAGTGGACCTAAAAGCCGTTTGGGCTGATATAGTCTGAAAGAACTCAACTACCTTCGGATGAACCGTGAAAGCAGACGCTTTCAACTCCCAAATATACAGTGAATCCAACGATTTCACTCTTGATAAGGCTACGTAGGCCTGGCCATATTCAAAGGTATTATCACCAATATCAATTAACGCACAATCCAGAGTGGCTCCTTGAGCCTTGTGGATTGTGACGGCGTACGCAAGACGCAAAGGTATCTGTTCCCTATTGAATCCCTCAATCTCCTCACTTGCCCATGTCACAGGCTGAATAATAAGGCACTCTCCATTCTTGAATTTGACCAAAGGAAAGGGGTCAGGACCCTCACAAAATCGTTCAATAATACCACGAGAGCCATTCACTAAGCCATGTTCAGCATGCGTATTTGTCAGGAGCATCACCTGAGAACCCACGCGCAAAGTCAATTCCGGCACATAAGACCCATTCTTATCCATTTTTTCCGTAGCCCACTGAATCTGCTCATCCGTGGGCTTTAGAGAAGCAAAGGGTGGTGGCGTATAGACATTCTTGGCCTTGAAAACATAGTCTGCCCCCTCGCACTTCTTGAGTTGCGCCATATTTATTTCCTCTACATCGGCCCTGCGTGTGAATAGTAGTGTCGGCTTGATTTCCAACTTCTTCCATTCCTTAGTCTTTCGCGTCTCCAGGATTGCAATGGACTCCTGTGATAATTTTCCAAGTCTCGCTTCTTCTAGTACTTTCAAGAAGACCGGGTCTGACTGCCTATGAATTGTGTTAAGAATTACAACATCCTTGATATGTTCCTTCCAGAACTCAGATTCAAATACGAAAGAATAGTCGTCCTCCTTATTGACTGGAGGTAACTGATATAGGTCGCCGACCAAGATCACCTGGAGTCCACCAAATGGTAACCCTTTTGCCTTTCTTGGCCTAATGGCGCGTCCAATGGCATCCAATTTATCCAGTAGTACCGGTGTCATCATACTTACCTCATCAATAATAAGTGCGTCGGCAGCAAGCCAATTCTTCTTTGCCTTTGATGACTTCTTAAGTTTACTGACAATGACCTCAGCAGTCTCTTTTCCTAGGCCAATTCCTGCCCACGAATGAAGTGTCTTGGCCTTTTTTCCTAGAAGTAACGCGGCACACCCAGTCAAGGCGGTTAGAGCCACGTCCTTACCTTCCCGATTTAGGGCTTCCACGATACTGCGTATAACATAGGACTTTCCAGTACCTCCTGCCCCTGTTAAGAAGAATGATAAGCCGGTTACAGCCAGTGCAACCGCCTTTTTTTGATCATCATCCATTGTACCTTAGATATATAAATAGAATCCATACAATTTTTATGGCTAGTTCCAAGAGAAATTGTGATTCAAAACCAATAATAGATATGGGTAATACTGGTTCGGGGCCCGCTCCAGTACCAAACCCTTCTGGAACGGATACTCCAACACCTACATCAACGATGACACCCACACGCACGGGTACACCTACGCCTACAGCGAGTATTACACCCAATATATCTGATGTAGCATCCTATTCACCCTCTTTTTCCCTATCACCTTCTGTATCAGAATCTTCGTCTCATTCTGTTTCTGAGTCGGCAATTACATCGCATAATTTCACTGAATCAAATAGAATGAGTGATACTGTATCAAACTCACCAAGTCTTACAAGGTCCGCAAGGGTATCTAATACAAACACCCCGTCCCCGTCAAACTCTATGTTACCTATTCTTGTCTGTGGTAATTCAGCATCCTATCCAAATACATGGAAGACTCATAGTACCGCTGGAACAGGTTTATATCTTGATAACGCGAATTGTAATTCGGTTATAACTGCGCCATCTGATAAACTCATTCAGGCCACCGTCCTTTCCTTGAATACAGAAGCTGGATATGATACTGTGCGTATATTGGATGGGCCAACGGTAAGTTCAACGACCCTTAAAGTAATGGGTGGAACCACGATTCCTTCACCCGGTGTCTGGACAACTACAGATAATATAATGACTATTCAATTCGTAACGGACAATTCAAATACAGGTCTCGGTTCCGTAATACGCGTCGTTTTTATTAATAGGCCTACATATACTGCGACAGTGTCATCAAGTGTTTCATCTACGCCATCTATTACAAGGAGCAATTCACGCTCACCATCTGTCTCAAAATCTTATAAACCAAGTCCTGAAGAAACTGTATCAATGAATTATACAGGCTCTACATCCGTTTCCAAATCAAATTCAGTCAGTCGCAGTTCCTCCCATTCTCCGTCATCCTCTAAATCATCATGTATTAGCTTAACAAGGACAGTGTTTCCATCCTTCACGTCATCCTCATCTATGACTACATATATTAGTCCAAGTACACCCTTCTCACAATCACCATTGTATTCACGATCAGCGACTATGTGTCCATCCCTGTCATCCTCTACAACACAATCAAATACACAATCTCCCGCGGCATCTAGTACTGAATCTCCCTCTTATACTGGGGTCAAGACTGCATCCTATTATGTAACTATAACACCATCCTATACACCTTCCAAACTAAATACTGTATCCTATTGCCCCAGCATTACCATTTCCTTTTCACCCAGTCCAAGTTACACATATACACGAACAAACCTAGCAGCACACTCCGCAAACTCTACAAGTACACTATCCCTTACTACAACGCCAAGCATATCGGCCCTCCTTACTACAACGCCAAGTATATCTGCTTTTCCTACAGCACGCCCTAAAGGGCCTCCTCCACCCCTACCCGCAGATCTAACAAACATGTCTCTTGGACAACTTGGCGATCTTTTTAATGATATGGCATACTATGATGCCTCTAAAATTCAAGGCTCCTTGAATACATTGGGCTTTGCTGCCCTCCAAAAAAAGGGTGGTGAGTTTTCAATCAGTACATCCACATTTAGCCTAAAAATGGCAGCTCTTGATACTAGTGCTCCCGCAGCTCTCAAACTAGGTACCACCAGTGTTGATATCCCACCTCTTGGAAGTCTAGGAACAGGTCTGGCAGCATCGGTTATTCAATGGAAAACAAACCCCTATGCTTCGCAGAGTTCCGTAATTCCAGATACACTCCCATTATCTATGAGTGTCTTAGATACCAGCGGTAAATATCTGACTGTACAAAATCTGACAACACCCATCGCATTCAGTTTCAGTCTCAATACATCAGATTCAAAATTTCAGGTCGCCCCACGTTATTTAGCACAGTGCTACACCAATGAATTATATGTTAAGACAAATACATATTATGAAATCTCATACGACGCAATTCAAACTGGAAAGGGTACATGGAATGCTCCTTGTCAAATGGATACATGGATGTCCGTAAATTGTACTACATTTGACACGAATTCAATCGTTACTGCACAATGTCCAAGTCTTATTCTTACACCGAAATGTCTATACTGGGATACTACGTCAGGGTCATGGTCCAGCGACGGTTGTCACCCGACTCTCGTGAATTCCACTGTACAATGTTCATGCACTCACTTGACAGATTTCGCAACCCGTATTGATGCCATGGCCCAGGAAAATAAACAACTCTTTCTAAATGCTGGAAATGTCTATTCCCTAGAAGGCCTTATGAAATATGCACAATGGTATGGTACGTTTGGTGGAATTGGTCTCATGACCGCGCTGCTTGCCATTTTGTCTACACGAATTGATTTACTGACGACGCAGAAATACGTAAAAAGCCTCTGTCAAGATGAAGTTATACAAGCAGTCTTTGATAATGCCCCCAATTCAGCAATATACGTCTACGATCCAACCTCAACTAAAAAGTGTATGAAGAAAGTAAATAGGCTAAAAGAGCCTGTCAAAGAAGTTAATATCTGTCAACGCATTCTTCAACAGCATACTCGTATACAATTTCTATTCCGCTACGACCCACGCTTAGCACGTATATTCAGACTTCTCGCCTTATTCACCATTCAATTCCACTCACTCTTTGTGTCGGCACTCTTCTATGGATTTACCTATGGTGGTGCAGGTAAAGAAGGGATGATGTGGTATGATATTATAATTCTCGCACTACTAACAAGCGCAGTGAATATCCCCGTCATTTCAACCATGCTTTCTTATCTCAATAAAGTCGGTGTCAGTGAATTCAAAGCCAAATTTCCACTTCTATATGAAGAGTATGAGCGTAGATCCAAATTTGAAAAATACGCACTGGCATATCTGAAATTAAAGGGTGTCATAAAGGATGACGATGAAGGTGAAGGTGATAACGAGAATGATGATACTAATGGCGTAGTGGTAAATGATGATGAAGAGTCAATAATAGACAGGTTACTCATGTATGTATGTTGTAAGAATCCTCCAGAAAAAAAGGAGGATGAGATTAGAAATCTAAGTAAGAAAGATTTGCTTGTTAAAATGATAAAGGTTATTAAGGCAAAGTATCCAGGATTTGAAGTCTTTTCGCCATTCTGGACATACCTCCCATGTCATACAACACAGGCATGGTTATTTTTGCTGTGTGCAGGCGGCTGGTTAGCCTGGTGTTTAAATTACCTACTCCTTTTCGCAGCAAGTCACGAACAGTCCGTGGGACAAAATATAATGGTAAGTTATGCTACCTCAGAACTCACAACAATATTCTTATCACAGCCAATTACTATTATATGTACCTACATGGCATATAAGGCACTAAATAAGTATGGTGATTATATACCAGTATTCATTAAGAGGCTTTTATTAAATAAAAACAGGGTCCCAGGCCTCTATTTTTTCAGTAATCCCTGGGCGAATACTGCTGAATCAACATTTACACATAAATTTGCATATAGTATCTTTGTAAAATGTCCTGCGAAAGCATCTAATACCAGCGAATTAGCCTATGCACCCACGAAAGCCGTGATTCATGATATTGAGGAAGAACCATTATGTGAAGTAGAAAAACTATATAACCAAATTATGGATAAAAAAAAGGAACTACATGTCCGTGAAGTTAGATAAAGAATGTCGGAAGCTTTCTGAGTACCAGCCATATACTGATAGGTGTCTCTGGTAGATTCATAATGGCCGCTTCCAACTTCGTCAATGTCACCTTTCTATCTGCAGTCAGACGCCCTTCTTTTCTGGCAGATTCCATAAGAGTCTTATTAACTTCCCACAAAGAACACTTACTCGCAACCATATTTTTCTTACCCCACCCACGGGCCCTCTCATGTAATTTAAATGTTCTTGTCCAAATATCCATTTCAGGACATTCTACCAATTGATGAAGAGATAATGCCTTACTATACAAATGTTTCGCATCGTGTGCAATTTGTTCAACATACTGATGAATCTTTTTTATAGAATCATCAACATGTTCCGTATCAGTATTGGCATCTAGGTCACTCATTCTAATGTTATAATACAACTACAGTGGGCAAAAATACAATTTTTACATACGGGTTTAGGTGCTTTCGTTCAGTCGCTGCGCCATGGCGCTAATTGGGTGATGTACATCGGAACGTATCCACCATATTGTCTCATTTGTATCGGCAGGTTCAATCGCCACAATCCAATGCGGTGGCACAAGTAATGTCGTGCCTGGTCTGAGCACTACTTCAATATATTGTACTTGAACCCAGAGAGGATGATGAGTAAATGTGGCATCCTTCCATCGGAGACCTTTCCAACCATCTGGCATCTTAGCCTTCTGTGCGCTGTGTAATATTATACATCTAGCCACACCCTGTGTACACGAATATGATGTGGCCCAACCAAAGCAATGTCTCAAACCCTCTGGCCCGATATGCGCTTCCGTTTTCATATGAAAGATCCAAGGTGACAATTCAAACCATTTTGTCAAGATAGTCTGCTGAATCTGACTAATTCCAAGAATCTCAGCCCATGCTTGTTCCTTTGTTCTTCCTTGGTGTGTCGCTAGATAATGACGAGTATTCTCATATATATTCCAAGTAGGCTCTGCTGACCAATATTTCGTCTGCCTCAAAGAATTCGCCAACCAGATTTCCTGTGGCCTGACATCCGATATGACGACTGGCTTCTTTTCATCCCATACTTGGGCCAATTGCATGGAAATCTGTGACTCTTTTATTTGCGCCAAACTATATTCAGATACACTCTGAGTATAATACCAAATACTTATACATAGTATAATAACTATTATGAGTATCCATTCAAGCATCGCTCCTTAACGCATACCTCTAAATGATTATTATGTCCTCTAACGCAGTTCACATGTAGTACCATCACCCCATTCCCTATTTCCAGACTGGGTCATATGAGCTGATACTGGCAAAACCTCACATCTCGTTACATTCGTCCAAACATTTTGCCGGGGTGGCTCAACAGATGCTGGAGCCTTATATCTATCTTGCTTCGTCGTGTTGTTAAACAGTCTAGGTGATCTATCCCAATTCTTCTTATCGGCCTCAGCCCTACAGTGGTATGTACCAGACCTCAGCAAAGCCTGAGGCATTGCTAATTCTTCAATAAATCTTGTCGTATTTTTAGGAGTCACAGGGACCAGCATCCCATCGACATACATATCTCCTTTCTCGGAAGGCTTATACTGGGCAGGATCAGATGTACCCAATGGTCTATCTAATCGCCTCAAAAGACTCTCTCTATCAATGTTGTTCATGTAACGATTAGGAGGATATACATCACCACCCGATGGAAATACTACATCATCGGATATATCGGGGGCAGCTACTTCGGGGGCGCTCGTCCTGTAATCCAAACACACCTTCGTATAGGGACGAAAGTCCACCGGAAGAGGTACTAATTCCGTTGGAACGGTGCGTGAATAAATGCGAGTAGGATCCCAGTGTGTAGATAAGCAAACAGGAGGGAAAAACGGTGTAGTCGTTGAACTCATTACAGGATAGGGGCCTGATGGACTCCCTCCTTGCTTAGGTGTTCCTAATGGACTTATTGGGGGAATTGCCGATGACATCTGACCTTATTTAGAAATTACACTACGAGGGACCCACACTATCTTCCTTATCTGTATCCACATCCTTGTCTTTATCCTTGTAATTGCGTGCCGTAGGAGGCTGCTTCGCCGCATTGACTTCGTTTGCTTACTTTTTAGGAATAGTTGAGTCGGTTGTAGCAATATCCATCATTTCTACTACTTGAATACTCGCAGTCCATTCACACTCATTGTTGTCAATAATTGCTCCAGTTATATCATACCATGTAAATGTCAGTTTATCTAACTTTCCAATTGGCGGATTAAACATAACTGGATTCTGGATTAAGGTCGTCGCAGGAGAGCCGAAATTATTTAATATGAGTTTACAGTTATACAGTTGTGACTCGGCCTGAGTATCTCTCGTTTGAGCGTAATTCTCCTGCCTACTGATATCCAATCGATTCATATTGTATTCTTCATTCATCTTCATATAAATATAGTCATCCAGAATCTTAAAGAATGACCCTGCTCTCTGTATTGTATTGAATTGGGTATCTGCTTGTGTAAATCCTAGATTATATCCTATACTATATTCTTCAATGGTGCGATTTGAATCCTGTGCTATCGTAGAAAAGGGTAGACTGAACTCAAGTGGGTCATACACACGCTCACGATTCGCCACATAACTGGGAATTATGTACTGTAGATCACCTGTAATCAATGCTCTCTGACCTTGAAGTACTGTTCCTGTAATACTACTAACAGGCCCTGCGTTGGTATTAATTGTTCCGTAAATATTTTTATATTGTTTTAAGAAATCACCAAATGTAACAGTTGTTATAGTAGATCCAGTAAAACCCGGTAAGCCAGTAGTACCAAATACCTTAGAACCTGCAAAACTAGATGTAAACAGCCCCAGAACAGTCAGATAATTAGAATTCACATTCGTATTACTTTGTAGAGTAATAATCTCATTAGACAAGTCTTTCAACGACAAGTATCCAAAATCAAAGCGCCCAGGTAAGTAAAACCTCACCAACGCCTTGAAACTCTCAGAAGGGGAGTAGGCACGAATAGCCAAATAATTGAATGAATTTGGATCACTATTATTGAAATTGGATGAACCCTTTAAATTAATATTCTGTATAAACGAATTGAAGAAATATCCCGAGAATTCTGTATCTGCGTTTGTAAAGTTTGATGTATTCTCCATGGCAAATTGCCCACTTATATCATTCACTAAATTTGTGAAATTATTGTAATAGAACATCTGTGTCTTAGGATATGACGGGTAATTCACGAGATCATAAGTATCTCTAATTGGATTTATTCCAGCACCCTTCTTTGTAAGAATAATTTTGTGAGTCGGGTAAAATATCTGATTGGCAAAACTTGTTCTAGTTGTAAAGTCATAGGGTGAATTCAAACGTGCACCGTATATTGTTGACAAATTATTTGTACCTTGGAGGTGCCATATACTCTTATAGCGTGATACTAGATGATCATAATATGCATTAGAATTTCCAAGGTTATATTGATTCAATATATAACTAGGACTTGCAAATGTGAGTGTAGAATTTGAAAAGGCTTGTTGATATATTTGATTTGTAGATATATTTTGATAGAATTTGGAACCGCCCATGCGATCTGCTACATAAAAGTTTCCATTTACATCTGTAATAGCTTTGCCTACATTTGACCTACCAAGTTTAGAATTAACAGAATAGGTATTATAGTAATTAGATGGACCTGGTGAGAAATTTAGTATTGGATTAAATGGCTTAGTACTTTCTAAATTAAACCCAAATTGCGTTACTGCATTTACTAGACTATTTTTATTTACACCATTCATATATTCAGATACCATTGTACCTATAATATTACTTGCTGAATTAGACAACGATGTTATGTTATTTTGATTTACTTGTATTATAGTGGAAGTCAAAGAAAGACTCGTTAAATGAATTGTACTAATATCAGTTAAATTGGAATTCTGGAATGAGTAGAGGTATGTATATTGACTCTGAAAGTCATTAATCATTTGAATGGGTGCATCCACTGTGATCCCACCTATCACTGCGCGAGTAGTATAGACCTTATAATTTAATAATGGAAAATTACCACCAATTGCACTTTTCAATGTATAGGGTTGTACTGGAACGTTACTGTATACATATATATTTGAAAGACTACGAACCATGTAGCTATCAGTAAACTGTGTAACCTTTGACCAATTAGATCCATAGGTTGCCACATCTGTTATACTGGGTTTATATGCCATTACATCTTTCACCATATACCGACCGCTGCTGAGATTATGCTCAAGCATCAATCCATAAAATGCCTGAACCGGATTACTAGAACCCGTTATATTTGCAAGGGTGGGCGGCACAAATAAACTTGGACCAGTATCAAAGCCAATATAACTCACATTTGTGAAAAAAGGGTTCGCCCAATAGCCAAATCCTGGAAGTCCACCGAAAACACGACTCAAGGGAGATGTTATAGAATCCAGATGGGGGTTATTTAAATTCATTGGATTTCTCAGATAATCTAGTATACAATAGAGTTCAGTCAATTCAATATAGGATGGACTTGTATAGGGTGTTGTAATAAGATATTGATTCAAAAGTCCAAAACTGATTTCTATACCCTGAGTTATATCATTTGAATTCGCCCTATTTCCCATAAAAAATGTACTAACATTATTAAATTGTTGTTCAATTGCTAAATATACAATATTAGGAAGATATCTATACTTGCTAGTAGGAGGACTAGGTAGTCTTGTGGTAGCCCTCATAGTTGAAGGGTTTAGACTAGAACCTGTAAGACCCAGGTATGTATTATACCATACCCAGTTATAATTAGAATAGGGTGTATTCTGAATTGAATCTGTATATACACTAAATGATAGGTTTCTAGTATCAGTATAAGTGATAGGGGCGTTAAAAAGGGAAAGAGCTGAACCATCTACGAAACGTGGTACTTGTTCTGGAGTTCCAATCGGATTTATTACAGTGGGTCCGTCAAAATTCAGAATAATTGCTCCATGCTGACCGACCCCACTAGCATTATTCTGTTTCCCCCCTGCACCATATCCATATGTATTTGTGTAAGGTTGCATGACACCGCTTGCTATAAACGTATCCTGGACTGACTTTGCAGGTGGGATGTAATTACTGGGAGTATTTGTAGGAATATCACCTGGAACTGCTACACCATAGTCCAAGAGAGTGACTAAGTTTGTAATTTGAGAAAAATATCCAGCACCACCTCCACCACCACCTCCTTCAAGGGTTCCAGAGCCCGCGGTATTATATGATATTACTCCACCTCCACCACCTCCATAATATCCACCTCCACCTCCACCTGCCCCATATATAATTTCACCCTGCTCTGTAATACCTGTAAGTTGGCCAGCTGTTGCAGGACTACCGCCTTTCAAGTAATCTCCATTTAGACCATTGCTTGCTATCACAGATGGAGCATTTGGATCAGTGGCATAATAGCCACCACCAAGGCCTCCTATTCCATTTGAACCACCACCACCATTATACATATAACTAGCCACTGTTATACGCTGCATCTCAGTAATTGTCCCAGAGGTGTAACCAGCGGAAGTATCTTGTATTATGCCAATGTTGAAGAATTTAACTTCGTTTACATATATTGGAAAATTGTCAAATTCATAGTTTTTATAAAATTCAATGTAGACTTGTGACACATTTGTAATAGGTATTATATTGAATTGGATTAGAGCGTAATTACCAACCTGTCGGCCTATTGTAAAATACGGTGTATCTGAAGCATTTGAATACAGTAATGATATCTTTGAAGGGTCTGTATATACTGCGATTCCTGTTATAGACGTATGATTATTCTGATTCCCATATATATCATTGTACACCTGAATATAATTAATACGAGGGGCCGGTGTAGAAAATGTAAAAAGAGCCTTATATATAGAATCTGCAGGATTCTGCCTATTTGGAACCCAAACTGTAGTTAAATTTCCATCAATCATATTAGACGGCGCTTGGAAATAAGGATACCCATCATAATCAATTGCGTTTGTAGGAATATATTGTACAATAGGTTCATTTGGATCATTCGCAGCGCGAACTTCATTAATTTGAGGACTTGTACTAGAAGACTTCGTAAGTGTCATATATATGGTACTAACTTGTGTTACAGGAGGTATAAGAATCGCATCATAATAATATACATTATCTACCGCATCATATTTGAACTCAGATGAGTCGATATTTGTATTATTATAAAATATATTGGAACTCTGATTAGATCTACCTATCAGCCCAGTAAAAAAACGGGTTGAATCATCTGGAACGTAAATAGTCAATTTACTAAATGAACTTACAGCCGTATTAAATGTAAAGGTCATATCATATCCATTTTCTACTGATAGATTTTGTGATTCACTTGGATACCAATATGTGTTGAAGTTTCCATCGTATATTGTTGATACATTATGTGTTTGATCATTATTTTCAGGTATAATCGTTCTAATAGCACCATACGATATAATTTGATTTAATACCTTGCGATTTCCATCATCTATATTCCATAATTCAACATAAAGAGTACTTAAATTAGGTATTACTGATATATCTCCATAATCTGCACAAAACCCTGCCTCATAATTATTTGTATTACCACCTCTATTGTTATTATATCCTCCATCAAATGTCATATTCCAATTAATACCATTTGGACTTGTCATAACTGATACATTGTTGTTTAGGGCGTACCCGACAACATTCAGATTTCCTTCACCAGTAGTTATAAACGCATTTACATTTGAATTAAATACCACACTGCGAACTAACATTGGCATTATCCCCCCTGGAAACCCACCACTACTATCATATTGTAAAGTACCATCCAGATGGTATGTATTAATTGGCATATTATTGAAAGTATATCGTGCAGTGCCTCGTGTACTAGATGTAACTGGAAGTACATCAGTGTTTGACCAGTTAACGCCGTCATAACTGTATTTCACTGGAGAACTACCATCCGTTGTACTACCTGCCGCTACAAACACACCGTTCCCAAATGCCACCGCATAGGATGTGAAATTAGACAAGTTACTTCCTGATACTGGTTGCCAGACAGTTGGAGGAATTGCAGGTGTTCCTATACCATATATAAGTACTCTATTATGTGGGAGGGCTCCAGAACCCATCGCAGCCACATATGTATCTGTATCGTTGAATGCAATATCTATAGCTCCAGCACCAAGCCCTGACGCAGAAGCAGATACATTCGTCCAAGATGTAACCGCATTCGACGAGTATTTAATAGAGCATGTGGAGGTTGTTGGGCTTATTGCGTAAAAGTTGTAACCAGATAAACGAATTCTTGTTATATCATTCGTAAATGGTGCTGGGCTAACATTTGACCATACCCCGTTATTACTATTTGTATAAAGAACGCTACCACCAGTCCCCCCTGCTACAATTTTATTCAACCCTGCCGCGAGTGTAGTGAGTTTAATTCCCGTATAGGGGTTCGTTATACCATTAGCAGACCAATCTAAGCCATTGATACTTCTTAATATCTTATTATCACCACATGCATACCAATACCCCCCACCATTTACACGCGGCACTAGAGTTGGTTGTCCAAAATTATCTGGATTTGCATATACAATTGCATTTATAGTTGATATAGGATTGGTAGTACCTGTTTGCGTCCTGCTTTTCGCCCAATTAGACCCATCATAACTATATTGAACGGCAGTATATTCATCTGCTGAAACTCCACATGTTATCCAAGCACTCGTATTAGAGGCAGTATTTGGCCGAGTTGTATTTATTGGAACAGTAAATACATTATAATTTGAACGGATTGATATAATTCCACCTGCTGTATATGGGTTTAATCTTAAATTTGAGTAATATACCTGTTGTTTATCCTTATCAGAGTACACAATAATACCCCTTGGACACAGATTTCCATTTAGTGGTGCCCAAAGTTCTAATTTAGAAAGTGTTGAAACATTTGAATCATAATTTATATTCAAAGATTGTACTGCGCTTGGAAAATTAGCAAAAACCCCCCCTTCATCGATGAGTTCCATAACGGCACCGTTTAAACCAAACCCTCCTTGACCAAATCTGTAAGGACTACCAAAAAGATAACCAGCACCAGTTTGTATATTTGATATATTATATAGGTTTGAAAGATTGCCTCCTGGTGCAGATTGTCCTTGTAGATTATATGGTATATTCCAGTCAAATAAACTTGTTATTGTAAGAGGTGTGTATACCACTGTGGTTAAATCAACTTCAGAAAACGGAAAGCCTTGTATGGGTAGAGGAACAGGGTCCACACCAAATCCACCAGGTCCTCCCATAGTAAACGCACCTCCTGCACCACCACCACCCACTATCAATAGGGGTTGTGCTGTGGCCAAATTAGAATCCAAGAATATCCCAGTAAATCCTCCACCTTGTATATTTATATTGTTGAGGACAGGGTTTATAGCATTGGCTTCCATAATAGAAGTACCCCCCCCACCATATCGCGGCTGCTCATACCCCTGTATGACTGCTGTGTCTAACGTACTAACACTGACGTTATTACGATTCCCACCCTTTCCTACTACAAAATAAAGACTTGACACACCATATTGTTGTTTTAGAGTCTGTATATTAATCTGGGCTTTCACGTACCCCCCCGCACCACCTGTTTGATTTGAAGGCGCTGCCTGACCATTTCCATACCATGCTCCACCCCCACCGCCCCACATCCAAACGGTTATAAAAGGGGGAGATGCTCTAGGATCTATATCAAATCTACGTGTAGTAATATTGGAATTAGTTCCAGCCATGGGTTCAAATAAAATGGTGCTATATTGATTAGACATTGCTGTGAAAGGATAATTACCAAGAATTGTACAAGGTTTCAGTAGGTACTGCATGGAGGATATAGTCCCTCCATGGATACTAATAGACGTGCTGATAGAACTGGCATAGGTGGCACCCTGAAATCCTACAATGGCATTGGAGATATTCGCGCCATTACTCAGAGAATTGACTAAGTATAATGTATCAGAATACTCCGATACGTAGGTTGTTAGACCCACGTATCCCGTTGAAATAGTGCTGATGGAATTTGAAAACGAAGTAGTGAAAGGAAATAGTGCGTTACTATTTGTTACCAAATACTGGTATTCACGAAATCCAATAGATGTCGTGGTAATAGGCTGCGACTGCTCATACTGTGACTGGGTATAGGGTACACCCCCCTGAGGTCCATATCCCTCCACTGGATTACTGATGGTGGATGGCATAATATAGAAGTTTTGAGCAATAGTCCCAGGAACTGCCGCTACAGTCTGACCAAAATAATTAGAAGATGTACTCACCACTTGTGTAAGAGGATAAGGCAGAACACTACCAGTCAAATAGGAAAACGTGATATTTGAGCCAGCAGCGTTAAATGGTACTATATAATACATAGAATTGTAACTAAGGAGTTCATTAGAGCCCTGAGTATATCCGTTGATTTTCACGTTACTTGCTGGGACAAATGTGGGATCATAATCAAATTCGTACCATGTGCCTTTTTCACCACCGAATCCTGGTGTTAAAGCAAGTGTACTCGGCCCATACACATGTGATCTTGAATAGGATAAGACAGTCAATGCGCTTGATATAGAAATATAACTTGTCGCCAAAAAGGAACCAGCAAATACACCCACATACCGAATAAGGCTATTGGGATCTTCAGCTGTGGTAGAAATACATTGAAGGGGGTAAATAGCACTCTTGAACATGAATGAATTCACTTCGTAAAGTCCATCTGTTGGCATGAATCCAATGGCGTTAATACCTCTACCAAACTCAATAATTCCCTGAGAATTTCTAGGGTATACAGAGACTGTCGTTTGAATGGAAGAAGGGAATTCAGAAAACCCTATGGTAGTACTTGCCCTTATATTGTCTTCTACCTGTTGTGGAATATAGTAATTATCATACCAGTGAACGATCTTAATTTGTTGAGATGAAGTACCCTTGAAACTATATGTCTGATTTGTAATTGGTTGTAGAATACTATTCTGAGAACCTGGTCCAAAATAACTGTCTGCATTAGAGTCAAAGGGTGTTATACTCTGAAAATTATAGGTATTCATAGGGTCCGTACGCAACGCTGAATTTGGAATAAACCCATACCGCCCCCGAATATACCCCCTATAATCTGTTAAATCGTTACTTACACCCGATATATCATAGCCAATAGGTGTCCCCCCCACACCTACATTCGTGTCATATTTAGAATTTAATGGATCTATTCCTGCTAATGTTGATTGTACTGGGAGTCGTAAGAAATCTGGATTGTAATTTGCTACAAAAGGGTAGTTTACCACATTAGAAGCTCTAGAAGGGTCGCCGAAGGGGCTGAAATTTACGTAGTCAGTCCTTATATTTACGTAATTGGAGTCCGTGTAAACAACCGGCTTAAATTGGAAATTCCCAAAGGATAATGCTTGAGTACGAAAGATCCCATAGTATCGGTGTCCTGAAAATGTACTTACTGATATGGTTAGATCCGTATTAGAAGCCCCTGAAGAATTTGACGCAATATAGTGTAGCGGGTTTTCCTTTCGTATAAAATCTGTGCCTATATCTGCCATAAATGCCGCCCTATCATGATACAAATAGGCTGCGACATCCGCACCGAATGTAGTGCTTATCATGGAATTACTTGTATTGAAATCCGTAGCAATAAATGACAAATTTGTATTGTATGCGTATAACCCAGTGCTCAAAAGATTACCTGGTGGCCAAGGAGCCGTGAATTCAAATTGTATAGAATTAGATTGGATATTCATATTCAAAGTGGGTGATGACAAAAATGCCGCCTGAAATGGCATAGATGCCACATCTTGTAGTATTATACTTGAGTAATTCGAACTGTCCATCAATGAATTCATGGTAGTGCTGTACAGAAATTCATAGGGCGTGGAAAAATATGTATTTGGCATATTACTACCAAATGGGTCAATTACACCCTTGTAAAGCCCTTGTTTATTATAATCAGCAAATCTGTAATAGTATGGTAGAGGTAGAGTTTCAACCTGTAATGTCTGACGTGTCTGAGAACGAAATTTAAATACTGTATATTTCGCAGGCTGTATTGTAATTAACGAGTCAACACTACGAGAAGACCTATTCGTCTGTAAATAGTAATTACTTGAATCAATCACTTGGAGACCATATTGAAAATTACTAGATGTAACGCTATAAGGTACTATGGATGTAGATGGATTTATACCTTCTGAACTAATACCACCCTGGTGTTGACTAGGACCAGGAAGAAACCTGGGCCAGTACCCTGGTGAATTACTATATGTCGTGATAGTTGATACAATAGGTGTTTGCCCAGATGTCAGGTATTCCGCAGTATATCCTTGCCTGACACCTGATGCAATTAAGCCATTCTGCGTAAAAACAATATTATTGGTATTCAAAAAAAAGTCAATGCCATATGTGGCATACCCAACACCCAGATATGTTGTCAATTGTTTTTGAATATAGTTATACATGTCCGAATATATCACTTTGGCCTGGTTCAACGCATTTGATGTATTTGAAAACGACTGTGAAGTATACCCTGCGTTTTGAATGGCTGTCGTGAGATTTCTCGCATTCGTTATATTTATAAGATTAACAAGGGACGTATTTAATGAAATTGTCACGATATTCACTCGCAAACTATTTGTATCATATGAGAGTTGATACCTATTAATTAAAGAGTACCGAAACGTCTTATGTAATCGGTATATATCAAGATTGTTTAAATTTTGATTAATCAAATACAGGTTAACATCATCGTTCAAGCCAGATGAATTAAATACTATATGTGTATAAACCGTATCTCCTTCAGGTAAAAGGTTAGAAGGAACATTCAAATTCAAATATGGATATGATGCGGTGTCCGTGGTATCCAAAATTAACTCATACAACACAGGGTAATAGTAGGCAATTTTTACTTGATCTATAGTGTATTGTGATAGTCCTGCGTAACGGTTCCCCCAATAATATGAGGTTATCACGTCAGTTGTAGGGTTTATCACATATTTCTTATTAAGAGCATCGTAATAGCTGTCCCCAGGTTGATTAAAATTCACACTCAGATCCCCATTCGTAGTAAATGCATTTACGAATCCTGAAAATTCAGTCGGGTAATCGTAGAATAGTGGTGTATAATTCAATTGAATTTGAAGGGCATTCAAGAGATCCGATATTCCATAAGTACCCTCTTCCAAATGGATTATTTTTGTCAAAGGAAACCCCAGGAATTTAGTGATAGCTTCGCGTCCTCGCTCAATTACTGGTAAAAATGTATTCCCTTTCGCTGCCCGGAAATAAAAAAAACTGCTGAGAAGTTTTACCTGGACAACCTGGATACTGATTACATTCTTGTAAACTCTTGGAGGGTATAATGTAAAATTTGTGGGTTGAGGAAAGGCTGATCTATCGCGATTCTTACTATCAATTAAAAACAGACTAGTCTGTTCTTTTCTAGCCGTCTCAAATTTCGTCTTTCCGTACCCCTTCAACGCGTCCTCCGGGAGAGCATGATTATATTCAATGAGACTGTTATCTATAACACGTTCCATACTCGTAGAATAAGAGGCATAGTAGGAGTGAGACCCGAAGTTATTCGTTTTATCATATTTCAATTGTCTGGCGAAATCTGCATAATTTGCTCCATCTCCCATTTGACTTGACCATTCGGAATCGATATCGGAGTCCGAATCGGAATCCGAATTTGTAATAAATTGTCTCCTGCTGTCCATGTCTACGGTAACGAGGGATTTGTCTTATTCTCAGATTCCGGGTTTAGACCGACCCATATTTAATATAATCTAGACAGATGGCCACGAACGCAAGCCCCTTTATTGTAAATATTGTGCCTCTACAAAACATACCAACCAATATACTTGGAACAAATGATGTATCACTTCTTCAAACGCAAGTAGCCAACATTCAAACAATGGTCAATACAAGCAATCACACAATTTACGCAGACGCATTCAGTAATTTTACATCTGCCAATCCTGCTATAGATATTTATGCGAATCTGAATCTGAGTAATACGAACCTATATTACAATAGCAATATTGTCACACTCAATACGTCAGGTAGTTCTTCAGGAACTTCGTCTATTACTCAAACAGTACGATACGGGTCATCTACTACAAATTCAGGCGCTTCCACTATCGTAACCTTTGTCAGTACATTTACATCTATACCCAATGTCGTGGTAAGCGTCAGTGGATATGTACCTAATTTCATTACACTAGATAATATATCCATTTCATCCTTCAAAGCATATTCGTGGTCAGGCACAGTAAAAGCAGCCACGACATCCTTTCAATGGCAGGCTGTCGCGTGATTATAACCATTTAAGAACCATTTTATTTACGTAGATAATGGACATCTTACCAGGTATGAATGAATGCGAAAAGGGTCCCTCCGACGCATGTCGTGTATTGGCTGTACCCTGGCAACCCCTTCAATCTAAAAAAATCATATTATTGGCCACAGCTACCATTAACGACGGTAGTCTCTTTGTAAACGGACTCTTTCAGAACGTATTCATTCTATATAAGTTATTTGACAGTATGGGATACGCCCCTATTCTAGTCGTCAATGATAAGCCGAAAGATATCAATAATGTACCACCTATCTTGAGACATGTGAGAATGATAACAGTTGAAGATGTCGTCAGGTCACCCATGTCCATCCACGTATATCTTGAAATCGGTATGAGTATTGACCCGAGTCTAAGGCGCCTCTTTCGGACAACCGGTGCAAAAGTAGCCAAACTATATCTCGGCAATATTCTAAATATTGACATTGAAACACCCATGTTCTATACAGGTATGCATTTTGCTCATCATATCGTCGGGGAAATTGATGAAATCTGGGTGTCACCGCATTATAAGCAGCACCAAGAATATGCCGCGATTCTCAACCACGTAGAGCCAATTCCTGAGTGTATGAAGATTGCCCCGTATGTATGGGACCCCTGTATCTTAACAATGGATGGGACTCGGAAACCGCAGTGGCGACCACGCAAGTCTGATGAAACGGAAATGTACGTGATTTTGGAACCCAATATCAGTTTCCAAAAGTGTGCCCTCATACCCATTATGATTCTGGAGAGGAACTATCGGATGAATAAGAGACCTATTGAAGTGCTCGTGGGCAATGGGGAACGACTCATGAAAAACCCCTTCTTTATTGAGACCGTTTTTCAGAATCTGGAACTCGTCAAAGATAATCGCATTACATTCAGCGGTCGCCACGATATTCCTAGCATCATGCGTGACCACCCTCACGCAACTGCGATCTGCCATCAGTGGAATAACCAATATAACTATATGATTTTAGAATATCTACATGCTGGGTTTCCAGTCATTCATAATGCGCCTGATTGGTCAGATATAGGCTACTTTTATGAGGGGCATAGTGTGAGTGGTGGTTCTGCCGCACTAATGAAGGCCAAAATTCACCACGGGGATAATTCTGAGCGTTACAAGAGTTTCGCTGAAACACTGAAGTGGAGACATTCCATTTACAATCCCGATGTACAGAAGGCGTGGCAAGAATTACTGGTCTAAATGGTTATAAATGTTTAACAACAAATAATGGATAGGTATATCCATATGTTTGATGATTATCCTGAGGAAGCCGGTAAAATGACCGACGAAAAAAAACATGAGAAGCGGTTTGTACTAGAAAGTCGCATATACAGTGCCCTGAAAGACAGGTATATGGGTCCACTCAAAGAATATTGGTCTAATTATACGGTACCTAGTACATCTGATACAGGTCGTAGTATTGTCATTATAGAAAGAAGAATTCACCCAAATCTAGAATTCATCCTCTATAATGCAGCTTACTTTGCTCGTGGATGGGGTATTACAATTATATGCTCAGACTTAAATTCAGATTATATTCGGGGGCTTTTAGATCCAGTCAAACACAGTGCAGTCAATATAATCCAGGCGTTTGAAGGAAATCCTGAACCCTCCGTTGGCAGAAATGAATATAATTATTTACTCCAGACTCTAGAATTCTACGAAAGCCTACCTTGTGAAAATTTACTCTTTATGGAGATGGACACCTATCTGCGAAAACCTTTACCAGAATCCATTTTGGCATATGATTATCTTGCTTCACCCTATGTATGGGATACATCTACGCAAGTAGGAGGCCTATCCTATCGCAAAAAATCTGCCATGGTACGAGTTTGTTCTGAATACTCAGAAATGGTGCCCGCACAAGATATATTTGCCCATCGCGGGATGAAAGCATTGGGATTATGCCTTGCTCCCTTTGAAGTGGCACGTGAAATCTTTTGCGAGTCATATGTCTATTATGACCCTATTGGTTTCCATCAATGGTGGACATTTTTCCATCTAGGTGTAGAAGATGCGGATAATATATGTAATACATATATGACTTTAGAGGTGTAAAGAATTTATCATGATTATAATGTAGGAATATAGAGATGCTTGCATTATTTTTTCAAAAGAAACAAGTGAAACCTATAATTGACTCAGTTACAGCAGCAGGATGTATATTTACAAATGAAACCCATATTCTGGCAGGATATCAGCCAAATAAAACAACGCCTTACATAAGTGGCTTTGGTGGAAATCGCTTAGAGGGCGAACCTTATGAACATACTGCTGTACGTGAAATGATTGAAGAGTTATTTGATATTGAAGCAACATATGATATGATTACATGGATTCTGAACGATTTGAAACCATTAAGATCTATCAAACATACTGGCTACATGGTTCTTCAATATACATTTGACGATTTATATAAAATTATAAAGTACCTTGAACCGAATGGGGTAAACTCTACATTATACAAGGTGTGGCCTAAGAATCTATATGATTTGATTTTTACGAGAACTCCTACAAAGTCATCTGAGATTAGCACAATATGCCTGCTGCCTTTCGTTAAAGATATTGTCATAGATGATAAATTTAAGAAAGATATTGATGAAATTATAGCGTGTGTGAAGTGACCGTGACCGTGTGCGGTCTAAACCCACTATCCTAAAAACATCCAGTAAGAAGAATGAAAGTAGGTATAACTACGGACCTTCGTTTTTCTATGTTCAGCGCAGGCCATGCCAATGCATGTTTCTCTGTAGCTAAAATCTTCCAAGCCATAAATGCCGAAGTCATATTTATTCATAAACAAGAGGGTTCCGACTGGTGGGAGGATGTTGAAGAATTCAAAGCCGACGCCCCCAAGCGTGTCCTTCTAAGCGACTTCTTAAACTCGGGTGAAGTACTAGATTTACTCGTAGAACTTACATTTATGCTAAACCCTTCCGATAGGACTGCTATCGCAAAGAAGTCTATTTGGTATAATCGCAAGCCAAGTCTGTTCTCAGATATTGAAGCTACCGTCTACGGAAATAAGCCCGAGTCACGAAATCTGGAAGGTCTTAGTAGTATTTGGTTAGCCGATATATTCACCTGCGACGACGATATTGACTACTTACAATCACTATATCCTAGTATTCCTGTAACCAAAGTGCCTTGGATTTGGACACCTGATATAGTTGAATGCCATAGGGCCAAGACTAAAAGCCCTGTTTGGCCTCAAGCCTACGAATTCTTAGAAAAGAATACACCTTGGAACCTCCATATTACCGAAACAAACACTACGAATTGTTCCTCCTGTACACTACCTTTGACAACTCTCAGAGAGTTACTTCATAAAAATAAGGAAAATATACATATTAATCGCATTACGATTCATAATATGGACATCCTGAAGGATAATAAATTTTTCAATGAAAATATATTGAAGCACACATCAGTTCCCGATATCAGTTATAATTTGATTGGACGACAGCGTATTATAGACTGGGTACATGATCCCCACTCTTTTATACTGAGTCATAATCGCTTTGTCCCCCTGAAAATGGCAAATCTAGAGGCCGTTTGGGTAGGTATTCCAGTAATACATAATAGCGAAATTCTACGCGATTTTGGCCTAGGTCTTGAAACTACATTTTATCCTAATAACAGTATCACGGGGGCAGTAGAAGCCATACGCAGACTTCTAGACACACCTTTATCTGTTGGATATAGTAGCAAACTAGATACATTATCTGAACTACGTAAAAAAATCATTGAAAGGTTTTATCCGCTGGCAAAGATTCAAGGATGGATTGAGGCACTTACAAAGGTCATGAATATGGCTGCTCCTAAACCTGTTACACCCGCTGTGACACAAGCGGTTACGCAGTCTGTGACACAAGCGGTTACACCTGCTGTTACACCAGTTCTTACACAGTCTGTAAGCCAGCCTGGGACCTTTTCAGTCCTCTTTACGGATATGTGGGACCAATTCAATGAGTCCTATAATATGTTCACTCTTGCCATACAGACAGGTCTCAAGTCCAAGGATATCAAAGTCGCCGGTTATTCTAAAGAAACAATAGGTTCTCAGAAGCCCGATATTGTGATATTCGGACCATTCGGTGAAGATTGGAAGACTCTCCCTGCCGAATGGCCCAAAGTCCATTTCACCGGTGAAAATACAGATCCCAATAAGGACCCTTCTGTAAAACTCAATATCGGCTACAAATTGCCAGATATTTCTGATAATTCTTATATCCGTATGCCCCTTTGGATGTTTGAGGTGGATTGGTTTGGAGCAGACCACGCCTTACTAAAAAATCCTCTACCTCTCCCTATAGACACATGTACCAAGGCCAATCCAGATGATTATTCCAAGAGAAGTAAATTCTGTGCATTCATCGTGACAAATCCCAAAAACACCGTCCGAAATGACGCATTTAAGACACTTAACAAGTATAAGCCCGTTGATAGTGCGGGTCGTCTTTATAACAATATGGGGGATATCATATTCGCAGGCTTAGGAGGAGGCGGTGGCGAAATGAAAAAGCACACCTTCCTTAAAGACTATCGTTTCTGTATTGCCTACGAGAATCAAGCGTCGCCAGGATATACAACCGAGAAACTCCTACATGCAAAGGCCGCTGGATGTGTTCCCATTTATTGGGGAGATTCCAAGGTAGGTCGCGATTTTAGTGAAAAAGGTTTCATTAACGCAAATGGATGTAAATCGGAATCTGAACTCATTGAATTAGTGGATGCAGTTGAGTCAAACCCTGCCAAATGGCGTGAGCTTGTATCAGTGCCAGCCTTATCCACATACTCTAGAGACCTAGTGAGACGCACGTTCTCCGAAATGGTACGTAGAATTCTAGTGTGTTCTGGCAAGGAATCGCTGACTACCGACCTTCCATCATTCTTAGGAGCAAAGACAACCGCCGAAGCAGATGCCATGCGTCTAGAAAGAGGCCATAGTACACCCATTGTTGTGGTTACAGCCCCATCCATACCCCTTTCAAATGAAAAGCCACTCTGTGTGACTGGGGCAACTCAGCGGTTCTGGCCATTCGTACTCATGTGGCTCAATGCCATGAAATCGCATAATATGCCTACACGCGTCTATGTTGGAGCCGACGTAACAGATTCCAGTCTCTCGTTAACAAAAGATAAATATAAAACCACCGAATTCATTCGATACCCTACAGAGACACCTCATGGGTTTTCAGATTATTGGGCGGCCAAACACTTTGCGTGGAAGCTCTGGATTTTCCATACACTTGTAAATGATGAGAGTCTGAAAGGTCGCACAATATATTACACTGATTCTGGTTCTGTCACACTTCGCTTGCCCACCGAATGGCTATCTAGTTGCCAAACAAATGGACTCACCTTCTTAGAGGATGACACACAGATAAATAGGCACTGGTGTAATGAAGATTTTTGTGATATTCTAAAAGTAACGGAAGAAGAAAAAGCCGCTCAGCAAATTTGGGCTGGTGGCTGCGCCTTTGTAGCGGGACATCCCCTCCCCACACGCGTCTTTCAAAAGGCATATAAGATGTCCCAGGATCCCGATATAATAATCGGGGACAAATTCACTGGCGTTGGACCCGATGGAAAACCATATGGTCATCGTCATGACCAGAGTATTCTTAGCATCTTGAGACTGCGTGAAAATGTGCCATCCTTTCCACTTAACAAAGTACACGGTACTGAGTCAGCCCGCTCAACCTTCTATAGCGGTCAATGTATCTATGTACACCGTGGTAATTTCAAGAGTCATATACCCTTCTTAAAGTTAGATGGGATTGACGACGGATTCTTCATAAACCTGGATCGCCGCGAAGATAGAAAGCAGGCATTTTTAAATGAACACCCTTATTTCAGAGGAAATGTTCGTCGCCTACCTGCCTACGATGGTCGTAAGTTACAACTCACACCATCCCTTACGAGACTATTCAAGACCAATGATTTCTTCTGGAAAAAGGCAGTTATGGGATGCGCACTCAGCCATATGAAACTCTGGAATCTGCTGACTAGCGAACCACCTGAAATGCAGACGTATCTCATTATGGAAGACGATGCCCGCCTAGCACCTGGGTGGCAAGAAGCCTGGAATACAGCCTATAAGAGTCTACCTTCTAACTGGGATTGTGTCTATCTCGGTGGTATCTTACCACCTAACAGGGAGGCATTCGCCAATACTCTGGAGCGTGTAGGCCCATGTCTTGCCCGCGTGGCACCCAATAAGATTTTCGGTCAAAAAGAGCCTAATACATACTTTCATTTCTGTGCCTATGCCTACGTCTTATCTAGGCGCGGAGCCGAAAAAATACTTAAGAGTATACTTGAGAAAGACGGCTACTGGACTAGTGCGGATCACATGATTTGTAATAGGGTTGATGAAATGAATTTGTTTGTATTAGATCCCATGGTGGCAGGCGCATCTCAAGATGATGATCCAGTCTATAAGACTGCACAATTTAATGATTTTAATCGCATTGATGCGTTTGATAGTGACCTCTGGAATAATGATGAGCGCTTTAGTCCTGAGGAGATTCAACAACACTTAATGAAGGACCCACCTCTTCAAATTGGCGCACCAATCATGGAGTTGGATAGAGCCCTTGTAGTAGCTAGTACAACTAGTACAATTAGTACAACTAGTACAACTAGTACAACTAGTACAATCGTAGTACCAAAAAAGAAGGGGCTCCGTTTTTTGAGTCTAGACACATGTAAGCTATCGCATTCCACGCTCTATGAGTCCAAATGGCTAGAAGATATTTTTCAAAAGGATTTTATCATTGAACAAGTTGCCTACGGTACAAATCTGGATGAATACGAAGATATTGTGCTGGTACTTATTAAACCCCTATGGTCCGAACAGTTGGCATGGTTATCTTCTGTAAAGGCAAGTGGCCGCACATTCAAAATCTTACATTTATCTGATGAACATTTATCAGACCCTATTGACTTTTATATGTGGCCCGAGGTAACAGGTGTATTACGATTCTATTCTCGCCCCGATCTACCATCTGACCCTAAAATCATGGTAATACCCCTCGGCTACCACTGGCAATTTAAGGGGAATCGCGACGTACCCCATTTATCAACACCCGAACTTCCCTTCCGTGAAAATATGTGGGCCTTCGCGGGTACGAATTGGAATAACCGGGCAAATGACATGGCAAATGACATGCAGATTTTACAAGCAATTGAACCCCATTATTTGAAGTGGTTTAATGATTGGAAAGATCCAAAGCAGCTAAAAGAAGAAGAGTATATCTGTATGATGCTAAACACGAAGTTTGTACCCTGCCCCGGTGGTCAAAACCCTGAAACATATCGTTTCTATGAAGCCCTTGAATGCGGCTGCGTTCCCTTCTTCATAGATTCGCCACAGACGCAATCCTGGCTGAAACTCCTACATGGCGAGGTACCATTCTTAAAACTAGAGAGTTGGGGACATGCTGCTGGTCTCCTACAACACTTCCAGCAAAATCCTGAGCAAATGGAAAGTTATCGTAGAAATGTATTGATGGGATGGGCTAAATTTAAAATGGGCCTCAAGGAGCGTGTACGCATGTGGTGTAGCAGTATAAAGTCCTAGACGTATATAGTAATAAATGACTCGTAAACATGATGCATTGATAGGCTGCCAGCTGATGGGTGGTCTAGGAAATCAGCTCTTTCAGATTGCTGCGGCCTATTCTCTAGCAAAAAAGAATGGGTATACATTACTCTTTAGTGAGACAATAACACATGCTCCAGATAGGTTGCCTGTCTGGAATACGTATTTAGATCCAAGTTATTGGAATATTATTCCCAATAGTGACTATTATAATATACTCTGGACAGTGTTACCAGAGCCTAAATGGACATATACTCCCTTTCCCTCATTGAAAGATTCAATACAGAGACCCTATATACTCATTGGCTATTTTCAAAGCAGTAAATATTTTAATGAATATAAGAATGAAATAAGACGAATGTTCAAACCATCCTACCATCTAATCCTTGAATCGCACAGCCTTTTACAAGAAAATAATATAGAAGTACCTGAAGAATGGGTTGGCGCTCATGTACGCCGAGGAGATTTTATAACAGTCAAAGATTCTCATATGTTCTTAGTCTGTGGCCCAGACTACTATAAAAGGTCACGCGTCACCATAGACGAAAAACTAGGTGGACAAAAACGGCGTGTTTGCTGGATCACAGATGATATGGAATGGGTCAAAGAAAATATAACACAGCCAGGGGATGTAGTGCTATCAAATAAGAACCCTTATATTGATTTCACAAGTCTCACACAATTTAAACATATGATACTATCCAATTCCTCTTTCAGTTGGTGGGCTTGTTGGCTCAATCCTAACGAGTATGAAGATCGCACCATATGTTGTCCTAGTAAGTGGTTCGGACCTGACCCATCTAGTCCAACCGAATATGAAACCATCTACGAATCTGAATGGATGCGTATAGATACCACATCTGGGAATATGGCAGCACACGACTCCAACCATGTCATAGGATCCAGTGCAGGACATTGAAATCCATAATCTGTAACCATCGTATAAATCCAGTCCTTAGGATTCAAACGCGTACCTTGAATTTGTGACCATCTTTCCGTTGTTAGACGCAGAGATGATTTAAAAAACTCAATGTATTGTTCTGTAAGGCTTTCCTGGATGTCTTTTCGCCATAGGAGAAAAGTTAGTAACATAAAGAGGTCACGACCCACTCTTGGACACGCATCAAACGGTGGGAGAACGTCATCACCTGCTTGAATCCACGGGAGTCTCCCTGGTCCCAGACACGAAAAGCCGAAATCTACAAGAACTGTTGTGGGGGATGACTGAATAGTAATTGTTATCTTGTCAATACTAAGCACATGTGATTTAGTATCTTCAGATTTTATTAAGATATTGTCTGGTTTGAGATCACGGTGATTGAATCCGATTATATTCTGGAGTGCGAGGCAAGACGATGCTACCTGACATAAGATTCCCAGAAGCGTTTTTCCATTGGATGGATGTTTTATACGCCATGTATTCAATGTCTTCAGATATACATCTAGAACCGGTGCCTTATAAATGGGTGCCATGGAAAACCATATTGAATGATTATACGTAAATAAATCATAGATGGGAGGGCAATGCTGAGACCAACCAAGACTAGAAAGTGTTTTATAACAGAGCCATTGTATTACAGCTTCCTGCTTTGCATGAGCCTGGGATGTACTTTTCTTTACTAGACAATCCCTGTAATTAGAATCTGTATGAGATAGGCGTTTTGCCCAGATGAGTTTACCCATAGTAGAATCTACGACAGTTTCCTCCATTTTTAATATCGCACGTAATCTGCCGGTATAGTCTTCCAGATGATTATTGGGTTTAACTATTGAGCATCTGGAATTTGCTACACTTGACATCATATCAAGAGTACCTCTCCAATCTAATCCAATTTCACTCGCATCATACATTATTTCGTATGAGGTCAATCTATGTATTCATGGGATTATAGGTTTCCTTTGCGATTTTTTCGCCTCGTTCTGCCTCCTGTAAAAACCTTTAGTCTCCTACTTGAAATTGAAGCTTCTTGATGCATATTTTTAAGAGTCTTTGACTGAGAGCCAATCCCTGTAGGTGTACCTGAAATTCCTGCCGTACCCGTACCCCTGAAACCACTCGTTGTTTGCACAGTATCCCATTTCTTAGGAGGCGCGGCTGCTTTGTCTGCTGCTGCTTTGTCTGCTGCTGCTTTGTCTGCTGCTGCCTTGTCTGCTGCTGCTTTATCAGCTGCTGCTTTATCAGCTGCTGCCTTGTCTGCTGCTGCTTTGTCTGCTGCTGCTTTATCTGCGGCCTCCTTTTCCGCTGCTGCCTTGTCTGCTGCTGCTTTGTCTGCTGCTGCTTTATCTGCGGCCTCCTTTTCCGCTGCTGCTTTATCTGCGACCTCCTTTTCCGCTGCTGCTTTATCTGCGGCCTCCTTTTCCGCTGCTGCTTTATCTGCGGCCTCCTTTTCCGCTGCTGCTTTATCTGCGACCTCCTTTTCCGCTGCTGCTTTATCTGCGACCTCCTTTTCCGCTGCTGCTTTATCTGCGACCTCCTTTTCCGCTGCTGCTTTATCTGCGGCCTCCTTTTCCGCTGCTGCTTTATCAGCTGCTGCCTTTTTCTTTTTATCTAGAGAAACCTTGAGATCCGGTAGAAATCTGAATATATCTAAGTCTCCATGTGTAAAGCATAACAAATAATTCGTGTAACTAGACAAATGATACCCATTCTTAATCCAGTCCCCATCTGTATTACTAGATAATTGTTTTAATGTCCTGACATGAGATAAGTTTTCATTAATATTAGTTTTATTTATATATTCTTGCTGAGTTTCAAAGCCTTCAAATTCCTCCAGTAACTGCAATAAATTATGCTCTTTTACAGATGTATAATGACTATCCACCGTAGACCCTATGTATGCCTTATATAAGCCTAGTGTCTCAGTATTGAATGTTTCTAAATTATCGGCTGTAGTATACGTATTAGCTGGGAGAGAGGGGGTAGAATTCATAGCCATACAACAAACCCTTGCGAAATATTCGCGATATATGTCGTACTGTGTATTTTGGCCCACCTCGGGTTTAGTATTATCAATTTCAGATATATTCTTTTTATACATATTGATAATTAGGTCTAGAACATCAACGGGTTTCGGAGTGAGAGCAACAATTGAAAGACGATCCTTTATACTCGGTTGTACCTGGGACATCCCTTCTAGTTTAAGAGTCTTTTTTTAAGGCAATATTAATAACGTTATGACAAATCTATATAATACCACTTATCTTCCGGGGTTTGGCTTAATATCTAATAAAAATGTTGTACATTCACAGAACTACCGTTAATTATTTAATTTAATTGCAATGCTGCGCAATACAATTACATTAAATATTAAGCTCTATATAAGTAATCATATGATTATTAGAATATTTTACTAGGCGCATACACACCTTTGGCTTTAATACCACCGTGACCTTCACGATTTCCTTCCCATGTATTCTTAACTTCTATAGGTGAAACTGGTGAGGGTGGTGGTAGAGGTGGTGGAGGTGGTGGTGGGTTTGGTGAGGCCAATGAGGGCGGAGGTGGTGGTGGGTTTGGTGAGGCAGGTGAAACTGTTGGTGTGGATGCCTTTGTGGATACACTTCCAAATAAATCAAGGTCTGTTATAAAACACATCAAATAATTCATATATACTGTATTAGGATAGTGTGGTAAATATTCTGTAACAGATGGCTGTAAACTGCCACATATATCCTTGAGAGTCTTAATATGAGAGAGAGTTGAATTAGTTAAATCAGTCTCTAAAATATTTTTGGAGGTAACCTCTTCATTTGCCAATTTATTTAGAACCTTTAATAATTCATGTTTCCTTACCATGTCATAGAATTCACTCACACCTTTATCAGTTACATGCGTCTTATATAAGGACTTCGTCGTTTCATTGAAGCCTTTTAAATTAGTAGCAGTTCTATACGATTTTAATGCATCTTCACCTAGATGCTTAGCCAGAAACATGGCTTTGGCAAAATACTCACGATGTACTTCAATGGCATTCAAGAAGGTATCTCCTAGGTCAGACCGCTTCTTTACTAATTCTGCGAGACTAGCTTTATACATTGTGACGATAGGATCCGAGGCATTTGAAGTTACTGTTGAACTTCCTGTAGCTGAAGTTGCTAGTGGTGAAGGTGATAGAGTAGAAGGTGAATTAATTTGTATAGTAGGCCTTAGATTCTGACCAAGTATTTCAGAATATTCATTATTATATGCTTTTATTGCATTTGTATATTCATCTATTTTACCTTGTAGTAGACCCACGTCTTGCCCTCCAATAGGCAAAGGCTGTATATTTTTATCTCGGAATGTCCTAGTTGACTTTGTATCAACCAACCCCTTTTGTATGCGTATTTTTAAATCAGTAAATTCTTGTTGTATTTTTGTTAACTCATTTAATTTTTTGTTCAATTCACTTTCTGTCTGTGGCTGCTGTGGCTGCTGTGGCTGCTGTGGCTGCTGTGGCTGCTGTGGCTGCTGTGGCTGCTGTGGCTGCTGTGGCTGCTGTATTTGTTGTTGTATTTGATGCTGTGCCCAGAGGAGTTCTCTTTGCTGTCGCTGTTGTTCTTGCTGTTGCTTTTCCCCTAAACTTTCAAGTCTTTTCATATTATCATTGCTAAACACTGTTTGAACTCTATTTAATATCGCCTTCCTCTTTGTATCTTTAGACGGTATTTGTTCAGATATTTTTTTCGCTGTAACACGAGAAAAATCGTCAACCAATCTGATAAATTTGCTTGGTTCAGTGAGTTCTCCAGGTGGTATCCAATTTTGTAAGTCCAACTTCTCAAAATTTTTGAAATCGGCCTCCTCTGGAAATTTATCTATAGAGGCATACGGACCCAGTGTACCATTAATAACGTCATATATCTCCGTATTCTTAGGATTACTACGCAGATTATCTAAATCACTTTGTTCTAGACCATTGAATTGTTTTATTTCACTATATTTATTTCGTAATTCCTCTAACTTGAGATTTTTGTCAGAATAAGGAATACGATTAAATAACAAGGCAAAGTCCCCAATTCGGGTACCCTTTAATTCCCCACCCCTTTGTCCCTTATTACGTTTATTTCTTGTTCTATTAACCTTCCTCATCTATTTATAGGCTAGACGAAATTCGCCCCTTCTTCTCCTCACCTGCCGAACCATCCAGCCAATGTGCGGCAATTTCATGAGGGTGTTCATCATTAAATCCACTACCAAACATCTCTACCCATCCGGAAGGAGGTTCCCATGTCCACTGTGTAAGCCGTATATCCCAAAACCCCCTCTTACAAGCCTTCAAATCAGGCGATATTTCATTCACAAATACTGTCATTGGAATAAATCTATCCTTCCAAACTACAAACGGAGTACCTAACGTATCCGGATTTATTCGTCGCCTCCCTCTCCACTTTTCAGGAATCCCCATAAATTCCTCAGGAATTGCCTCTCTGAACCCCCACTGTGACCTATAAAATGCCCACCACATCTCCTTGAACTGTTTCTGAGACAAATGTACTATCTCATGGTCCAATGTACTCAGCCTAGGATTCCACAATAAAAAGACTGGCATTGCTATACCCCTCTTACCTCTCGTATGAGGCAACCCCGCGTCAGACCGCCCATCTAGATACACGAGATTCAACGGGCCAACAATAGGTACGCTTGTTTTGACTGTCATGACTGCGGCTTTCGTTTCACTAGAAGCCATATAAGGATATTTTCGGGCATTCCGATTTATAGGTCCTGCCACAGACTCCTCCATATTTCCATGATAACTGTCCTCGGCCTCCCATCCACGTATGACATCCCTGGCCTCCGAATAAGGAATACATGTGATTTTGACCTCCATAAACCTATTTCTTCCCCCTCTTTGATTTCTCCTTCTTTATCTGTTCAACTAACATCCTATCCTCCATGAAACTGTCCATCCTAGACTGCCCCTTAGTTAGACCTGCCGACACCCTCGGAGACCTTCTCACCACACTCTGAGCCACAGGGACCTTCGTCGTATCCTCCTTGATACCCCACATCGCCGTCAAAGTGCCATTCTTCTTCATCAAGGCAGTCTTGAATAAATAGTCCTGCGCATAAAGTTCCCTCTCCGCCGTCTGTATATCCGGGTCCGACGACCATCCCCTCGGAGGAGGCTTTGCATTCGGCAACTTATCAACGAGAATACTAAATAACTGTCCAACCGGATTCTTGATTTGGTGATCAATATAGAATTCCGGGTCAGGCTTCAAGTTATTCGCCCTGATAAATCCAGGTGTCTCCACCCTATCACCCTGTGTCCCCTTGAATCCAGCCGGCTGTTTGAAATACACAAACGACAAACGATCTCCACTCGCCGGTGCATTGCCCGGGTCTCTCTGTGTAATTCGCATTGCCAAAGCCTTGTGTGCCGGTGGTGTCGGAGTCTTATATTCAGATCTCAACGATTTCGTAATTGTCAATTGGTTCAGACTCACCTTGTTATCCATCATATCCGTAACCCACTTCTTCACGAACTCAGCCGCTGCCGGTACATCACGATTCGTCAAGAGAATCTTGATGGCACCACCGTATATAGTCTTCACAATGGGTGCGTAGTCCCGCCGCTTCGTCGCAATACCCATGGACTTCTGTACATAATCATCAGCGTTCTCCTCATACATATTACCCACATACCGCTTCTTACTGAATATGATAAACGGGTAAAACGCCTTATCGAACTCAAAGTCATGTGGCTTCTTCAAGGCTTGTGTGATGAAGTGACCTGCCTCCGTGGTAATATCAATTGTTGCCTGAATGGCCTCACGACCCTCCAAACGTTCCCCGGTCTCAGGGTTCCGGGGGTTTATCTCAACAAACAGAGAATCCGTATCACCATACACTACATGCGCAGAACATCTCGGGTCCTTCGCCTCCGGTCCATAGAATCTCTCAATGGCCGCTTTTGCAAAGAGAATCTGCTTCCGGCCATAGGCCGTAACAGATGCAGCCAAATGTTGGAGGCGTACCTTGAACACTCCGGAACCTAATTGCCCATACAGGGAGTTCGCCGTGAGTTTGTAGGCTAATTGTTCCGCATCCAGAAGCGCCTTCCTAAACGGATCAGACTCCTTCTTGATCTCGGCCCTCTTCGCCGCCCTCGCAGCCAATAAATCATGTACAATATTCGGCAAGGCAGACTTACTACCATCGGCAGGCTGTGCATACCGGCAAACACGAATCCCAGTCTTAATCTTCTTGGGTTGTTTCCTCGTATCCTCCGGGTCGGGCTTCCAAATGTCAAAGGATATATCGATCCACCGGCATCCCATGGCCTCTCCCTTTCGTTGGTAATGGTCAATCTTTGCCTCGTCAAAGGTCCAGGCCGTCTTAATCTCCTTCCCATCCAGCGAGTAGTCCTTCACCCAGAGAAGTGAGTCATAACTGATATTTTCCGACTCAATCGTTGAAGGGTACAGAGAAGCAAAGTCACATACGCCAATCGGTGATCTCGTGTAAAACCCGGGAGTAGGGTCAAGCACGATGGCGCCCTCATACGAATCCTGCGCCTCCTCTACGATCTCATTCCCGTTGATATCCACCCGAGGAGTATCTGGGGCATTGAATGGCGGGGAAGTGAGAGTCAAGATGTTCAGCCCGGCATAATGGCACGCCTTGAAGATAAGTGATTCAATCTTGACACCCTGACCTCTGGTAAAGATCATGGTGACAGGAACCGAGCAAACATTCGCCATTGACATGGCATTATTGAATGTCTCCAACTTATTGTACAATTCCATTGTCAGTTCGCAATCCTGAATACAATAAGACGCAATGACAGCCCTATCTGCCGAGGAACCACGATGAAGTCTAAATATGTCTGCTGGGCTGACATCGTCTTTCACTATGACCCATTTCACCGCCAAGTCGGTATCCAATTCCGTATCCACCTCCGAAGGCTGGACCCGGAGGAATCCCTGACCCACTTCCAAGATTTGTAATTTATCCGTTAGTTCATCCCCGGTTTCATCCATCAAGACAATGGCACGCCCCACTTTCGCATTTCCCGTGGCACTTGTCTGAATCTTCCATGTTCCATCCTCCTCCTTCGTAATCTTCTTCAGTTTGCCGGACATGAAATGTTTGATCACATTGTCCAGGGAGTACGAGGGGAGGGCATATCCACGTTTTACCACATGGAACAAGTCAATCTGTAGGCGACCCTGGAGACTCAGTGTATAAAGGAAGTTATCACCCATCGCCGAGGAAGCAAGACGCTTCTCGTTCAACTTGACTTCCCCGCCATGTTTGAAGAGACGACTGAGTCTCTGAATCTTGTCATATGTAGGTGAGCTAGGATACAGAAGTTTGAGTGCTGTCAGGCGGTCCCACACATAGCGCTCATCAAAACCAAATATGTTGTATCCGACCCACACATCTGGATTTGTATCTACGAGCCAGTTGAACCAACCATCCATCATGGCACTCTCACTTGTGTAACTATAGACGCTAATACCCTCTATGCTGTCACATACAGCCTTCTTATCCTTACAGTCACCGTATACAAAGATAGTCCGTTCAATGGAACCCTCTGAGCCCTTCATGATACAACCAATCTGTATTATCGGATCACCCTTACCACTCTTAGGATTTGCCACTGGAAAGGCTCCAGTGGTACTATAGCACTCTATATCCCAAAAGAGTGTCTTGAATGGGGCAGTTGGTTTCGGAGGTAACAACTCCGGTGACACATCCTCCCAATTACATGTTATAACACGGATTCCAGATTCCTCGTCGCATGAATTGTCACCTTTCACGGAGACCCACCCACAAGGTTTGATGTCGCGGAGGTGGAAGAAACGGAGAATGGGGTCTAATCCTGATTCGTAGACTTGGAGTGGAGGACTATTGGAACTAACTTTGTAAATTGGTTCTTGGTAGTTATTCAAGAATACGTTTTTCAGGGAGCGAAACTCTGCGAGACTTCCCACGGAAAGTTTCAGGAAACTAAACTCCTCGCCTGCAGTGAATCCGAAGAGTTCCTTCCGTTTTAGAAGTTTGACCTGAAGAGATCCAATCGTATCCACTTCCACGTACTCATTCTCCCTCAACTCCTTATTGTAAACACGTATAGACTTTTTAGTCTGTGATCGGATATCAAATGCAAAGGCCTCAGGCTTTATTGTCGGAGGGACCTTCACATAGAAGTAGGGTCGGAAACCTTCCACATCGCAGCGGAGGGATTCACCTTCGGCCGTCATACCAAAGAGGTGAATGACAAGACCACGCTCTGATTTGTTACTATCGCCTGGCTTAGCACCTCCCTCACTGAGCTGATCTTCATCTTCAAATTCAATTTCTACTTCCTGCTCATCTTCCGTCTCTCGCGTGATCTTTTGTATTTGATCGCGCGAGATTGCATCTAAGACGTGGAATACCGCTTTCATACTGTGTAATAAATAAAGGGAAAACCTACCGGGCAATTTTTATGGGTGATTATACATGGGCCTTTCGGGTCTTAGGACTCTGACGAGTTCTAAGAATGCTCTCCAGAGACTTCGTATGCTCGCGAATGGCACGGAGCATTCTGCCACCACCCTGACGTTGTGGAGTTTCCCTAGACAAGACTTCAGCTGAACCTGTTGGTAGAGATGCCTGTGAGGCCAGTAAGTCAGATGCAACATTGGGTACTCTTTTAGCCGTATTATTCCTTTTGGCCTCTGCCTTTTCTGCCTTTTTTATGGTCGTTAGCACGGAAGGTACATCTGGTTCTCCGTCTAATTCTTCATAGGGTGATGCAGGCTTATTTTTCATTATTTGCCGACTCATTTCATTGCGAACAGGTAAATTGACAATCGTGCGCCCCACTGTTTCCTCTTCCTCTTCCTGGTTAACATCATTAGCGACCTCGGCATTAGCCGTATTCTTTAGTGATTCTGTATTGACAACAATATCCGTGTCGGTATCTATGTTATTTTTTACGATTGGGTGAGTATTTGGGCTCTGTAAAAGAGCAGTCAATGTCTCTCTGTCCTCTTCCATAGTATTCTTACGAGGCATGGAATTGGTAGGCTCCCCATTCTCATCCAAAAAGGTAGCAGCCTTCTTATCGGGTCCTACTAACATCAAAGTGGGATAGAACTTCGTAGGCACATTTGCCAAGCTGGTCTTAGGTAACATCTGCGATTCAATCATCGCCATGTTCATTCCCTTATTCTTCAACTTCGTCAAGGGAGACCATACATCCTTCTTGAATCGCTCACATGGCCCACACCCCTCCAGCCTCGCAAATACCAGCGTGAGCGGGCCGTTCACCATTAAGTTTTCAAAAAGCCTTAAAGAGTCCTTGGACCGGACATCTAATACTTTAGAATTTACCGTATTACGGCCTCTTGGGTGTGACCTCCGAGTACGCCTATTTACCTTTCTAGACGCCATCTAATTGTACAATTCATTATTTAATTTGCAGAAGTGCTGCTTCTTATAATTACATAATAAACGGGATAAGATTTATCTAGTGAATGTAGTATGAACGTTAGCATTCCTAAATGGGTATATTTAGTAGCCCTTGTCTTAATAGGCATTATTATTTACCATTTTACAACTGTCAAATCAAGTGTCCCCCTTTCAGCAATGGCTCCTTCTCCTATTATTAAAGACGGGTTTGAAGATAAGGTAGTCCTAGATACAGCCAAGGATGTGTCTACCCACCCCTATACCACGGAACCCATCAATAATATGGATCAATACGAATTAGAGGCAGTATTTGACGGTGAAGGTGATAAGCAATTATCCAAAGCCCAAATCAATAAGATGACGCAGCGTTATCCCCTTGATTGGTCCAATCAACCCCCGAACTCCAGCAAGTTCCAATCAGGCCAAGCAAAATACATTGATTCCTATTCAGCCAAGTCGTCTGCTGAAGAACTTGCTAAACCCTATGAAGCGATCGGCGATGGAAATTTAACACCTCCCGACACCATTCAGATGGAAAAGAATGAAAAGGAAATCCTTCAAACTTATGCTCCTAAGAAAGCAAATGACTTGACAACCTACGATATTGATGACGCCGATGCCCTCATGAGAAAAATCTATAAGCCTAAGGGACTCACTCCCACGGTTGTGCGCAAGGAAGGCAATGTATTTGAAGTTGTAAGCACCAGACAAATCAAAAATAAAATAGAATACGAGGATGACCTTGACTACGTGCCTGCTTCAAGCAATCCTAATCCGGCTGCTGGAGAAGCCATCATTAACGTACCCGCAGTGGCAACAGAGACGGCAGCTGGTCTTGACCCCTTCTATGAACCCACGACAGCCACGAGATCGGATAGAGCCGATTACACGAAATGGACGCCAGGCTTGGAACGTATGTTCGCCCCTACACACAAGATAACAGATTGGATTGGGCAGCCTCAACAGCAACAGTGATAGGTTTATTACATACAACTATATCTACTTGCTTTTGTAAATCATATGATTCTACAATAAATTCGTAGATTTCATCATAGTCTATAATTTCATAAACTTCAGGATTCCCTCTTCGTGAGAGTACGTACATGTAGTTATAATGCGACTTTAAGAATGTAATTTCTTCTAAAGCCACCGAAACACACTCTCCCTTGGATGTACCATACCAGTAAACGCTAAATTCAAAAATAATCGCCTCTATATTATCTAAATAAGGGCGAAGTGTCTTAAGAATAACCATCTCATGTCCTTCAGTATCTATTTTAATGAGTGATACTGGTTTTCTAATATATTTATCAAGTCTTGTACAAGGCACCATATATTCACTATGAGACCTTGAATTAGATTGACCTCCTTCTATACTAAATGGTATAGTACCTCCTTCGCAATCTGATATAGCAAGATTATATAGAGTTATCTGATTCTGTTCAACAAGATACGGTAGCAAGGCCTTATACGATACCGGATTCGGTTCAAACGCGTCAACCTTACAGTTAGGATTTACGCTAGTCGCGAAAAATGACCACCACCCCTCATCAACACCAATATCAATACAATATTTAGGTTCATCGCCCGATAGTAAATGATATGTTACACAAGAATTACATACATCGCCATCATTTCCTGATATAATATGCGCGATCTTAATTCCCTTTCTAGGGTCGTCAGCTGAATCAATATCAATAATCCATGGATATGACATTCTATATTGGATAAATGGTTTAAACTTAAGGTACTTAGATACCTATCTAGATGGATAACTGTATCACTCTAGATAGTACTGATTGTCGCACTGAGCTTTGTAATATATGTTTGCAGACAGGTACTGATAAGAGTCCCTTCACAAAAAATGGTGGCCACCGTCATCCTTACACTACACCATATTCACTTTTCTTTGAACCCCTTAGGAACAAGCCAATTAAATTGGCTGAAATTGGCATTTTTAGAGGTGCATCCATCCTGGCATGGCGCATGTTTTTCAGTCGCGCCCGTATATACGGATTTGATATTGACACAGAGGCAATGACACATATTCGCAAGCTTGATTTACCTGGAGTCTTCATTGACGAGATGGATGCCACGAAGGCGGATTCCATGGAATCCGTATTTCATCGACATATGGCAGACGGAGAACTCTTTGATGTAATTGTGGATGATGCACTCCACGAGGTGTCTCAGCAGGCTGTCACAATAAAAACATGTATGAATAAGCTGAAACAGGGGGGTCTCTTAATCATAGAGGACATTTTCCGAGATCAGGACCATAAGCCCTACATTGACGCCATGGCCGAAGTGAAGTCTCTTATTTCCTTTTCCACATTCATTATCTGTGACCACAAAGATAGGTACTCACCTGGATGGAATAATGACAAGATGCTAGTGATAGTTAGGGCTTAGATCCATACATAAGTTCTTCACGCTTCTCATACTCCATTATAGCAGTATCTAGACAATTACTAATCAACATATCATTCAACGACGGGTATTTCTTAATAAGGGTTTGTAGAACCTCACGTTTCTTCTTAGCCTGTATCATACGGACCTGGTCATACTGTTTCATTACAGAGTCCAAGGCACGATGTTGTGTTGCCACCACATTGACATTCGTATCGGGATTCTTTATTGATTCACGGAGACTTATTATATTCATACGAGCCTTGACTAGATTTGCGGAAAATGCGTCCAATGCGTGGAACTGAATATCTTCCTGCGTCCTGATGTCCATCTATATCTAGATCGACATGTAAACAATCATTTATGTAGTGCTTAATAGACATAGAAATGGAAGTTGTATATATTAGAAAATGTATAAGTTGTTTGAACAAGGTTCGTATTGTAGTTACTTTACCTAATAATCATAGTGAGGGACTATGTCCTCTGTGTAAGGCAATAGTACGTATTTGGCCTTAGTGAAGAAATATAGGGTTAGCCATCTAAACCGTATGTCCTTGTAAATACCATATGCCAATATGGTTTGATTACAGAGAGAAAGCATTGCTAAAGCTCGCGCCTAGCGTTAAAGAACTTACACCTCCCGTTGGGGATATCTGGATAGGTGACTTATCGGGATGCGACCTCAAGGCGGGTGGTGTTATCTTAGAGCGAAAAACGGGTGCCGATTTGGAGGCCAGTATTATGGATGGTCGTTATAAGGAGCAGAGGTCACGCCTCCTAGCCTATGCCCAGCAGCACAAGGTAGCAGTCGGATATGTTATAGAGGGCATCTTGGATAGACTCGGTGCTCGTTTGCCCGAATCCGCCTTGTTGAAACACATCACAAGACTCCAATTCCATCACAGGATTCCAGTAGTACAAACTGCTTGTGCAAAGGAGACAGTCAATATTGCGGAACTGATTGAGGCTCAGTGGGTCAAGGATGAAGGCAAGTTCTCTTGGAATTGTGATTCTAATAGTGCTAATGGCACTGGCACTGCCGTCGCAGCATCCTATATTAAGAGTGCGTGTCGTGATAGCCCTGATACTTTCTTACTGGGTACACTTACACAGTGCCGCGGAATCAGTGAAGCCCTTGCCAGGCTCATTATGGCTACCTATCCCACCCTGGAGTTACTCTTGGCCGCGAGTGTGACGGAGTTGGCGGTAGTGGGTGACCCGGCGAATCCCAAGAGGAAGGTGGGTAAGGCAGTGGGTGAGAGACTTTACGGTTTATTACATGCAGAAAATATACATTTAATTCCAATGTAATTAGACCAATGGACATTTCAAAGCGGTATAAAAAATATTAGTACGACCTTTGATACTTCACCTCACGGTTATCACAGGGGGTGCGTAGAGTGAGGGACTTTACGGGATTTTCATATTTTAATATATGGATACATAATAAATGGCAGCCCCTGCGTCTGTTCAGTTCAATGGTATAGCAAATTATGCTTCGGCGATTAATAAATCTTTAATATCTACCTCTAATTTCAATAATGAGTTCTACAGCTATACGGTTGAGAATACTAGTCCTGGTGTGAGAAGGGGTAAGTTTTCCCTTGTTAGAGGTTCTACTTCTACTACATGTCCGACTGGGCGCGTTGTCCACCTTACTGGTCGCAAACTCTATCCTAATGTGAATCCCATGAACACCTTTGTGGCAGGTTCCCCCCTTCAAACTCCCAAGTTTCTAGTATCTATCTATGATCCCATTTCCTTCCTTAACGGGTTCATTGACCCTACCTCAACGACATTTGCGTCTTACGACCAGAATCTTCCCAACTTTTTTGATTTGGGTACTCAGGGAAGTGGTGTTCTACCTCCTCTGGGTGGTCAAGGGATTATTACTGGGGGTGGGAGTACTGGTACTACTTCCGGAGCTACTGGTCCAACGGGCTCCTTTGGTGGTTCATTAAGACAATCGATTATACCAGACGCAGATGGACTATATGATTTAGGTTCAACTGGTCTAAGGTTTAGATCTTTATATGTAAAGGGCAGTACAATTTATTTAGGAAACGCAGCTATTTCTGCTGATACTAACGGAGATGTAATATTTACAAATCAAGCGGGCCTTATTACATCTGGAACAACAGGGACTACTGGAGCTACTGGAGCTACTGGAGCTGGACTAACTGGAGCTACTGGACGTACTGGAGCTACTGGAGTTACTGGAGCTACTGGAGCTATTGGAGCTATTGGAGCTACTGGAGCTATTGGAGCTACTGGAGCTACTGGAGTTACTGGAGCTATTGGAGCTACTGGAGCTACTGGAGCTATTGGAGCTACTGGAGCTACTGGAGCTGGACTAACTGGAGCTACTGGAGCTGGACTAACTGGAGCTACTGGAGAAACTGGACCAACTGGAGCAACTGGACCAACTGGACGTACTGGGCCTACTGGAGCTACTGGAGAAACTGGACCAACTGGAGCAACTGGACCAACTGGACGTACTGGACCAACTGGACCAACTGGAGCTACTGGAGAAACTGGACCAACTGGAGCAACTGGACCAACTGGACGTACTGGGCCTACTGGAGCTACTGGAGAAACTGGACCAACTGGAGCAACTGGACGTACTGGGCCTACTGGAGCAACTGGAGCAACTGGAGCTGCTGGGGTTACTGGAGCTGCTGGGGTTACTGGGCCTACTGGATCTATTACATTCAGGAGTGGAGGTTATATTGGAGCTTACGACCCTGGTGGGTCTGATATCTTATTACCAACCGATATTGTAATGGGATCCATTGGTTGTAGCAGCAACAACTCCAGTCTTGTACTAAAAAGTAATGTACTCAAGTCAACATCCCTTGTATTTATAACACCTATAACAACAGATCAGAAGTCTTGGGTGAGTGAGGTAGGAAATATGTCAAGTGATAATACTAATAGGTACTTTAGACTTTATTTTGTTAGTGGCAACACACATAACCTTTCTTCTCCATGTAAGATTCAGTTCCTCATCGTTAATCCACCGTGAGTACCGTGAAGTATCAAAGTTAGGGAGCAATACCGCTTAATATGTAATTTAATTACATTGTAATTAAATTAAATAATTAACTACAGTTCTGTGAATGTATAAAAAATATTAGTGCCGCCTTAACTTTGATACTTCACGGTAATTATGTTATCCCATTACAATGTGACTCTTGGCAGAAGTGGCTTACACGGCAAATACCAAGAGCAATGTTGGGAACGCAGTGAGTGAGAAACTATATATCGCTTGATAATATATATAGATATAATATAAATGGCAGCCCCTGTTTCTGTTCAGTTCGCTGGTACCACCGATTATGCAACGGGGCTTAATAAGTCTTTGATATCTAGCTCTATTTTCAATAATGAGTTCTATACCTATACTGTAACTAGAAGCCGCGAGACCGGAGTGAAAATTGGCACGTTTACCCTAGTGTCCGGTGCAACCGCCTCTACATGTCCGATTGGGCGTGTTGTCCATCTTACTGGTCGCAAATTGTATGCTAACATCAACCCTATGAACACCTTTGTGGTAGGTTCCCCCCTTCAAACTCCCAAGTTTCTAGTATCTATCTATGATCCCATTTCTTTCCTCAACGGATTCATTGACCCAACATCAACGACATTTGCGTCTTACGACCAGAATCTTCCCAACTTTTTTGATTTAGGTACTCAGGGAAGTGGTGTTCTACCTCCTCTGGGTGGTAAAGGTGGTGGGACGTCTACATTCAAGCTCGCTGACCCTTTTCCTTCTGCGCTTCTCGGCAGCAGCAATACTCTTAATGTAGGTGATGCGACAATGGGTCAGCTTAAATATAACGATCAAGACGGCTACATTACACTACTTAGTAGTGCTATCAAGTCAAACTCTATTATACTTATAACACTTCTACTTACAAATTCAAGCACTACCACGACTTATAGATCATATTTAAGTAATCAGGCAACAGGGACAGTTAGAATCAATTGGATTGGCAATGGGACCGGGAGCTCGGGCCAGGGGTATTTAAATTATCTGATCCTTAACGCCTAAATCTTTGGTGCCTCTAACACCCATGTATTTAAGCACGGCTTAAATCTTCCATAATTCATCCAACACATTGACCAGACCATCGCGTTTATTCTCAAACCTAACAGACTTTGTCTGCGTCTCAGATATACCTCCCGCCAAATTCTTAGTTCTAGAATACGGCGAGGGACGTTCCATAGTTTCCACAAACCCGGCAGGTGGTGTATAATCTGCCGCCCGTAAAGTCTGACCTGCCCCCGCTGCCCCCGTCGCAGCAGCCCGCATTGTCACCAAAGACGGACCCTTTCTTTTTTCCTGTGTAGCCATCTTGGGAATCATGGACTGTATAATCGGATTCTTCTCCATCAAATACTTGTGTTCGTGATGTCCCCACGATATCCACAGCAAATTCGGATACGTGAATCGCACTTCATAGCCCTGATTCCGCAATTGATGGACAACATAGACCACACAATCCTTCAAGTCAAGGGCAGGTAATCCCAGAACAAACGGAGGCACATTATAATATACGAAGGTGGGCTGATTCGGTTGTACTGCACTATATGCCACCTTCTGTAATGCTTGTTCAAGAATCTGATTATAAGCCTTATGCCGGGCTTTATCTTGTTTGAGTCGCACATCAAATAGTGTCATTGCATGGAGTTGAGGTATTCCTTCTCCAGTTCCAGGGGGTCCAGCCGCCATTTCTAACGCAGCCATATAAACTTAAACTAGCAAATAGACTCAGTAAATGATACCACCTAGACGACTTTTACTCAGTGGTGGGGGCATGAAGGTTGTAGCCATTGTGGGTGCAATAAAGACACTTCTGGCTAAAAATACCCTACACTGTCTAAAAGAAGTCTGTGGAGTAAGCGCCGGCGCGTGGATGGCCTTTATGATGACATGTAAAACTCCCATAGAAGTCATTGAACGTCTCACTCTAGAACTGGATTTCGGCATTATGCGAAATCTAAACGTTGATACACTTATGGGCTTTCCAGAGGTATTCGGACTAGATGACGCGTCTAAATTTACAGATTTACTGGAAAAGATATTCCGCCTAGTTCTCAAAATTGAACCGGCTATCACATTCGCCACTATGAAATCAGATATCGCATTTCGTTGCTGGGCGATAGATTTAGTAACCGCTGAGCCACGTGAATTTTCTGTTCACACCACACCAAATGTGAAAATAATAGACGCACTCCGTGCCAGTTGTGCCCTACCCTTCTATTTTACACCGTTTCCTGATCCGATAACCGGCCACCTATTGTCTGATGGGGGCATACAGGGTGGTCTGCCAATTCAAAATTTATCAGATGATGAAAAAAGAGAGAGCCTGTGTATTGGATTTTCACAGTCATATCCTGCAAATACACTACAGAATCCTCAACATTTAGGGGAATTCATAAATTCCGTTTTACGCTCTGCAATAATTTCAAATAATGAGAAAATCTTAGAAGTATGGAATCACCATATTTTAAGAATTTCTATTGATTATCCTGTTTGGAATTTTGAAGCGAGCCGGGAAGACCGTGAGATACTTATTAAAAAAGGTTCAGATGCCGCATGTAATTGGTTAAAGGTACATCATGGTTGTCATATTTCTAGGAGGCATTCGTGGACGTTATAAACAAAGACGTCCATTATACAGCTTTGGTTGCAATAAACTCCTTCATCGCCGCTACAGTACGATCACCTTTATACTCAATGTTCTTGCCTTCCACGGTAGACAAAACAAAGGTGGGGAATCCCTTCACGTTATTGGCTTCCAACTCAGGTGCGGCCTCGGGATCACCCTGCTCCAGCATGCGGATCTTGGTCTTCTTCCCATTTGACTCAACTTGCCCAGAGGCAACGAATTGACGATATTCAGGAAGAATAGATTCGCAGTGAGGACATCCATCCATGTAATAGAGAGTGAAGGTGTTCATGGTCTCTCCGAGCCCCACGAAATTCTCAATACGCTGCATACCCCCACCAGATATGAGAATTGATACATAAATGAGGATTACTATGACAATTGCGACCAAAAGCAAAATGCGGGCACTTGGTAATTCCATTAGTATTTCTACTCTTATATTGTCATTTTTAAATAACAATCTAAACGTGGGGTCTGATAATTTTATCAGATGTGGGTCGCAGGTATTCGTAAAGGTATTCTATATAAGGTTCAAAAGAGGCCATTGGATCCTAGATGGTCTTCCAGTGACATACAGGCCATGTTAGGACTCTGTGCAACCGGACAGCACATAGGCTGGACAGAAGAGCGGGCATTCCGAGTAGCAGAGGCGATCATACTGCGAAAACGGTGTGTGGGTATTGTTTGGGTAGATGAAAGTCTCCAAACAGATATGAAGATACTCACTGGTCCCTTGGAAACAACATGAGGCCAAGGAGGACTAGAAAGAATATGATTGTGTGAAGGAGAAGTCCCATTGGCGTGGGACACCCACCATTTGACGTCGTAAAAAGTGTGCCAAATACCATTTGTGTAATTTTATAGGTTTCGGGATTTGCCACTAAGAAAAAAACAAGTGCGCTGTAAAAGGAATATTTGGCCTTCAGTCCAATAGGTAATACACCGGAAGCCATTACTAATTTGTATCATGATTTTAATTACCCGTTATATCATCCATTCTATCATTTATAATCCTTGATACAATATCGGCACGAATCATAACAGGAAGCCACTCCTCTTTTAGATTGGGTAGAGCCTTCTTATAGTAGGGCTTGACGCGTTCCATGGCAGGTGTGTCTCCATCGGATTCCAGCATTTCATCCACTTCTTCAGGTCCCAATAAGTCCGTGGCATCACGCGCCTCTTCTATTGACTCTGGATCTTCCTCGGCATTTTCATCAATATAGCGTGTAAATGGCTCCAGGGTATGGGCAATAGGTGGACGACCAGGTTTTGGTACGATTTTCTTATACTCCTCAGGAAGAGCGTCATAGGATTCCTTCAATTCCTCCCATATACGCTGATGCTCTGCCAGGGACTTCAGAGAATCCGGTCTGTACCTCACATCACGTTGCCCGTGGGGATACTTGGCACCACCACGCTGTCTAGAACGGCTAAACTTTATATCATCGACATCTTGCTGAGTGACAGGTCCTTCCTTTGTCACTTGAAACCCATACCGTTTTATTGCGCTTATGATATATTCTATATTATCAAACTCACTTTGCTCAATACCGCGTTCCACCATCTTACAAAAATTTGCACTGGGTGAATTCATACACCTTTTAATATTTTCTTCATTTAATTCCCTACTAATAGATGACTCGGTTGCGCGTGTATAATTAGTGCTATCCATTTTCTGCGCGGCAACAATCTTTATAGTCTTTTCAGGGTAGATGCCTTTTTTAGTTTTAATTGTCAATATATATAGGTGCGGCTCCTTTGATGTAGGGGCTACAGCTGCAGGCGCAGCGACGTATGGCTTTGGTGCCTCCTCTACAAGAGGCGACGTATACGCTGCTACGTAGGGTACTGGTGTTGATTTAGCCCGTTCAAATAATTGCTTCCATTTATTAAAATTTATATTTGCTCCACCAAGATATGCGGTTAGACTTTGAACGGCCGATTGCATATTTCTTTGAAGACTGTTTAAATCATTTGACCTTCCTAATGACTCAATTGCCTTTATTGTAGGCTGAGTTTGCCCTAATTCTTGATCCATCTGCCCTAATTGCCCCGCAATAGGAGACATAAGGCTCTTAAGTGTATTTAGTACGACCTGAATATCTTGTGTGTGCTGTGTTTTTACTTGTACAATTTGCTGATCGCATACTCGCACCTTCCTTCTTAGTTCATCAAGTTCAGATTGTAATTCACTTACACGTCTAGACTTCTCTTGTGCCCCCGAAAGAAGTTCTGCCTGTAAGTCCCGTATCTGAGATTCCAACACAAGCACATTGTTAGCCTTTTCTTCTGCAACGGCAAGTTCACCATTTAATCTACGTACTTCAGCATCTAATCCAGGCACTTTTTTCACAGTTTCTTCTGCTGCGGCAAGCTTAGAACGCAAGGCGTCTACTTCTCTAGATTTTTCCTGTGCGTCTTTTAATTGTTTCTGTAAGTTACTAATCATAGTATGTAATTGTTCAACTTCTTCGTTACCTGATTCAGCGGAAGTTAGGGCATTTTGTATATCTGATAATTGCTGTTCTAACACTTTAATTCTAGATTGTAATACACTCTTCTCTTGATTACATGCAGCTAACTGTGCCTCCAATTTACTACTTTTTTTACGCTCATCACCTAACGCAGCATCTACTGTGGCCTTCGCAGCCTTAGACTCATCTAACGCATTCTTAGTAGCCGCAAGTTGCGCAGATATATCTGCTATCTCACCTTCGCCCGCATGTTGGGCAACAATTAAGTCCGCTTCTAACTGGGCTATTTTTGCAGTCAGCTCCCTAATACCCTTTTCTTTCTCGGCACGCAAGACTTCAAGTTCTTTCCTAGATACTGCTGACTCTTTTGTAGCGGTATTTAAAAGCTCCTCTAATTCCCTTATTCTGGCCGTTAAACTTGTATTATCTTCTAGACTCCTTGCCTTAAGAGAATCTCTTTCAGTCCTATATCTTTTCATTCTTTCTTCTACATCTTTCAGCTTTGCAATCTCACTATTCAAGGTGGCGTTTTCGGCACGAAGTTTATTAGCTTCCGTAGTAATCTTTGTAAGTTGTTCACGAAGACCAGTTAATTCGGTAGATAACTTTTTAATAGCTTCTTCGGATGTTCCTGTACCAGTCAAAGCAGCAGCTAGTTGTGCCTCCTTTTCAGATATAGACTTATTTAAACTGTCAATTTGCTTATGTGATTCTATATTCTCAGCATTTACTTTATTTAGTATAAGTTCTAAATCCGCCTTGGCTTTCCTAGACGCCTCCAATTCAGCCTGTAGACGCGCTAATTCTACATCCGACTCACCCTTTCCTCCTTCAAGGCTGGCCTTCTCACGTGTTATCCTTTCAATCTCAGTACGAAGCTCTTTTATTTGTATCGCAGTTCCATTATGACATTTCTCTAGTTCAGCCTGTAGCCGTCCTAATTCACTCCTTAGTCTAATAGATTCTGTATCAGAAACACCTTTTTCTCCTTCAATAATTTTAAGCCTCTTTTCTATAATAGACTTCTCATCAACAATATGGTTGATACGGTCACGCAAGTCTTTTACTTCTTTTTCCATTTTCTTTTGATATTCAATCCGTTCCTTTCGGCATGTATCCAATTGACCTTCTAATTCTGTAATCCTTGCTTTATCGGCCTCTGATTGACTACCTGTGGCACGAAGTGTCGTTAATTCCGCTTCTAGGGTGGCAATTTTATTACGAAGCACTACAGCCTCCGACACATTTGTACGTAATTCCTGATTAATATGTCGCTTTTCGATATCACACTTCTTCAACTCATCACGTAGTCGTTCTAATTCTGCTGGGTCGGTACGGTTTGCCTCAAGTGCTGCAATTTGCGCCATTAAACTCGTTTTGGAACTTGTAGAATCCACCAACTGCTTCTCCAGTTCGGCATTTTTCACTTTCACTGCAGCCAATTCAGTGTTACATTCTGCGGATTTGGCCTTTTCTGCTTCTAACTCCTTTGTTAAAGCCTCCAGATCACTTCTAGCCTTTGCGATTGCCTGTTCTATTCCAGCTACCTTTATTGGGTCTGTCTTGGGTTCACTCTGAGACTTCTTTAATTCCTCCTCCAGACTATTCTTCACCCCTTCTAAAGTAGCCTTTTGAGCCTCCAGTGCGGCAATCTTTTCATCACATGCCTTAGATTCCCCAGAACATTTTGCGAGTTGGGCTTTGAGGTCCGCGATTTCAGCATCCTTTTTGGCAAGTTCCTCTTTATCTGAATCTTGACCCGCTATTGCCTCAACTGGCTTTGGAGCAGGTTGTGCTTGACCAGCAGTACTTGTACTAAGAGTTTCTGTATGGTGTGTTTGTGTTTTGAGATGGTCTACGATTTTAGCAAGGGCGTTATGAATAGAGCTAACCGCTCCCTTTGTATCCTTCTTATGATACTTATCATGCGCCTCAACGAAATCATGTTCTACAGCCTTCCTTCCTTCAGTATCATCTTTAAAAATCCGATTTAATATATCATTCAAGCCACTCGTAATTTCATTCGGATCAAAATGGGTTAGTTCTTCTGTAGTATGATGCGTGGTATCAGATATATCCGGCATACCTGTACCAGTCCCCATCTTTAGTTTGTAAATATGGGGGAACTTCTCACTGATCAGATTCATCAAGGCCAACACGGATACGGGTACTGGTTCAAATATATCTGAATGAGAACTTGGACCTTTATCATCTGCAACAGCCTTAAGTAATTCATCAGGGTCTTGTGTAAGGCTTGAATAGGTATTCAATAATTCTTGGGCCTTCAGAGGCTGACCAGTCTTAGACTGATTATATAAGAGATAGAACACCTTTGGTAGAACACCGTAATAACGATCGGTGCCATCTCCTGCTTTACCAGCAGTGGCTGCACTGGTGGATGCTCCAGGAATCGTCTCATGAAGCCCAATACAATCTTTCGGTGGATTCATTTGAGCATCCGTAAGCCTCTGTAAATACACTTTGACATATTCAATCTGCGCTGCGGGATTAAAATGCTGTTTAGTGTCAAGTTCAGTCTTATTCTCTGGACTTTCCAAATAGCCTTCATATCGTTTAAAGGCTGTAATAAGCGTCCCAATATCGGTTTTATCACAAGGGACACGATACATTTTGTCGGCTAGTAAGTTGCCACTCGCATCCTGTTTTGAAACAGGAACACCGTTGATTTTTGTTACAGACCAATATTTACACATGACGTTTTTGATAGTTTGCTCATCACCTGATACAAACCGTTTCATAAAATCGCCAAATGTACGGAGCCCTGGATCGCCTTGAGGTAAATTATTTTGTTCATTCGTAAGATGAAATGCTTCTGCCTCAAAACGTACATAGAGGCAAGGAGAAGGAGTGGAAGGCGTTACCTCCTTCGGAGGTGGTGAAGTTGCTGGAGGTGTTTGTGGTGAAGTTGTGGGTGGAGGTGGATATAGTGGAGCTTGCTGTCCTGATGGCGACGGTGGTGCTGCTATCGCTGCTTGTTGATCTTGAGGAGGCTTTACAGGGTTATCGATTACAACGGGGGGGTCAACATGAACTTCAGAATGAGCGGATGTAACAGATTCCAAAAAAGAAAAATTTTCTTTTTCCCGCTCATCTATACTTCTGTCACATGTAGCATTTGAGCCGCTACTTGACATACCCTATCTAAACACATGTCACATAAATATTGTAGAATGACTGACGCTACAAAAGTGTTTAATCCCTGGAATACAAGGAATATTGACATAACGACGCAAGATGTTGAAAGCATTATGCGTCGCTATGGTTCTCCAGATTTCAAGGTGCGAGAGTTACGATGGTTTGCGCAAGCCTGTGTACATAAATCCTACGTTGATAGACCCGATGTATGGGCTGACCAACCGGCTATGGTTATGACGGAAAAACCTGAGGGTTGTCTAGCACTAAAACAAAAAGATAACGAAGAGTTGGAATTCGCCGGAGATTCAGTCCTTTCAGCAATAGTAGGAAAATATTTAAAAATGCGTTATCCAGGCCAGGGTGAAGGGTTTCTCACGAGTCTCCGAACCCAAATTGTCAATAACAATATGTTGGGGGAACTCGCCAAGAAAATGGGGTTCTCGCCCTTCCTTGTACTAAGTCGCCATGTAGAAGAAGTCTGTGATGGCCGAAATAACCTACGAATTCTCGGATCCATGTTGGAAGCCTGGATTGACGCCATTATGGAACATGAAGGGAATGAGGGTCCCGCCTACGATGTGGCTCGCAGGTTCTTTATTTCAATTATGGAAAAACACATCAATTTCTCCAAACTCATCGCGGAGGACACGAATTTCAAAGACCAACTCCTCCGCTATTTCCAAGCCACTTTCCACCAGCCTCCTAAATACAAAGAAGTCAAGGTGGAGGGTCCTCCACATGACCGTATTTTCACGATGGGTGTTCTTGACCCTAATGGAAAAGTCGTGGCAACCAGTACGGCAAGAAATAAGAAGGTAGCAGAACAAGAAGCCAGTCGCCTTGCGCTAGAGATATACAATAAGAAAACATAGGGTGGGATGTAGAAGGGCGCAGCCAATGGATGCTATTCCTAAAGTGACCGCACCAATATTCGCCCCGTTCAAAAAATTGCGTGTAGTATTAGCCTTAGAGGCAACACCAGCACCCATTGACGAAAAAACCGATATCACTACATTTGCCCCGATAGCTTTTAAGACAGGGCAACAAGGCGATGGAGGTGTTCTGGAGACCGAGGGAGGCGCAGCGGTAGCTTTACAAGAGCCAGGTGTTGAACCACTTATGTTTGGGAAACGCAAGCGAGTCAAGAAGTCAGTTATAGCCGATGCAGCAGCCGAGCCAACGACTACGCAATTACCTGGCGCCCTACCCGACTTTCTCTTACGGACAAAGGCTATCGCTGAGAAGAAGAAAACAAAGAGAGCCGAGGGTGCTCCTAATCTATATGCGCGTGTGGACGCTTTTCCCAGGGAATTACAAGCCGAAGAAATCAAAAAGTTATCTGAAGACCTCCAGGTAAAAGCAAAAGTCTTGCTGGATGTGGAAACTCAGAACCCTTATAGTGTTGAGCCTCCTGCTGAAACATTTGTACCCATGTCACGTCGTGGATTCGGTTCATTCATTATAAATGAATACGGCTCTATTTTTCCAAAAAGTGCCGGTGCGAAACCTGATGTGGCAACCTGCGCCGCAAAGGGCGAGGAAGGTTCCAAGGAAGTCAAAATATACCACTACCAGGAGTTCATTCGCGAGTACTTGAGATACGAAACTCCTTATCGGGGTCTTCTGGTGTATCACGGGCTTGGGAGTGGTAAAACCTGCTCGGCGATTGCTGCAGCCGAGGCCCTCTTTGGAACAAGAGGTGCTAAAATCATAGTCATGACACCTTCCAGCCTTCGCAGTAACTTCATCAGCGAAATCAACTTTTGCGGATTCAAGCACTTCCGTCTCCAAAATCACTGGATGCCTCTATCACTCCTCCCGGGGGCAACACCAGAACCCCAGATGGTGCGCATGTTTGCGCAAAATGTCTACGGAATGCCTGACTCCTTCTTTGGAAGACGTAGTAAGGGTCGTTCACAATTGACGCGTATCTGGATTCCCGATTTTGATGCTCCTGCCAATTTTGATTCCCTGAGTCCCGAGGAAAAGGATGAGATTCAAACACAGCTGAAGGTGACTGTTGAAAACCGTATTAAATTCATCAACTACAATGGTATCTTAGCACGCGAACTCAAGGAGATGATATGTACAACACCAGACGTATTTGATAACTCTGTCATAGTCATTGATGAAATTCATAACGTCATACGTCTGATTCAGGGTACATTGGAGAGACCTTTTACAAAAGGAAATCCCGTAGAAACGTTAACTGTCGATAGAACCCCCTTACCAAACTGCGGAAAAGATGAAGCATATCAGCGCGGATACTTATTTTACAGGTTACTCATGGGTGCAAAGAATTGTAAGATTATCGGTCTCTCAGGCACACCTCTTATCAATTTCCCAGAGGAACTTGGTATTCTCATGAATATCTTACACGGGGCATTACATACAATAGAATTCATAGTAGCCGCAGAAGGCATGCGTGATATAAAGGAAGAAGTCAAACGCATTGTGGGTGCCGATGAGAATCTGGATACTGTGTTTTTCATGGATTCGGAGGGCTCCATTAATGTCACGGTCACTCGTCTACCCGAGCAATTCTTCAAAATCTTTGAAGCAGCAAGTGGGGGTGCTGGTAGCGGTAGCGAGAGTTCCGACAATATACTTGGCATCAAACGGCGCGACCCTCTACAACCCGTACCTACTCTCCAGCAAGTCTGGGATACTCTTTCGGCATCTTTGAAGACCAGTAAAATTGTTGTGAAAGGTGTCCCGTCATTGAAAGCACAAGAACTTCTTCCATCCTGGGACACAATGTTTCGCGCAGCTTTCCTACAGGAGGATGGTATCACATTGAAAAATGTACCTGTTCTCCAAAAGCGTATTCGTGGCCTGATTTCTTATTATCGCGGAATCCAGGGGAATGTCATGCCTAAGGTGATCAAAGATGAGATTGTTGGTATTCCCCTGAAGGGATACTCACTCAAAATCTACAATAAATTGAGGAACCAGGAAATCCAAGTGGAGATGAGCAAGCCTAAGGGACAGGCGGTGGCAGTTGACGACGTGTGGGGTGAAATAAAGGAGCTTGCCTCTATGAAGACTCCTAGTAACTATCGCATGAGCAGTCGTCAGGCGTGTAACTTCGTTTTCCCTGAAGGTATCACAAGACCACGACCCAAAAACCTTGAAGAGCAAGATGTTGAGACAGGAAAGGACCGTGATGTGATTGTTGACGGTGATATGGAAGGGAAGGTCGCAGGGCGTGACGATGAGGCTGCATCCATATCGGATGAGGAAACAGGAGAAGGAGGAGCAACAATACTTGGGAAAAAGGAAGCCGCTGAATTGTATAGGAGGTCTGTAAGGGCAGCAAAAGAGAAGTTACGAGAAATGGGGGCCACACACTTGATGATAGATGGTCCTCCCGAACACAATCTTGAAAAGTATAGCCCCAAGTTCCTCGCCATGCTAAACAATATCAATACCTTAGCTGGGTCTAGTCTCGTGTACTCTACATTTTTGGAAATGGAAGGTATCGGCATCTTCGGAATTTGTATGGAGGCAAATGGATATGTACCTATTGAAATCGTAACAGGGGCAGATGGAAAACTGAAGTTCAGTGATAGGAGCGCCGAGTCACTCAAAAAGGGTCCCAAGGTCAAGGAGAATCGATATATTGAATTTACGGGTGCTGGATCTAAAGAACAACGTGGAGCAGCTGTCAATGTATTTAACGCACGTCTAGACAAGTTATCGCCTGCCATGGAGAAGGTACTGAAAGAAGGTGGTTGGGAGAATAACTGGGATGGAGGACTGTGCCGTGTTTTCTGTATTACATCGGCGGGTGCCGAGGGTCTATCCTTGAAGGCTGTTCGCGGTGTTCATATCATGGAACCCTATTGGAATACCGTGAGGACTCAGCAAGTGAAGGGGCGTGCAGTGCGCATCTGCTCGCATATGGACCTCCCTCCCGATCAGCAGAATGTATCTATATACACATATTGTACCACTGTACCCGAGGAAGCCATCATAGCCCAGGCGATTGATAAGACGTTGGAGCGGACCGATATATTTTCTGCGAGACAGGCTGCTCTCCTGGGAGTCCCAGTGCCAGAAAGGCCCAAGAAAGGCGAGGCCGTTCCTGAAGGGCTTTTTTTCAAGGTGGATGAAAAGCCAGAAGAGCCAGTGCCTGAAGGGGCACAGGCGACCTTGGTGGGCCCTGTGAAATTTGCAGCCAAATTGGCGAATGAATATCGTGGGTTTTCTAATTTGGCGCCATCACCTATTGTGATTGATGGTAAACGATATCCTACTGTGGAGCATTACTTTCACGCTATGAAGTTCCCAGGAGATATTGAATGGCAGGAGGCAATTCGTGTAGCTTCAGACCCTGTCAAAGCGAGGCAGTTGGCTGCGGATGCGAGTCATGCCCAGGCATTGCGCGCTGACTGGGAGACAGTACAAGAATCTGTACTATTGGACGCACTCCGAGCCAAATTTCAGCAGAATCGTGGGCTTCTTGAACTGTTGAAATCTACAGGCTCTAGACCACTTGTAGAAGACACTGTAGACGCCTATTGGGGTGTTGGAAGAACTGGAAAGGGTAAGAATAGGATGGGTAAATTACTAGAGCAGGTGCGCGAGGAACTGAAAGAGTATGTTATACCTGAGGCAGTTCAAGATCAGGCACCTTTGACTCAAGCAGATTTTACTGTAGGACAAGACTTTTCTGAGGATGAAGAGGAAGCACCTGTGGTGCCTGTGGTGCCTGAAGCACCTGAAGCACCTGAAGCACCTGTGGTGCCTGAAGCATCCGCCAGACCCGATGAATTAATGCCTATAGAAGTTCAAAAGGGTGGAGCAGGTGAAGAGGATGGTGTGATAGGAGACGATAGTGACCACGATATTATTTTAACAAGTGACCAAAAGGTGCTTCTTATCAGTCTAAGAAAAGAGAAGGTCATGACCGCCCTTCAGACACTCATGAAATCTGTATCCGTGGATTGTAAATTAAATTACGATGATAATAATGACGGTACATATAAGTGTCTTAATTTAGGTGAATCCATAGGAAGTTTCGCATATCATCCTAATCTTCAAAAGGATATTGCTGAGACAGAAGCTGCATTTAGAGCCAGAGCTGTGGCTACAGAAGCTACTATGTTAGAACTGCCTGTTGCAGCTGCTGCGCCTGTAGCGCCTCCCGTTCCTAGCAGACCTGTGCTTAAAAAACTTGAATATCGCAAGAAGGGGTATAGATATACTGTAAAGATGAATCCTGCCACGAAACTCCCCTTTGGGTATACATTATTTGATGTGGAAGACCTCCATGGAGATAAAGTTGTCGGCTATGTTACAGCAACGCCTAAGGGGCTACCATCAGGAGATGTATTAACAGAACCCCCTACATGGGCTGTATAATCGTGATAAAAAATTGAATGCCATGTTACGTAGTACGATAGGTACTATATAAGATGACAGACTCTTCAATAAGTGCAGCAGGTCTTCACAAGGATATGGAGTCAATGGGCTTCAGTGATGTGGATTGCATACGAGAGACGGGTATTGAGAACCCTTTAGATGCAAATTCCCCAGAGATTCACCATCATTACAATCCTAGCCTACCACAACCTACCATCACATTCGGTGATTCTGGACCTGGTATGAATGAGCTGGAACTCAAGGACTCAAGGAAACTATTCCATCATAAGGAGGCCAGAGATGACAAGAATGGTTGCTTTGGTATTGGAGGGAGTCTCGGTAGCGCCCAACTGACTCGCCTTCAAGGAAAATCAACGCGTCTTTCTAAGAAAGAGGGTGGACCCTTGCTACAACTTACACTTGACTACGCTAAGATTGTAAAAGAGGACAAGTATGAAGTCGTTGTACATGAGGCCACTGCCTCCTGGGCCACCTATTGGGAGAAGCATGCCGTGAATAAGGAGCACGGAACTCTAGAAATCTTGGAGTGTCCAAAGCACGTAGTGGAGGCCCTGGTTGCAGCAATTCCTGGCGCAAAGTTCGGGCGCATGTATGCCGACTATCTGGCCGAAGGAACCAAGATGTTATTCTATGTGGATGGCAAGAAACTCATTGACCTCAAGCCCGAGGACGTGAGCGACGAGAATAATGCCAGTAAGTGTGTGAAATATGATGTGACTGTATGGGGCAAGTATCTTGAGTCTAGCACGAAGGTAAAGGATATCAAGGATGTCTTAGTCCAGTATGTCAATGGATATGGTAAACTTGTCTATCAAGACCCTGTGACCGATAATCAAGTAGAGGAGGATCCAGCAGCAAAGGGTTACACGAAGTTGGCACCAATCAAGTGTACGAGTTCAGTCCGTTTCAAGAAGGGTGCGACAGACAACTGGAAGGTGGAGGATGGCGGTCAGTATCCCAAGCGTGTGAGGAAGGTCATTGACCGCTTTGAGATTCCTTACCCCAGTGGTGGAGACTTTGAGCAGAGGGAGATTATCGCCATAGCGCGTCACCTTTGGAACTACCCCACTATTCTGGACTGCTTTATGGGTACTGAGATTAACAAGTCTCGTATCAATAAGGCAAAGATTCACCCTGGCATCTTGAAGGTTCTGGAGGATCTCGCCGATAAGTTCTCCAAGAAATACTGGAACGATATAAAGCCCAAGGAGCCCAAAAAGGCCAAAAATCCCAAGGCTAAGAGTCCCCAAACTAGTGGGGGGTCTGCTGGCACTTCTGGCACTGCTACTGGCACTGCTACTGGCACTGCGGCTGGCACTGCTGCTGCCACTACTCCTGGTACTACTCCTGGTACTACTCCTGGTACTACTCCTGGCACTGCTGCGGCTGGAACGAGTAAGCAACTAAATAACAAGCCAGCGCCCTCTAAACCAACCGTAGTACCTGTTCCCGCTCATGAAAAACGGATACCCCAATCTCAACACGACCTAGTCTTGGCGATGAAGGATCTCAAACACAAATTAAATGCTATGAACCTGGATGCAATTCTGGAGAAGGCAGTGGTCACTACAGAGGGTGGTATCGCGAAGATGATTGGCACCATTCACGATGCAATGAAGTCATTGGAGCAAATTTGTAAGAAATAAATATTAAGCGGTACTCTAAGCAGGTAAACTAGTTACCATCCTATTTTTACTTGTACCCTGTTCAACCAAATGTGGCTCTACCCAGAGTGGAACTCCTCCATGAATAGCCAATTGATAATTCAACTCCCAGTCCAAACACTCTCTAAATGGAAACGCCGTCATCCGCATTTTCTTCAAAATCTCAACACGAAATAGCATACTATCGGTACACCGAAAAGGGAATGGGTGCGGCGGTTTATACACTCCTGTTGGCGCAAATACAGAATTTGTATTCAGATCTAACCTCTCGGCATGTGTTCCTGTACCTATACCATCACTCAGACTCACAAAATCCCACGACTTCCCCCCATCCAGAAGTAGATTCATAAGATCTCCCATCCGTCTCATAAAATCATCTCTAAGATATACATCCGATTCAAAAAAAATAACATGATTAAAACCAGATTGAATAGCGTGGTCCACCGCAATCCAGAAATTCAATACAAGAGATACCTCACCCAAAAGAAGTGCGCGACCTTTCCAACTAAAATACGGGCACCCTGGCCTCTTCAAAAATGGATCATATATATTATCTAATACCCGTTCATCCAATGTATCCCCCCAAGTCTTACCTGCGCATATACATTTTTCCTTCGGAACACCTCTCTCTTCTAAATGTGTCTGTAAACGCTGCCATCTGGATTGCTCCTTATCTGGATGGCAGAGTAAATATACTGCGTCTATATGACGCCATACGTCCATTTTATCTTTTAAAATTATAAAACCGCGAGTTTAGGTGTATATATTAGGGGGCATGATAGCCCAATCTCCCTTCGCGGCATGTTTCATATTTTCACCATCTAGCATGTAATCATACATTTGAATATGAAATAAATCAAAATCTACAGACCAGTTACGCTGGATAAATCCACCATCTGATCTAATAAGCATATATCCTGCAGTAGTGGAATTAGGATCATCTAAATTGTTTTTATTGGGCCATACCAGTGGTTGAGAATATTGCATTGAATTAGGATTCTTCTGTAAGTCAGAAACCCTGGCAGCACCCACTTTCAGTGCATTTAATGTTTTCACATCACCTTCATTAGTACGTATGGCGTTTAATGTAATTAAATATGTCTGATTAACCTCTATGACGGGACCAGATGTAGTCATAGGAGGCGCTATACTGCCATAGGCATTCATTGAATTAGTAGTTCCAGTATTCCAGAGACTACCAACATCCACACGTGCAGTAGTTGTAGTCAATCCTGTAATATAAATGCTAGGTGCATCCATAGTAGGATAAGATGACCATATCATTATAGGAGATGCCTTGACACCCACTCCAGGCAGAGTTCTAAAGCGTATCATAAATGTCATTGTCATGAATGAGTACATTTTCATCAAAAACAGCGAAACAATTCCAGCAGAATTTCTAAATTGCAAAAAGCTCTTTTTTAGAGGGAACAAGCTGGTATCCTTACTGCTACCCACATAATTAGGAGTAGGCCCCATTCCTCCATAAATCTGCCATTTCATTTTATGAGAACCTAGCCGCTTATCGCATAAGGGGTAATCGCAATTATATTTCTGGAAATTCTGGCGAACTTCAAATGAAATCATGGGTGCATACGGGTCTTGTATCAGGTATAGCATATTAGGGGGGTACAACGACCAGTCATTTGCACATGGATTCTGCGCATTCAAGCCTGCGCACGTGGAACTCCAACTACCACCACCAGCCTTTATACATTCACCATTAGAATACCAATTTCCATTCAGACCATTTTTACATTCATCCTGGGTATATACGCGAATACGTCCGTTATCACTACTAGGCTTTCCGTAGCACTTACACTCAGAAGGTATATTTGAATCTTGCATGTACTCTAATCTAAAGTTTGTTCCATTGCCCAAGTAATATCCGGTAATTATATTGACTTCATTGCTATTGAACATCCAACTATCGGTGGTCTTCAGTTGGGAATTAGGGTCCCCAAAGGTTGCCTGATAGGAAGCAAACTCCTTGTCCTTCTCATCCTTAGCAAACCCTGTATATATATTGGACATTGGTTGGTTTTTGCTAAAAATGAAACCACTGTCACCCGTATATCGCATTTTCACTTTGATATCATTAGGAACAACAATCTGACCGAAATAGACAAATGAACCGGATTTGTTTGCCCCAGGTAAAGCGGAAGAGCCTGTAAGTAGTGGAATCTGAGAACGGATACGACGACCTAAGAATGTAGTTGAGAAAGTAGTAGTAGCGTTTTTTATGTCATTATCAGGTGTAAACCAGAAAATCTCAACGTTATTAATATTACCCAAGAATGGAATACTTTTATCTTCCAGAGGAATACCGTAGAATTTATCAATGGCCTCCTGCTGAATACTGCGATCCGTAGAAGTAGTCAGAGACTTCATCTGTTCAACCTCATTGAGAACATCCTGCCACACATTTTTTCCTCCCCAGAACTGTTTAGTATTAGCAGCAGGATACATACTACCCGTCTCCTGTCCTCCTGCGCGCTTGAAGGCCTTCTGAAGACAATCAAGTGAAAAAGGGCCCTGTGTAGTTGGCAGTATCTCAGTACAGAAGTCAAACTCTTCAAGAGATCCCTTATTGAAGCATAAATCTGAGGCAGCCGCCTTTAAGCCAAGGTTCGCAGAAGAGGATGCACTATCATAGAGATTCTTGAATTCGTTAAGGGCGTCTGAGACAGTCATCTTACCAGTATTAAGCGCAGTCTCGCTGAGTCCTACTGCTGCACGCTGTTGATACAAAGTATATGAAGCAGCATCCTTCAATGTATCCAGATAATTCGTGTCACTAGCCTCCTTGAGAGCCGTAACAAGCGCACCATCATCCGCACATCCCACTTGTTTAGCCTTTAAAATAAGACAGTCGCGAGGAAGCCTTCCACCATATAAAGGGTCACATGGTTTCCTTGCTTCTTGATAAGCCTTAGCGGCCGGGGACCCTGGAGGAGGAGGAGGAGGAGGCTTAGGACAAGATTCGGAAGAAGAAATAACATTTGAAGAAGCACATGCGTAATTCCCATCGTAGGGATATGCGGCAATACCACCATTAATAGGAATGATCTTCTTAGAGCTCTTACAGAAGCCACAACGCCCCTTATATAAATCATTGGACAAATCTTCACAATCCTTTGCTCCACTACATATATAAATGTGTAACTTCTTCTTTGCATCCTGAAGATTCCACATCCATGTACCAGTGGCTTTCGTATCGAATGGTCCATCAATAGTACCGTATGCAGCACGACCCGCAAGAGGGTTTGCGTTATTATAGACCCATCCGCATCTCAAGCGACTCTTAGGATCAACATTTGCAGCAAGATTGCTCAAATGCTCAAACTGATCCTTTGCTCCACCAAGAGACTCACATGCCGACTGCCTAGCACTCATTAAATCCTTGCTGAGTGCATTATTAGGGAGAAGGAATTTATCATTCAAGGGTGATTCACGGCGATTTACTTGGGCATTTGTAGCGATTTCACGCCCCATATAAGTGACCGTCTGTGATGTCAGTGGTATATTCTTATCTGGGCCACTAAAGACAGCATTTGGCCGCTTATCCCCGTAATAATAACGAATTTCCTCATGCTTCAATTTATCGGCATCTGTAATAGATCCAAACCCCTCCGTAATCCCTTTCATTAATTTTGAGAACATTCTACTACTAACCTACAATAGTAAATTTAATAACATGTAGCGCTTAATAGTTAATTTAATTACAATACAATGCAATTTAATTAAATAATGAACTTTAGTTTATGGTATAAGCCGGGTTGCTAAAAATTCCACCCAGGCCCATTTCGTGTAACAGCGGGCGCTGTATAACTAGGGGGGGCGGGAGGCGAAGAGTTATTATTAGATGTCACACACCCAGTATCCGTTGTAATTGCAAAATATAACTCGTAGATATTAGACGCCCCACTATCGGTGTCACCCATAAGTGGAACTCCTACTGGCTTTTGTGATCCTCCTGTTAACATATCCACAACATATTGCTTGCGTTCAGGTTCTGATGAATTATTCGTCCAATTATTTCCAGCATACATTCCAATGATAGTTGCGACTGAACCGCACCAAAGTTTCCCCATACTACCACATTTATTTAGAACAATTGAAGATTGATCACTTGATTTCAATTTGATATAGTAATTTATATAAGGTGGAGCCTGCTGAGTAATTCTTTCGGGGATATTCAATTTATTTGCAGTTGTGTTAACAATATCGAAAACATTCACACCCTTCATATCTGTTGTACTCAGATGTACATGTGCCCAAGTTTCATTACGAAACCCATCGGCGATTTTAGTCCAATCAGATTTATTAGTAATAAAAATCCAGCCACTTTTAAAATTATCTGATCTATTAACATAATCACAAGGCTGTTCATTTAAAAATCCAAGTTTGAATTCACCCAATTTTGTATAAGTTATTCCTCCAACACACATACCAACAGGTCGCGGTGGTGCTGGTGGCGGTGGTGCAAATGTAACTGTATTATCACTTGTATAAGTAGAAGTGTAAGATGGTCTGCTACCAGGAATTACACCATAGCACTGCGTTATCTTTTGTGACTTCACACTCTCAGGTATCACTGAACTATTCGCATCACTATGTATTTGCATCATAGCCTTCTTAAGAGCATTCACACCACCCTGCCTCTTCCAGAAATTAATCACCGCCAAGTTCTGTTTCCCATCCACTCCAACAGGAGATAAAGTACCACTCCTATTACAAAATCTAGGTGTTCTGCCTTCTCCAAACAGACTACGTGCAATACTTGACGCATAGGATGTACCCAATTGCTTATTGTCGCCTTGATTATCCCACAAATATATAATACATTCAGTACTCAGGGGGCCACTATCCTTATTTTCAGTATCACATGGAGATGTAATAGACTTTCCTGTACAAAATACACTGGCAGCCGACCATTCTTTGATATTCAGTTTCTTACCATCAACACCTATACCTGTAGAAGTCATCACGGCGTATGAATACATCTTATCCGCAATTTGAGAAAGTGACAAGGGTGTGCGATCATCATCAAACATTATATCCGATGCCTGTTTGGCTGATCTAGGATATCCCTTTCCAGCCTCTTCACAACCACTCGTTAAAAATGTATTCTGTAGGCATTCCAAAGTGAATTTACCGGGGCCACTACCCTTCTTATAGCAGGCATCCGCCTGTAGGAATTCTGCACTTGACTGTTTTGTGACAAATGGTGAACTAGGGCATGTGGCGGCTTCGTCCGTAGTAGTATCCAAAAAGGTAAATGGTGATACTGCGATGATTTTCATCATGTTTTTCCCATAGGCAGGAACCATCTTACTTACCTCAACTTCGTCTGCGTCACCATGTTTCACTTTAACAATCCCACCCACACGTGGTTTCCTACCAGATACAGTATCCGTCAAAATAAGACGCATCAAATCAAATGTAAATGTTCCAGTATTTCCTGTAGTACCCGTCAAAACACCAGCGATATATGCCGGAGGAGGCTCAAGATAGTCTTCCTCTTTCATGTATTTCTCCCACAGCTTGTCACCCACACGATCAGGCGCATAACCAGGTTGATTAGCCCCTTCCACCATGTTGTAGACAAATCCATTAAAGAAAATGGCATCATCTACCTGATATGTCACAGTCTCGTCATAAGCGACTGCTACAGGTAAACGTCTCAGTTCAAAAGTGATATTTGTCATTTCTTGACCCATCAACTCAATTCGTAAAGAGTTCGTCAATCTAGATAAATTCGTCTTACGCTTATTATTTTGCCCCATTTCGTAATATGTCAATATACCTGAGCCAATAATATAGAGTGTTCCTGATCCAACAAATAGACCAGGTTGCCCAGTAGGGTCCACGATATGATAGGATGTATCATCATAACACATAGAACAACCCTTAGGAGAGTTAAATGTAGTATTCTTTTCGCATTCAATCTCTTTCTTCATACGAAGGCATTCCTCTTTATTTGAAACTAGCCTCTTTGCCGGGCAGAACCCAACTGTCGGAACGTAGTCAGGTATACCATTCCCGCGTTTATTATCGCGATAGTATTTCTTATCTTGCGGTATCAAGGTTAGCCCACCTGTTGAGTTTTTGTCTTCACTGTTCTTTCCAATATCCAAGCATAAGGAGCAATTTTCAGAAAAAAATGCGTCATCAAATGCTGAACAATCCGTTGTAGTTACCTTTTCACACTTTTTTATATTGGCATATAAACCTGATTGAACCCCTTCGAGAGGATAGGGGTTATCAACATATTGAGTTGAAATATTAGATTTATCAATATTTGTATAAACATTTCCAACGATTCCTAAAGTATTTGTACCCATTACATGCTCACGTGCCTTTGCACCAAGGGCGGATCCTATGTTATTATATTTTTCCCCATACTTCTTATTTAGACCATCGTGTGTGGTGACCTTAGCTTCAAACCCTTCTTTTGTGTACTTTGCGAATACAATTAATAATATACATAATATAACTACAGCAGCAAGTAAGTAGATTTCTTGCATTCTAATTATGAGCATCAAAATTAGAATGAATGAATATATATCGCGTTTATAAGTTCCAGCCAACTCCATATCTGGCAGGAGGAGGTGTAGGCCGAACAGGAGTTTCTGGGTCTGGAATACATGTATCAGTAGTGACAGCAAAGTATAATTCATACACGTCATCGGGGCCCATTAAAGGAACACCAACCATATCACTTATCATATCCACCACATAGGATCCTTGGGTCTCCTTGTATTGGGTAGACCAATTATTTCCCATATACATCCCAACTATTGCTCCTTGACGACACTGTATGTCAATTATATATCCGCATTTATTCAGAATTACAGATGAGTTTTTCGTTTTATGTTTTATCAGATAATTTATGTAAGGTGGTGGCTGTTGACTAATCCTTTCAGGAATATTTAGACTATTTGATATGGGTTTTACTGCATTTATTACGTTATTACCATTCATATCTTTCGCAGTAAGTTGTATATGTGCCCAAGTCTCATTACGTTGCCCATCGGTTATCTTTCTCCAGTCATTCCTATTACTAATAAAGATCCATCCGTCACTTGAGAACTCGGGCTTATTTATATTCCAGCAAGGCTGTGTGTCTATAAATCCAAGTTTGAACTCACCCAATTTTGTGTATTTAATACCACTCGGGGGGCATATGACAACCGGTTTGGGAAGTACTTCTATAGTTGTGTCACTCGCATATTTTGACACGAGAGTTGCCCTAGGATTCGGTACTACTCCATAACATTGCACGATTGTATTATATTTCTTGTCTTCTGGGATCAAACTGCTATTCGCATCTAAGTGTAACTGGGACATCGCATTTTTCACTGCATCTACACCCCCCATTTTTTTCCAGTATTTCATAGCCGACTCGTTATCCTTATTATCGAGATTCCTAGGAGATAATATACCTGAACGTGTACAGAAACGATTTTTCTTACCATTGTCAAACATACTTCGCGCGAATGACATGAGTCCATAGGTTGCACCTGTCTTCTTATTCTCGCCTTGATTGTCCCATAAATAGGCGAGGCAATCGGATGTAAGAGGACCGGTATCTCTAGCCGCAATGTCACATGGAGATGTAATTGCTTGACCGGTACAAAATACACTGTTCTCGGACCAATCCCTAAATGAAAGAGATTTTCCAGTAGGATCCAAACCAGTAGCAGCAATCACAGCCTTTTCATATATGAAATCAGAAATATCAGCAAGGGATCGCGCATTACCCTTTTTATCAAACAAAAGCTCGCCAGATTTAGTTGGTGTAGTAGGATAACCACTTCCTTTATCACTACATGAGTTATTGAGGAATAAGTTTTCTAAACACTCCACACTATATTTACCTGGCTCCGAATCTCGCGTGTAACATGGATCTGATCCAAGTTGCTTTGCACTTTCTGGGCTTGTAACAAAAGGAGATCCCGTACAATTCGTTGCCTCTTGACTATATTGATCAATAAATGTAAAAGGTGATCTTACAATTAAATTCATCTTCTTACTATTAAATCCTGGTGTCATCATACTTATATCTTCGTCGTTGAGTTTTACCATTTTCTGTACACGTGGCCTCCTTCCAGTAATATTATCCTTTATTACAATACGAAACAAATCCATCGTAAATTTTCCTCCAGCCGTATCTCCTGTAATATACCCCCCAACAAATGGTGGGGGTTCTGGGATATAGGTTTCAAAGCTACTTACTTTAGAAAATGAGGCCTTACGAGCACCATCAGGAGCATATCCTGCCGCACCAATATATTCAATCATTTCATAGACATTATTATTATGAATGACCAAATCACCCACCTTATATGTATAAAAATTATCAAATGGTTTTGCCTCAGGTTCTGGTTGAAGATTCATCTGAATAGTATTATACTCTGGACCAGCCAATGGAATTATTCTTGGTGTATTTGTCAACTTGATAAGAGTGCTATTTCCATACCCACTCTCAGTAAATGTAAGTCTCCCTGAACCAATTAAATATATCGTGCCAGTACCCTGTATGAGGTCTGGCTGCCCTCTCGGATCCACAACGGAATATGATCCATCTGCGTAACATAAAGAGCATCCATCAGGCGAATTAAACGTGTTATTCTTTGCGCAATTCATTTGATTTGTTACACGGATACATTCATCTTTCGTTGTAACAAACCTCTTAGCCGGACATGAACCAATTGTTGGCTCGTAATCTGGAATCGCCAATCCCCGTGTGCTATCCCTTGCGTAGTTCTTATCTTTTTCTGATATAACTAGGCCGCCCACAGCCTTTTTATTTGCACTATTTGTCCCGATTTCAAGACATAGACCACATTGCTTAGAAAACTCCGGATTATCAAATATACTACACTCGGTACTTGTCACCTTCTCGCATTTATCTATTGTCAAAAGAAGGTCATTTTTACCCTTTTCAAGGGGGTATGGGTCGTCAATTTCTTGTACGGGTCTTCCAGATTCATCCATTGTATATACTAAATTTCCAAATACGCCCTTGGTCTTTTCTCCGATCACACCTATATTATTGGTGGCAACCAAAGCAGAGCCAACACTATTGAATTTCTTCTTGTATTTTGTATCAAATTTATCATGCGCAATGTTGTTAACATTAATCGTATCTTCGTAACCTTCATTTCTAATAATTTTAATAATTACGAGTAGTATAATAAGTACAACAATTATTATACCAAACGTTGCCAACTTCATTCTATTTTTGTCACTTATAAATTATCTGGCCGTAAAAGACTTGTTGAGTCGTAGTCCCTCGTTATCACGCGGAAGATTAATTGCGTCTGGTGACTGAGGTTAATCAGTTTCCCAGTCGTAAATACGTTCGTAACCAAAGATGTTGCGAGTGCGTTATTATTCGCCGCGCCTCCGAATGGCCTGAGATATACAGAGCCTGTAGTAGGGTCATTAAATCTATTACGAACAATGATGTAATTGGCATACCCTGCCACATTCACACCGTCTGCAAGACTACTTAGAGTAGACGTATTCCCAACGGCAACCACCATCAAGCCACTTGAATCTTGTAGGTAATTCAAGAAGTCCGTTTGGGCCACAGTAGGGCTTGTAAAAGCGCTGAGATTTCTAATTTGAATCCTGTCACCCGCTGCAATCTGATACACACTGAACCACTTACTCGTATTAATAAAGATATATTCTCCAGATGTTACATAAATACTGTTATTTGCTGTAACACTAGCGGGAACATTCACACCAATATAGGCGCCGGCAATATCCAATGTGTCTGGCACAGAACTAATTAGGTTTCCATTGGGCTGCTGTAACCTGACAGTGAGTTTACTCAGAGAAGCCAAGGGAGTGGGGGAATAGACGCGCTGGCATTTCATGTGCTTGGGAATATAGGAAGTGAATCCCATGGACCCCGTGTTATCCGTCCAGTTCGCATCATATTGTAAAATGGCAAAGGCATTATCCATTTTGTCATTTGTTCCAAAGTTGTTGTTGTCCAATTCATCCACCGTCAGGGTTACAAAGGGGTAACCAAAAATATTCTTATCAAATGCTGTAGAATAAGTACTGGAATTTGTTTTCGTAATAATAAGGTCTGTATTTTCAATAGGCATAACGGCCTTCACGAACTCAATCTTTACAATATTGCGAAATCGGGCCGTAGCCTTTGGCATGATACTCACACCATTTGTAGGGTTTCCAGAATACAGATTCACACTGAAATTAAATCGGTTCTCGCTAGTATTCAATTCCCAGAGGCGATCTGCGCTATACACCGACAAATTGTACTCTGTTTCCTTGTATGTCTGGATATCCTGTTGTTTAATGAGTACATCTTGTTGTAGCGATCCTCTTGCCCCTGGAGGCGAGAGGCTGCCGGAAGGGGCGCGAGCAATAGTGGGATTCACGTCACCCCTCCCAAAGGCTGGACTGCCAGCAACGACTAAATCAAGTGGACTATCAAAGAGCGCCTTAGGGTCAGGCCTTTGAACTATCTGCGACTGTTGCTCAGTATATATCGGCGACGAAGAAGATGCGCTCCTCTTTATCAATTCGGCATTCGCCTGCTGATTCATTTCTGCGTCCCTTCGCTTCTTAGCCTCCTCATACAGGGTCATCGCACTTATAGAGTCATCTTCCTTAATGATAATCGGCTGTACATAATCAGGAATGGATGGCCTAGGTGCCTCCAACGTGCGCTGCCTCTCATTCTGTAGCTGTTCATACCTATTGGAAGTCTCCATGAACATCTGGGGCGTGGCGTTTACTAGAGATGACTGGCGCTGTATGTAGGCATTGAACTCATTTGCAGTGAGGGTGAGCACCTGTTTATTCAGCGTCGGTAGAGGCTGATAAGGACTCTTTTCATAGACATCACTCATGAAAAACTCCAGTGCTCCCCCTAAATGCTCCATCTGCTTATCATTCAATGTGCCCAAGCGCTGCTGATAATTTTTAGAAAGTATTCCATATAACATTTGTTCATTTCTCTCACTAAAAAATTGTCTGCGAGCCTGCTGTGCCTGCTGCGATTGTTCCATTTCACTCTACTGATAGCATTAGAAGAGAGAAATCATTTATGTGGCGCTTAATTCTTCTTTGAATAGAGCCAGTTTCTCAAGTCAGTCATATCACTGTCACTCGGAGGATTGCGACAGAACTTTCGGAAATTATCACCCTTGAGCATTCTTATTATAAAATACAGACAGTACATACCGCACTCCGATTCACCATATTGAAATCGTCTCGCATTGTATTGTAGTTTCATAGACGGATCCTGTAAAGTAAGAGACCGTAAGAATCTCGCAATCTGTGGAGGGGCCTCATATCCATATGAATCAAAATAGTAACTTCGGTGAGCCGGAATATCTGTAAAACTGGCAATCCAATGACTACCCTCTTTGTCACTCGGGTCCAAATTATAGACAAACCCCAGCTTAGTCTTGCCCTGTGCCATCAATTTCTTTAAATCCATCTTACATATCTCATCCTGGAGACATTCTTTCTTTTCAAGGGAGTCCTTCTTATACGGATTCGGTGCAGAAAAGTCAATCGGATTCGCCCCAAAGAACTTAAATTCAGGATAGACTTCCTCGTATTGCTGTATGACATTCGTGATATTAAGTGTATCCAACCACTCAGTCTTATTTTCCTCCCAATTATCGGGCATTGTCGGACGAAAATAACGCGTCACTATCATCTTTTTTTCCGACGGATCCATCTGAGTCTTCTCAACCCAACATCTCTCACTCTTACACTTTGTACGCCGAGTAATCCAGCGTTTCAAGACCTTGCCACCTTTCAATGTCAGATTTCTAGGAGCACCAAGAGTATTGCTAACTTTCTTTAACACTTCTGAGGGCAAACAATCCCCGTCACGACCCTTGATTCTAGGATGACATGCCTTAATTCCAACATCTTTTAATTTGCTTCTTCGTGTATGTGCCATACTAGGGCTACTAATTATATTTATGAAATTAGATGGAGGATACGTGTAACCCCTACGCAAAACTTAAATTACAGCCTTATCGAATATATTCTATCTTAATACCCATTGTTGGCCTCATATTCATTTTGGAATCGGTATTTGTTTTTATGTCCATCCCTGAATCATTGGGTAACGCACTTACGTTAAAGGGTCCATTCCCTCAACTAAAAACACATATGTAGATTAGCAAATGTCAGACACTGACCCTAAATCTGGTTCAACACTCGTTACAATCTTAGGAGTGGCAGAAATGGTAATGATTGCCGTATGTGGATACTATTTATCACAACTCGTTGGAAACCCGGATACATCCAATGATCTTACTAAGACACTTCTACCCGTCACTGGAATTTTAGGGGGTATTGTATTTCTCCACACAATCCTCTGGTACATGTATTTTACTTATAATCCTCTGAGTATGAATATGTATTTTCTTGTAGCTACATCCTTCTCCATGGTAATTTCATTAATCGCCCTATCGGTTTCCCTGATTAGTCGTGGTTAACCTTGTATAATTCCATCATATTATGCTGTATTCTTGACTTTCCTGTCCAGACGTCTAGATGAGACATTTGGAGAGAAATACCATGTAATTTCACTGTTGCCCGAATGATATCCCCGGGCTTCAGAGTCTTATCAGATAAAATATCCTTATTTGAGTCACTATAAAATGTCAGATTCTTAGGTTCCGATGATAAATATAATGTAATTCTCCGGTTTTTCAACCAAGGTTGTACAGGGTTCAATATTCCCGATTCCGGCATTTCATTTTCAGACAACCACTTTGTATAATTTTCAGCAATACTCATGTTTACATTTTTCTGTAACTGTTCCAATTTTGACATAAACGACATTGTATTACCCTCTTCCAAAATTAATTGGTTTTTATCCCAATCAATCCCAACCACTCGCATAGGCTCTAAAATAAAAATCAATGAATTAAACGATACTTGATTATCTTTATATCCAAATGGTATAATCTTACGAAAGGGCCCGCTGCGCGGCTGTCCCCATTTGATGTTATTGGGGTCAAATCTTGATATTGGAATCGCGAACTCCATTCCTACCTTACTAAGTTACTAAGTGACCTTCCGTCTAAATGGCCCCTTATGAAGCACTTAAATTAAGTACTCCACGGTAATCTAGCAAGATGGGTATAGTCTGGAGGTGCCAAGATTATAATCAATCTAAAAACGCTGTGTATAAACGACTAGAAGTGGTCGCAGCAGAACGTGGTCTTCCACTCAATATAAATAGAAAACAATGGCATTTAGATTCACGTGTCTCCGATGAACAAGCACAATCTGAGGAGCTGCGCAAGGATGGCCTCCCCTATGAGACATCCATTATCCACAACGCATTCTCCGTGGCCCGTATGAGTCTTCAAGATAGACACTATATAAGATCAATAGTGGATTCCCTCGGTGAAAATGCCCATGTTCTCCACGGAGATCGCATCCTAATTCTATACGAGGCTGATTTACTCAGTACTGAATCAGTACTACTTCTCCAGAATTTGCTTGAAATGCGTAGTGAATCTGGCAATATTTCCATCTGGCTCACCGTGAGAGAGACTGTTCCATTGAAACTCCGAGATTGGTTTCTGGATATTCCTATACCAATGTCATGTCCACATTTTCATCCATGGGCTGCAATTCTTTGGGATTGGATTCAGAAAACACGGGCTCTCAAAAAGCACGATATTGCGCACGTAGATTCTATACGAAATTGTGTATACGCCATCCTTCAACGAAACGTCCGATGGTTTGATATTCATCAAATCATTCTGGAATTAGTTTTAGAACACAAAGAAGAATTAGGCCCTTTAACCACTCATAAGATTCTAGAATGCCTAGTGAATTCCCCGAATACCGCGACCGGGCATACTCTGACTTCTTACCGTATTCCGATAGCATGGGAAAGCCTTTTCGCATCACTGTATGATATTTTAGTGGGTACCAGCGCCAAAGGCACTGTTCTGCCGTTAATTATTTAAATTAAATACGATTTAATTAAATATTAAGCGGTACAGGATAGAAGATGCCTCCGGTATTACAGCCGTATTGGAAAGACCCTGTCTTAGATATGGCAACAAAGGTATGGACTACTAAAAAAGAAGAGTGGATTGATGATTCACCCCGCCTAGAGGACACTGCCATGTTAAAACGCTATGCCGAAGTTGATTCCACAATTGATGAAGTGAATTTCCGCCAAGATATGATGACTAAATGGAAAAATGAAGAGTCAGGAGTCACCTTGAAAGTCCGAGAACTCCCTGGCCGTACTCGCGTCTTGTTTCTAGGAACAGAGGAGCAGTGGTCCCAGATTCCATGGGATTTTTGGGCGCGTATATTCCAAGCAATTGATCATCCAATCGGTTACACCCTACTATACGCAGATCCGAGGCCTCGCGTTGATCCTACATCCAAAGATCGCGAGTTAAAAGCCCAAGATATTAATGGAGGATTTTCCTATATATGCCACCAGGAAGTCGTGGTAATTTACAGATTTGAAGAGGCCACCCGTGTACTTCTACACGAGTTGCTACATACAGCGTGTTTTGATAAAGAGAAAAGTGTTGAAGACTTAGAGGCCCATACAGAGGCATGGACTGAAGTCTTTTTATGTGCTTTGCTGAGTAAGGGGAGTTCCACAAAATTCAATACACTCTGGAGAAAGCAAGTTGCGTGGATGACCGAACAAGCCAATTCATTAAGTATAGAACGCAATGTAAATGGACCACATGATTACGCATGGAGATATATGACAGGTAAAATGGCATTATTAATTGCAATGGGATTCCTGCGAGGATATAAGACTAGCGCAAGTGTACCAACTATATCTCTGCGTTTTACAACACCTGAATGGGACGAGGAAATGGTTCGTTAAAGTAATTCATCATATCACTTATAAAATTGAGTTGCTATATATTGTAAAATATAGCAATACAATAAACTATCATGGGTGTACGCGGTGTATGGACGCATTTTAGGAGTCTATTCAAGCGAATAGAGCCTACAAAGATAGATGAACCTCTAAAACTTGGTATTGATATGCTTAGCCTTCTTTACACATATAGATCCTGTATTGACGAATTCATAGCGTTAGTCAATTCATGGTATGCAAAGGGTCATACGATAACATGCGTCTGGGACGGTGTTGCACCCAAAGAAAAGAAGGAAATTATCGTGGAACGCCGTTCTATCCGTGATTCAGCCTTAGATAAAAAAAGTGATTTAGAAAAGTACTTGGAAGAATATGGTTCCGAACTCAGTGATACTGATATCAAACATATTAAGGCTGCCATACAATCATTCAGTTGGCAGGGATGGCATTTAACCGCTAATTTAAAAAAAGAAGTTCAAGAAAAGCTCGCGAATACAACATTTGTTTACGCGAAAGGAGAGGCTGATGATTTATTACTAGATATGGCATTTTCAAAGGATATAGACGTGATAGTATCCCTTGATTCAGATATGTTTGTCATGGGGGCCCCCAGAATTTGGAGAATTATAAATATTAGAAGAGATTGGATTGTTGAAGATATATCTGTAGAGGCCGTCTGTGATAATTGGGGGATTTCTTTGACCATGTTACAAGATGCGAGTTTCTTAGCTGGATGGGACAGATGCTACTCTCAAGGTAAAGGTGGGTATATGAAGTTTGATACGGCATTGACCCGTGTAAAACATTATGGTTCGTGGAAGAATGTATTAAATAAAATAGAAAAGGGTATGCCCGATGAGGGGGTCACGGAGATTCTGAATGGTTTGAAAAAGAAGTCAAGAGAAAGGTGGCAACAATATCTAAATAACATATAGAATGTCGGACTTTGTATCAGGAGATAAGGTGAGTTGGGAGATCTCTAATAATACTTTTACTGGAACAGTTATTCAATGTTATGAATCGCGTGGAACAATCCCTGAATCATGTGTTGTTCGCATTGATTCTGTTAAGGGGATTCTAGAAATAGATAAAGGATTGGTGGGTAAAACAATGCCTATTACCAGAAGTATATTAAAGAAAACATTGTCCAGTGTCATAAACTCCAAGGCAAGAAACTACGAATTGCGCAGGGCTTACGAAAACATAACTGGTCAAAGTGCGAAACCCGGTAATGGACCCGCTAATTTAATTCGTGAATACGCTGGTGTCAAGGTTCCTAAGGGTGCACAGGGTGGTTCTAAGAAGACGCGTAAAGCCAGGACTAAGAAGACTAGACGCAATAAAAAATAATTTATATCGTGAAGTATCAAAGTTACTTACACTGTCACACCCTTTAAGGCAGTAGTAATATTTTTTATACATTCACGGTACTGCCGTTAATTATTTAATTTAATTACAATATAATTAAATTAATATTAAGCGGTAATTAGATATTAGCCATTTTTTGTGTATGTACCACATACATAAAAAACGACCGGGTTGGGGGTCGAACCCAAGACCTTCCGGTTAACAGCCGAATGCTCTAACCAACTGAGCTACCCAGTCAAATGATGACATTGGTAGCAATGAGCTACCCAGTCAAATGATGACATTGGTAGCAATGAGCTACCCAGTAATGTGTGACTAAAAAGTTTTTTCTTTTCTTTTTCTTTTCTTTTTCTTTTTTGTTTTAAACACCCGTACTCAGACCAATTTATGCAGTGGCGGTGGGGGTGGGGGTGGCCTTCAGGTAGTGGCGGTTGAGGTAGCGCTGAAGGTTGAAGTAGGTGAGCAGCTCACCATCCTTGACTCCCAGGAGGCTCTTGAGCTTGGCATCAGGGGTGATGTTGTGCTTGTTCTTGAGGTTGTGGTCCTTCACGTAGGTGGTAATGGCCTTAGTGACATTGGACCTGGACTCCTTGGAGCCATTAGAGAGGCCCAGGAAGGAGCACAGCTCGGCAGAAAGACCAGTGGGTACCTCAAAGATGGAAAGCTTGCGGGGGGCAGCCTCCTCACCCTCCACAGGCTTCTTGGTCTTTCGGCGACGCTTGTCAGCCTCCTTCTGAAGCTTAGCCACGCGCTTCTCCAGGCGCTTGAGCTCAGACACCAGGGCACCCACCGTCTCACGAACGGTGCTGGCCTGGGTCAGCATAGCCTTCACATCATCCTGTACGGACACGACAGGAGCCTCGGAAGTCTCCACGGGGGCAGCCACCACACTGGGGGCAGCGGCCACGGGGGCAGGGGTTGCCACGGGGGCAGCCTCCTTCTTAGTGGCCTTCTTGGTGGCAGCTGCAGGGGCAGCGGCCACGGGGGCAGGGGTTGCCACGGGGGCGACAACCTCCTCCTTCTTAGAAACCTTCTTGGTCTGCTTTGCAGCGGAGGTGGCAGTAGAGCTCATTATACTTGAGGCCGTGGAAGAATTCATGGGGAATATACGCACTATTTGGCTCACCAACCATTCAATTTTAGATCAATGTGTTTAATACCCCCTGAACCCCTGATTTTTTTTGATGCCGGGGACAATTCTACGTCGCAAGCCGCTGCGGAAAAATTAGACCACTTAAAAGTTTCGTTTTCCCGCGAAAAGTTTCTTTCCGACCACGCCAGCAGAGGAATATACTCGTATGCCGAAAAAGACTAAAACGTATGAACAATGCGCAAATATCAAAAGTATACAAGATCCGCGCGAAAGGTGTACATATCCCGTAAAAAAAGGGGATTACTGTTCAAGGCATTGGAAGAACCCTAGAAGATATGATACACCTTCTATGGTCTCTACACGTTCTATGGGACAGACCGCCAAAAAAATACAGAATTGGTGGAGAAAAATAAACAGTCGCCATCTAGCTAAAGAAAGAGGTCCCGCATTTTTCTGTAGGGAACTCTGTCACAATGATACAGAAATCGCATCCTTTGAAGCACTCAGTACAGTACCTAGGGACTATTTCTTCGTGGTCAATGAGAACAAAAAGATATGGGGCTTTGATCTCCGAACACTCCTAATACAATATGAACAAACTGGCAAGTTAGAGAATATATACACTACGGAGGTATGCCAACCTGCCACTCTTGAATTATTCAGAAAGCGAATTGATTCACTGAGGCGCTGGAAGAAACCTCTGGTCTACGACAATGATACTACACTCACTCTCAAACAATCATGGAATCTGAGGGTCTTAGATATGTGTCTTCGCCTAGATATGCTCGGATATCGCATTGCAACCCAATGGTTTTCAGATTTGAATTTGAACGACCAAAGAACCTTATATACGTCTCTCTATAACATATGGAACTCAGATTTATTAACCATGGAACAAAGGTTAAAAATAGTACCCGAGTACCTCTCTCAGCAAAACAAATTATTCAAACATGTGCCCGAAAAGTTATATTTGAAATCTGAATTGGATAGTATGCGTAGAACGAATCTGAATATCATAGAGCGTCTTATCTCATCTGCTACCGAGCAGTCAGATAAGACCCTTGGGGCCATGTATACAGTTATGAGTCTTTGTCGTGTTTCTAGCCGCTGTAGAAATGCATATCAGTGGCTAGTGTATTAAGACTTGTTCTCTACAACACTACCAGGCAATACCACCTCCGTGTCAACTGTGACAGGGTCACCCGCAACCTTATTCAAAACCACCTCCGCATACTTGCTTGCCTCACTTATCAAAGCCTGTTCTTTAGGGAGCATGACTTGGGCAAGAGTAAAGCACATAGGAAGACAATTCTTCCAATTAGAGGGCTTCCTAAAATCAAGTTTCCCGGAAGCAGCCGATAAGACCATATCTATGGAAGTAGATACGGCCTTCAGAAGTTGCTCCTCAAATGCAGTCTTTGTCTCATCGCTGGCGTCTTTCATTCCGGGCAATGAACCAACCCCACCCGATGCATCAAGCCCCTTCTTGAGTGTAAGAATAAGTAGCGACTTTTTATCTAAACCCGACAACCCCAACTTCTGAACCTTCTGAGAAAGGGTCATTGCAATCTGAAGAACCTCGCTCACATCAAGAACACCGTCTGACTTGGCAATGATAAAAGCATGTCTCGTTTCTTTTATCAGATCCTCAATCGGACTCACGGATACGGTGGTGGACATTATGCTGTATATAGATATTTATTTTTAATTAAATAATACGAGATAAGATGATACTATTTTTTCTTACTGGCTTTCCTAGTCTTTCTTAAGCGCTTTACAATATTCTTCGTAATACGCTTCTTATACGACTTACCACCTTGACTTAGCTGGGACCATACTGAGTCCCTGGCGTTATTTTCCGCGTCTGCGTACATGGGGTCCGTATATGCCTTTGATTTGGGCACATCCACATTGAATTTAGAGTCGGCAGGCTTAGGATTTTCAGCCACGTACTTTTTGATAGCTTCCTCTACTCCAGCAGTGATTTCCTCGTCAGATTTACCTTGTGCGCCTAGATCCGCCTTTACCTTGGCAGTAAGCTCCTTCTTTCTATCAGCCCATTCAATCCCTGGCCTCGCTGCCTCCCATATCGCAGTTGCCCGCTTCATTAGCCTCTCATTGATAGGGGCGGCATCGGCAGCCCAGGCCGCCAAGCGTCTTTCTTCTTTGATATCTTTCACATCCTTACGTCTATATACGTCACGTACCGCCAGCATTCGGGCGATCATTTCAACACGGCCTCCACCGGGGCAATGGCCGTAATCATACATAAGTTGCCCAGGATTTCTCGGGTCAGGCACCTTCCTAGTATCAAGCATTTCAGTCAAATCTAAATTAAAGTGTTTGTGACCAGAACTAGGGCGCCCACACTCAACACAGAACTCCAACCTTACAAACCCGTCATTCAATTCCGCAGCAGTATCCTTATACATTTCCACCAAATCCTCCACTGCACGTCCAGGATCACAATAGGGCGCCATTTCATTTGGCAAACCCTTTACATTTTCATGTGTCATCACAGAACATCCGTGCCCTCGTTCCTCAAACTTCAAGCAATAAGGGCACATTGTCGCATGGTATATATTACCCCATTGGTTATCCATAGACTTACTGTTTCGCAGAACCAAATCATAATTAATCACTTCCAAGTCTAATCCGCTCTTCTTTGGCCTAGGGGCAGAATAGCGCTCAAAGAATTCGGGGCTCACAATCTTTTTTATTAAAGATTGCGTTAGCATCTCTTTACAGCCGCCTCCAGAATAATAGCATTTCACATCGTAGTCGTCCTGAGTCAAAGTACCAGAAAGAAATTCTTCAAGGCTCTCTCGTGTCGTGGCAGCCTCCTCAGGGTGTCCGTGAATATGATATAGCCTGCCTTCCCCCCCAAACATATCATCACCCTTAGACAAGGCCCTTTCTTCAATATGTCCAAGAAGGAGTTTTGCATATGCTTTCTTTGACTCAGCCTTATCTTGATTATCCGGATCAACATTAGAATTTAACATTGTCGCTAATGAATATTCATATCCCTCAAGATTTTCAGGTATACTACGCGCATTCAACACTAGATTCGTCATTGCACGTCCGAATACTAAGGTATCCGTTACATCGTCTGCTAAATTATTATCAAAGGTGCTATATGTATGTAAGGCGATACGCTTGAATTCGGCGGTATCCATGTCGTCACTATCATATCCGTCATCAAGAGTTAATTCAAATGACTTATGACTAGTAAAAACCTTGCGCCTATGTTCTTCAACATTGTGCATTGTGTCGATATCACGACTCTCCAAATCCATATCCTTGTTTAATCGCACATCTTGACTATTTCGTATTTCTTTCGTCAAAGGTATTAATAATAGTTTTTTACCTGTACCTTGCTCTACTACCTCGTCACGAACACCAAGCAGATACCTCATGGCAATACGGTTAAACCACTTCGTTACAAATTCTGGATCCTCATACCTATTTTCATGAACTAAAAGTGAATCGTTTTCTGGATCTCTACAGGTATGCCTTTGGTTTTGGTATGAATACATAAACGTATTATGCTTTGCGATATCTTGAAAAACCTCGGGAGTATTTACACGTTCATCAAACTTAATTTGAAATCCTCTACGGATATATTTATTTATTCTGTTTTTTAAGAACCTATTTCCACCAATCAGTTTCTTACAGTAGTCAAATTGGAGGATACCAGTCTTTGATTTAATGTGCTCTGGGTGTGAGGCATATACGTCAGTACCATCAAACCAGACTTGGCAGAAGGTCAAGTCAAAGTTATTCACTACAGCGAGAGGCCCACGCTTGTTACGTACAGACATTACATCAAGTTCGTATGTATTGGCATTTACTACGCCTAAGGCTCTGCCTAAAAAGTTATATACCTTACGAATCCCGTTTTTTCTCAAAAAGGAACTGCAGTAGAAGGATGCCGCGTATTTATTGTAGGCATCCGCATCAAAAATGGGGCCATCTTTAATGATCAATTCATTCAAGAAGCGTGGAATATGCTTTACAGGAACATACATATCGACATCCTGATTTTCCACGGGTTCCCCAATACAGGCAGATAAGATAGAGCCTCCTGAAATCAAGGAACCCGTTTCCTTTATCATAGTTATAAGCTCGTTATACCTATTTCCGAAACGTGTCTGTAGGAACTTCGTAACTAGAGGTGTCCATTCAGGAACCTTGGTACCCGTAGGCACATTAGCCACAAGCACATCTGCCATTTATATCTAACTTATCAACCAGATATAAATTGTGGTTTCAGACTTACTATGTGTATTTATTACGAAGGGTATAAGGGGTCTTTCTTACATACACCTCTACTACACGTATCTCCTGGAGGAAAGAATGTATTTATTCCATTTCCATACGGTTTCCAAGTACCTGGCATTTCCCCGTATCCATAAGCTTTAAATGTATTACCATTTATACTGGTCTTATTCGCATATTCATTTAGAATTGTAGTTTGCTGATTACAATTCAATAATTCATTTCCACGAGCAACCTTGGAATAATCGGGTTGATTACATACGACACCACCCGCATTCCTAGATGCCAAATCCTCGTGCTGAGATTGGCGATTCGCAGAGCTATATCCCATCTTCATTGGAGCATCAATTGTATCTCCAGGATTCTTAAAATTTACAAGTGTATTCACAAAGGCATTATTCACCACCGGAGACCCCTTATAATATCTTACATATTGAATATCATTATAACCAGAATAAGCAGCTTTCTGTTGTCTCTGTAAAGTCAAAAAAGATGAATCTACAGTTTTTGTTCTTGAAACATATTTATTGGCCGCCTCATTCTTGAGTCTTATATATTGCGAAAAATCCATTCTAAAGGTTGCCCAGCAAAAAAAGTGCGCGGGGGCAAAGTTGGGCCCAAAATTGAATGGCCACCAACCCTGTTTGGTAAGCATACCACAAATGAGTGTTCTTGCTTCTGAATTTGATGCATCTAACGTAACTTTCGGCGAGATCAAGGTGTTGCAGAGCGGTGCCAAGTCAGTGAATTTATCCTATGATGGCCGCCCCCTGGTCATGCAGGTCAGTAATCTGGATGTACCCTATGGCCTTAACAAGGACGATAAGTATGGACCAACCAAGTACAGTGTTAATCTGTCCCTCCGCGATTTCGACAGCAATCCCAAGGTGAAGGCAATCTTTGATGCCCTCACCGGTCTGGATGACCGTGTTATCCACGAGTGCGTTGACAAGAACTGGTTGAAGAAGCCTGGCATGACTGAGCCCATTCTCAAGCAGATGAAGTTGTACAAGCCCACTGTGAAGTTCAGTGAGGATGAGAATGGGAATCGTAAACCCTATCCTCCCACGGTCAAGGTAGCCCTGAGGAAAAAGAAGGATGATTCATTTGAGACAGTGTTCTATGACACTGATAAGAAGGAGATTAAGGATGTGCCTGTAGAGGACCTGGTTGTGAGGCGTATGACTGCAACCGTTCTGCTTGAGTGTACAGGTGTCTGGATTAGCAGTGTGGGATGTGGTCTAACTTGGAAGGCCAAGCAATTCAAAGTTGTCTCTCGCCCCGATGGCGTGGGTCGCGGATATGGATTCAGAGATGAGGATGAGGATACACCTGCGTCTACGACACAAGCTGCCAAGCCTTCCTCCTTCGCAGCAGCCTTTGATGACGACGAGGAGTTGAATGAGGAGGAGTTGGTTTCACAAGTCAAGCCGGCAGCACCCGTAGTTGAGGAGCCCGTTCCCAAGGTCAAGACCATTGTCAAGAAGAAGGTCGTGGGCAAATAAATATAAATAGATACCTAAAGAATAAACTACTACTCCCATACAGGCGGAGGGCCTAACAGGGATATCAGAGGTGTTGAGGAGGTGGACTTAACTTGCCAAAAGTAATAAGAAACCTGTTGTAGAAATACACACGGGTTCAAACTCCACTCCCTGTAGATAGCAGCTTAGCAAAGAGGAATTGCGATGGGCTCATAAACTTAAACGGTACAAAACCAGAAGGTAAGACACCCATAGGTCCCTAGATCGAAACTAGGAGCTGCTACATTTTGCGCGTCAATAGTTCAGTGGTAGAATGCTACCCTTCCATTCATTAGTTTTGAACACTTTTATAAAAAGTGTAGGTAAGGTTGTGACGCGGGTTCGATTCCCGCTTGACGCATCGGCTCTTTGAGCCACCTAATCCGATACGGTCTAATATCTTAGGATACGGGATTTCAATTCCCGGTATCGGAATTCTTTTTTTATTCTGTCCAACAGACTAAAAAAAGAATTATAATAATCTAATTATCATCCGCGACATCCGCAGTTACTCAACCCATTAAAGTCATAAGGATTACTGGAAGCGTCAGCTGTACACCTACAGCCACCCCGCTTGCGTGCAGTCACAATATCTAATGTCGTATAGGTAGGTTGTTCCTTCAGAACACTCCTGCCATTATTCACAGCCACATCATTTATGGATCTCCAGGCGAACAATGCCTTCTCTCTTTTTTTTAAGGTAATCTGAGATGCATCAAAATTAGCAACCGTCATTCTACCATAGAAACACATTTTATAAATTACAAGCCCGTGTACTAGGTTTAGATATTCCTGCCATCCTCGCAATCTCAGGCAATGGTTGACAAGGTTGGGGCACCTGATACCGAGCATACTTTGCAAAACGCTGCTTCGCTACAGTCTGACTATTAGATGTGACACACGCCATTAAAGCCTGTGTTCTAACGGAACAAGGTGTGGCAACTTTCGGGTATAACGCGAATTGTGCGGGTGTGAGAGTAGGGCATGTACGCGCAAGCAGTAACATAGATGGTAATTGTAGGGTTAAAGGGCCGGAAGGTTCGCCAGCACCTATACAACATTTATCAGATACAGAATTTTGTGGAAGGCCGTTGTAAATTGTCTGTTGGTTTATTTTATCCGTATTACCGGAGGACATATTTGCATATTCAGGCATATCTTAATCTACTCCTACAATAAGAAGAGATGGTAATAGTGTTTACACTCATACTCCTTGTTATTTTAATGACTGGCTATGTATATGTAACAAAGGAGGGCTATGAAGATCTTAAAGAAATTAAATCTACATCAAACGAACAAAAGAATTACGATAGGCTCAGAAATAGATTAAGAAATCTCCTGGAGCCATATTGTAGTTTAACCGACTTCATCCATGGTCAAATGAAACAGATATATATGGCTGATAAATTATCCGAAGTTGTAATACCTACAAGAAAGCCGAAACAGGGACAGCCAATTGGGAAATCAATTGATACACTCTCTAGCGGGACGATATCAGAACCTATCCCTACACCAGAACCAGTAGCTGTAAAGGGGGATAGTGAAGCGGTTGCGAATGCGCGCATCATGAATACATATAGAGATGTCTATAATTGCATGGATGATCTGGCAGAATCCCGGGTATCTTGTAAAGAAAAATTAATGATGAAAAACCTAAGGATGCTACCCCCCCAACAACGAAATATGGAGTTTATACCGTGTAGCGTCTATATGAATCTTCCCGACTACGATGAAGATAATTTAGGAGACTGTTATGTGGCCTTGAGTAAAATACCCGATAATTTGACTGAAAGAGTTAAGATTGAGATAGAGTGGTATGAAGTTGTAATGGATAAACTTGGAAGTGGTCTAGATGAAGGGAAAAACCCTCCGTCCAAGGAAGGTCAATCTGCTCGTAAAACCAAAGAGGGGTTTGTAACTCAAGATGATAATATGTACATGTTTGAAAGAGATAAAACCAATAAAACAATGGAACTCACAAATAAAGCCTATGTTCTTCCACCGGAATCTGTTAACGCAGCAGGTGGTAGTGGGCTAGGTGGTAGTGGGCTAGGTGGTAGTGGGCTAGGTGGTAGTGGGCTAGGTGGAGGAGCAGGTGGAGGAGCAGGTGGATGTGCCTATGGACTAGCAGGTAATGGTTTTGGAGTCACAGGTTTTGGAGGAACAAGCAATACAATATGCTCTCCAGCGGCGGCTCAAGCAAAAAGGGATATCTTAAGAAGGCAAAAGCTTGCTGCATTAGAAGCTGAGGCCGCTTCTTGTAAAATTCCAGATATATCTACAGAAATCGCCCGTATAAATAAAGTCCTAGATTCTGAGGAATTAATTACTCTTCTAGCAAAGTGTCGCGATCTTTCTACCAAAGCTAAAATACTACAAGCCAATCTCCAAGCACTAAGAAATGGTAATTACTATGATTGGCAGAAAACAGGTGAAAAGAAAACGTACAAACAATTTGAAATTCGTGATAGACTATCAGGGTTTATTGCATCCCTACAACAAAATCAATAATCTCCGATTATAAGGCCATAATTCACCGGCCGAGAATATAGTAATGCCATGAATAATATTACCAACATTGTTATCGTAAATCCATTAAATGGCTTTGCGACAAAATCATTTGAGCGTCCAGTGTGGCTGTGTAAGCACTCCGAAGCCAAAGTAATAAATCATGAAAATAAAATGTACCGATGCGATAAATGCCGGAAACAGACTATTATAAAAATTATTCCACAAATAAGTATCTTATCTGCTATTTGCGAAAATCAATCATCTAGCCTCTAATATCGCCTTCTTCTCGTATTTTTTTGAATCCGCCTTTCTACCACACTCCTCCTTCGCGTAATACTTGAAATATCCGATACGACTTTCTGTCTTACCGCCTCTATACGCGCAGCCTTTGCTCTTAATAAACTCGCAAATGTCGTCTGGTACCCACTACATTCTACAGGAAAAGATGGAACCATTGTCGTAGGCTGTAGTCTATATCGCATGGATACATCAATGTAATATCGTATCCAACAAAGAAGAGATTGTGTAGTCATTATAATACTCTCATCACGATAATACAAGCCGATTAAGAATGTTAAAAGAGTATCAAGAGATGCCATTCGCATCTCTCGTCCCTTTGTCAAGGGCAGAACAACAAACGAATGGCACGCCTCCTCCTGGACAATGAGACACACTAACAAATCACCCTTATATAAGGCAATCATGGGAGGTAAAATATTCTGGTAGCCAAAGATGTCTTTTGCCCTGAGATTCAAGTCTTCAGAAAGGATATTTGCATCCAACGCAGCGTCTGAACTCATGAATACAGTGGGTGAATGACCTTGTAATAAGAATTTCATCCTTGAATTAGCAGTTCTCCCAGACCCACTCGTCTGATACAATGCATGTATATCTGCTCCCATAAACACGCGATTATTCTTCAGTAGATACTGTATTAGTTTTACTCGGAGTTCAGCAGACTTCTCATTTTCTAAGATGTGCATTTTATCGGCACCTTTACATCGGTGTAGCGGTTGCGCAGCGTCTAGAAGTGATAAGCGTTCAAATACTTTGTCCCAGCGTGATAACATTCCACGAGGACGACTGAGTTCCAAATATGCCATCATACGCAGAAATACAGGGTCAGCATATCTGATACCATTCACTATTACAGACTTCTCATGAATCTTATTGTAAAAATCCGAATTTATTTGAGTAATATCTGCGATAGGTGTATAATTCACATAGAGTTTCATAGTACCCTCATGAATACCGACGCGCTTAGATATCTCCTCAAACCCTGCCTCCCTGAGTTCCCCTATAATCTTATCCGTGTCAAGCTTTTCATCCGGTGAAAAGAAGTCGTAGTCGGGGAGGCTTGTTTCCAGATTATAGAATTGATGCTTCGCGGGTAATTGTACGTTAATGGCTTGACCTCCATAGCAAACGCGACCAGACCTCTTAAGAAAACTCTCCACAATATGAATGGCGCGTCGTAATTCTGGATTCTGCGCAGTCTCTAAATCAATCTTTTTCTGAGCCTGCTGTACAACTTGTTTTAGCCTCTTCATTATACTCTTTGTCGTTGTGGCCATTGGTGATCGGTGACCTCTAAACTAGCTGGTTAAAATCAGCGAATATTCACCATACCACCATTACTATTCATAGAAGGTGCTGGTTTTTTGGGTGCTATCGGTGGAGGAATCGTATATCCCGTCACAGCTACAGCTGGAGGGACTTTTGCGGCCTCTTCAAACCCCTCCTTATAATCCTGGAATCCCTGCACTTCGGGAACTAACCTCCAAGACCAGCCGCCATGTGTCCAGAATGACAGAATATCTTTAGGATTCAAGGCGTTTGCTAAGTCATTCAGTCTGGTAGGCCTAGTACTCTTCATCTTTAGTGTATTTATATAGTCTTTTGTTTGTGATAACGACAACAGGTCTACAGGAACACATTGAACACCCAATGTATTGAGTAGAAAATTCACCTGGGCAACTGTATATGGGAAATCGGGAGAGCCTAGTGCAATCTTAAACTTACTACGCGCAGATTCCTGGAAGGCTGCCTGCTCAGTAGGCCCTATTGCTAGAAGTTGTTGAATTGCACCGACCTCTATGTAAGATGGGGGGGATGTAGGTGCCACATCAGTAACCTCGCCCAAAGACATACTCTTACCACTATTATCCAGATAAATACGACCATTTATCCAGAAATCCAGATTATCTTTTGGCTGTCGTGTACTAGGCAGATTATTAGTATTATAATTCGTCAAAATAATAAATTTCTTCTGATAATTAATAATGGGACTTGTAAATAATTTAGATTCCGATCGGCAATTGTGAAAGTTTCCAGCATCTGTCTGACCCAGATGATATTCAGATAAAGCGTCCAGTGAAATAGCGATATTCTTAAAAAATTCACCCCGTTGCTTAACGCCCCCTGGTACTCGTCTCAGATATAGGATTATCAGTACTGGATCATAGTTGGCATTTCCGCCATTTCCTACAAACGCCTTTTCTGCGATTTCATCAATACCATCCTTAATTGAGCCTGTGTGGAGAGATCGCATTATACCTCTATCATCACGGAAAATTACACGTGGCTCACAAGGAGCCACATCCAAGTAATCGATATCAAATACAAACGCACGCGCCCCAAGACGAAGTGCTTTATCTACACCTGAAGCCATATCAAAGACACCATCACTGATACCATTCACTCCACCAAGATATCCTGTTAAACGAACTGTCAGTGGGCGCCAGTTCACGATAGATCTCTGATCGCCTTTACCCTCCTTTAAAGTAGTAATCTTATCGTAAGGCGCAGGTCTAGGATTTGCAGTAAGTGCCGAGCACACAGATTTATCCGTGGGTGTCATGGATGTAATATCTCCCAATTCACTATTGCGAATACTCATAACTGTGGCGACATGATCTGCCCTAGACCTATATTGACCCTTCGTATATTTATACCATATTGCTATGGAAAAATAATATACCATGAGAACTATCAGAACTATTACAGTGATAATATGCCAAGGGACTTTACTTTGTGACGTGGTACTAGCATTTTTCAGAACTCCCTTCATTCCATTCATAACCCCGTCCATAATAGACCTCCCAGAGTTTTCCGGATAAAATTTATAGATAATAATAATAATTATTAACAATACTAGCACTGCCAGAGCCATCCAAACTGCCATGGTGGCTATTGTCATATTTTCGGAATCCGTCGCCATTTCTAATTAGTCAGGCGATTTAGAGTATCGCCCAATCAGCACGACGTAGAATACGACAACCCGGAATCTTCTTCGCCTTCTCAATCTTAGTTGACGTGTATGTGAGAGGGTCCTCTTTGTCTGCGATGAATATGGCTCTTGTATCTGACTTCACTGTATCTGATAACTTATAGCCCTTCACCAGAAGTTTCGCTTCCATATCGGAATCACGAAATCCTGTAAAGACTACTGTACCCTTCGTCTGTACATTCACTACAGGCGCGCTAACCACTACACGAGGATACGGTAAGAAGTCCCATTCCTTTTTGCGAAACTCTTCATATCCTCGCCAGATTGTCTGAAATTCCTCTAAACTATCTGCTCCCCAACCCTTCGGGGCAATAAGTCCTACCTGAGACCATTTCGTAATATCTGCCTGAGATGCCTTCAATGCCTCCAGACGAGTCCTACCAATTCCTGAAGGGCATATCGGACTAGCCACAAAGAGATCCAATTCCGTGGCATTCTCCCAACCATCTTTCTGAATCGTTTTGAAGAGGTGTGCACCTTTCACCGGACCAATGAGTTTTTTAAGTGTATCCTCTGTAGCCTTTCTTAATTCAGGAACGGTCTTATAACCCGCCTCCACAACAGCCTTGAGTTGCGCGGGACCTATGCCATCCCAACCGAGTTTCGTTGCCATCTTAGTATACTGTGCAATAATGGTATTTGTATCGGCTGCGACCTGTTTTATATTGACTGCCGTTGCAGCGGGCCCATCCCACACATAGGTGCCTTCGGGAGGAAATATGACTGTCGCAGGCACTTCTACTGAGTCAATCACCGGTATTACATCACCCCCCTTCCTAAGAATAATACTTGCGCCGGGGCCTATGGACCAATCAACAACACGACGGGCATTCACACCCGTGACGAAAGTAATTGTACTTCCACCCAATTTGACTGGCTCAATCTCAACACGTGGTATAAGTTTTCCCGTGGCACTGGCATTCCACTCCAGGCTCACCACCTTTGCCAACTTTGTCTCGCCATTGGGTGGCTTCCATGCCACAGCGTCCTTCGGATTTCCCTTTGTCACACGGGGCTGCGTCTTATTTGTCTTGATCACTAGCCCGTCAATATCATACTCCGAAGTGGTACGGCATTCTGCCAGAGTAGTTGTGAGTTCTGTGGCAGAAGGCAGAGCCGTATGAGACTTCCACCATGGCAACCACATACCCCAATGAGCCAGCCATGTAAATTGCTGCTTCATTGAAAGCCCCTCCGACATTCCTATGACCTCATATCCGACAAAACGGACCTTCTTTGCCTGCTCAGGGTCTGGTATTGCGTGATGGAATATACCATTCACTATAGACCTGCCCAGGCGACCTTCAGGTACAAGTGCCCTAGGCATAATGAGTTCTCCGCGAATCCAGACATCTGGAATATTTGAATCTAATGTTTTAGGACTTAGACTAATATGCGCCAGCCATGCACTCACATCCAGACCCATATTATCATCCCCAGACAAATACAGAAGAGACTTGGTAGGATTCCAGAGGCCCGAAATACCATCCAACTTCTGTGATACTAGATATGAGTCCGTTACCTGCTTCTTGGCCCATTTATCTAGTTCCTCCGCTGTCTTAGCCTTGTCAAGAGAGCCAAGATAATAGGGTACTCTCACTACCTGTCCGTGGGTGGGAGACGCACGAACTTTGTTAAGAAGTGGGTGATTTGGGTTATATATTGCCAGTTGAACTAGACCCGCATCATATTCCTCATCCGTCATCAGCAGGGCAGCACCATTCCTATACGCGTCATTGGCCTTGGTAAGATTAGAAACTAGGACTTCCATATATACCTATACTTAGATACATACTGATGTTCAATTTTTACTAGAAAACTAATTGCGTCGTGTCTTTCGCTTGCCCCTGCGAGACCTTTTAATTGTCTTCTTATGCCTATACTTGTATACAGTTCTTCCTCCGCGAGGCTTATAAGGCAGTAGCAATCTTGCTCCACGAGGTGGTAAAGAACTAGATATATATTTCGGTGGAAGCCATTTGGATCCCGATTTTAAATCCAGTTTTGGAGGTGTAAGTCTTTGTTGGCTAAGCATTTCAGTTAAAGCATTTGTATTGTTTCTTTGAGCCAACCACGGATTAGGCCTTTTAGCGGCAGCACCGGCAGTACCGGCAGTACCGGCAGTACCGGCAGTACCGGCAGTACCGGCAGTACCGGCAGTACCGGCAGTACCGGCAGTACCGGCAGTACCGGCAGCACCGGCAGTACCGGCAGCACCGGCAGTACCGGCAGTACCGGCAGTACTAGCTTTTATAGTATCTCTAGAAACCTCTAATCGCCTCCGTGCGTCAGCATTTGCCTTTTCTTGCGCTTCCATTTTTTCTCTTAATTCCTCTATCTTTGCCCTAGCCTCCTGATTTCGTTTTCTTGAAGCCTCAACTGCAGCTTCAATCAATTCCTTCTGACGATGAGAATCCCCCCACCCTCCTTTTAATTCATCTAATTTTGAATGAATCAAACTGTAATCAGTTTTATCTGTGTGTTCTTCTTTACACTTAATAGTTCCAGTACCTAGTATTCTATTGAAGCCTTGCTTTCCTCTTACATTTGATTGTATAAAGTAATACTTTCCTCCCTCAACGCTGGTATCTAATTCATTCTTAATAACATGACCCGTATTATCATCAAAAAAATATGTGCGTGACAATAAATCGTCGGTTGATATAAGGCTCGTAGGAAATCGTGTTTTTATACGTTGAATCATGGTTTCAATGTCCTTTATACTTTTTCTATTTGGATCACTTGGATTCCTTTCTCCCTCATTATTACGAGTCATTATATCGTCAAACATCAAATTGGTACCACCACTGTAATAGGGTCTCGCAGGAACTAATCTCGGAGATTTAGAACGATCACGATCATCAATAAAATATTCATTTCTATAAGAATTATTGATAACCTCTTCCTGTAGCCCCTTTGTTAGTAAGTACTTTACAATTTCAATACACACATAAAATACAAATCTATCATCACTATTATTTGTCAAAAGCAATATCGCATCAACACCCTTAGTACGTACTTGTAGGGCGGGAATAATGACTTCATCTATTAATTTGTAATTAAGAGCACATCTTATTTCCTCACTCATATCTCTCGGATCGGTTATCCATGAATAACCTGTGCCTAATAATGAATGTGTATCAATTAATGTCTGATCTAAATCAAATCCCAAAATCAGACCCATCTAATTACCTCCTTATAAATTCCATTACCATTTCATCCATAAGCCTCATTTTGTCTTCCGTTGAATCTGATTTAGCACCCACCACTACTTTCGCCTTCTTCGTTTTCACTCTATTCACTAAATCTTTCGGGACTATACTATTCACTCGTGATTTCACAATAATCTCCTGGAAAAACCGCACCGACTGCTGTACTGCGCGACTCATGACTGTTGGGTCTTTAATAAGCGGCTGGGCAGCAGGTACCTTCCACCGGGGTACTTCCGTTATAACCAAAATCATGAATGCGATACATTCCTGCTTCTGCTTATAACTCAGCCGTGACTGCTTTCCACGCCACATATTGATAAGTTCCTGGAATTCCTCGTGCATTCGCACAAGACCCCTCTTAGCTAGATCCTTATAGGCCTCCGCAAGAACGGCCACTATGAAATATCCGACTTCAGATTTATCCGGCTTGCTACCTGTAATACCTGAGCGCCTATTTGAAGTTAAACTAGATACACCCTTATTTTCTGCGCGAACCCGTTTATCCTCATCAAAGAGCCATTTTAACCAGAATAGCGCCCTCTCTATATTGACTTCCTCGCACGCAAATAAAATCTGATTGGCCACAAATCTCAAAATCATTTTATCCTGTTGCGGATCCCAGACCTTGTTCACCGCATCAGACTCTTTTGCCTTCTGAACAGACTGTAGCCACGTTATATTATGTGTCTCAATCGGCACTTTCGGCCACGTGATCTTATTCTGCCGAGGCAAAGTCTGAACCACTATGACAAGCTCCGAAACCCGGTGCTGGAATTCGGCATTCTTATATACTTCTTCAAGATCTAGTGCCTTCACATGGTCCTCTAATTCGGCCGTACGTTGCTGTAAATAGACGAATATCCGGAGACTCGTCAAATGAACATGCTGAAATACATAGGACCATATGAGTCGTATCCATATTTCAAACCCTCCACTACATATGAGATCAGCACTGTAATGTAAGGCCTTCCCGGTAGCCGCTGGCCCCGATTGAGATAATACGTCCTGTAGGGATTTCACACAGTCTCTCGCATCATACCCGAATCGCGTTCTCACAACAGGCTTCTCTTCTTTTTCAATCAAAGGACCAGATGTCTGAACTTTTGGTTGAAAGGGTTTCTCCATCACTATTTTTGCTACAGATGACGAAGAATATGAAAATCCGAAGTGGGTGTCCATGTCATTGGCATACGTTCAACTCCCAGAAGTTGAAATGCTGCGGGTAAAGGTGTCGGCACCTTACTACAGAATAACAAGGACCCCTTCGGCATCTCCACCATCAGTTTGTGAAATAATGCTTCTTGCGTCTCGGTATCAAGACACAGATTGCTGATATAAATTGCCCGCGCATCCTTGTATTTGAATTTTGGATTGAGAAAGGATGACTCATATAAGAGAACCTTTGAACCCGCCGTAGGTATGGATTGTTTCAGTTTCATAAGTGCCTGCTGTGCCAAGGCCACGCGTTCCGGCAAGATTTCAATTCCAACCGACTGTTCAAAAGGTCCTGCCAGAGCCATATACAGTACTGCGCGACCTCTACCACTCCCGAGATCGTAGAATTTACCTTTGGATATAATTCCAACCCCCGGGATATCTTTCTCAATATATTCAACCATGAATTTGAGAGTAGCCCACTCAATTTCACCATACGTCAGATTATGGTGGCCTGCCGCCTTTGTGTAAGGCAAGCCGCTATAAATGGGTGCTAAGACTGCCGAAATTGCGTCGGTATTGAGTTTCACGGGTCCACCACCCAAAAGAATTTTACGGCGCGTTGTTCCTCTCGTTCTTAAGATTCTACGCGTTTTTGCCTGTTGTTGTTCCATCCCTAATTATCTATATTTTGACCCGACCACCTTTTTCCCGCGGAACTTCCTGGAAGTTCTGGGAATGAGTCCCTTCGCCTTCAAGGAAGCAGTTGTAGTGAACCCAATACTATTACCTCGGCGAAGCCGGGATAGCAATGCGCGATTTCTCCTTGTTGCCCTATAGCCGCCAAACATCTTGGCAGAACAGGGGCACTGACCCCCCGACTGTTTATTTTTTCGTGTCTTATTGCTATTAGGCATTTCTAAACTAAGCGTAGGAAATGGCAGGCCGTGCGATAAAACGCCATACTATAACAAGAAAGAATAATCTGGCATTCTGGCCATCACGGTATTACAAGGGCTTATCCTGGGCTAAAAAGTCACAGCGCCGCAGAGAAATCCGACGATTCGGTTCTATGAATTGGAAGAATACGCGTGCCTATAGGGGGTTTCAGACTGATAAAGGGATAGTCACTAAGAAATCGTCGTACGTTGAGCAATGGAATAAGTTATTTCCTGGGGTCACCGACACTGCCGAGAAGGCACAGGTGACAGGAGTGCCAAAAGATATCTTAATGGAATCTTATAACCGAGGAATGGCTGCTTGGCGTACAGGACATCGTCCGGGTGCCACTCCCCAGCAATGGGGGCATGCCCGAGTAGATTCATTATTGGTCTGCGGAAAAACTCACTACGGCCCGGATTCAGATTTGGTACAAAAGGCGAAAATGAGATCTCAGAAAGCGAGGCGATGGTGGAGGAAGACATGCCGAAAATAGATGCGTATAATAGAAGTAAATGTGGCCTTTTAACATCTTTTATCCCAAGCCTGTGAACAAGCCTGTTGCACCTTCTCCAGCTCCCTCAGCCGTTGTAGGGTCTGGAGCACCAACACCTGTAGCACAAACTGGTGGGAGGAGGAATAAGAAGAACAAGACCAATAAGAACAAGACGAACAAGACCAATAAGAACAAGACGAACAAGACCAATAAGACCAACAAGACCAACAAGACCAAGACCAATAAGAACAAGACCAACAAGAACAAGAATAATAGACATTAATCACTTTGATCAGCTATAAAAATTGAATACTGGAATCCTAATTGGATTAGTATACAAGCGAAGATGACTCTACTATGGAAAGAACCCGGCAACTTTGATACCGCAATCCTCACAAAAAAAAATAATGAAACCTTGACACTCAGTGTCGGAGATTTCATTACATACGAAGGATACCCCGAAGGCGTAAAAATTACATGCTTTACACGCAAGGATTCTGATACTCGTGGACCCATAGGATTATGTTATCTTCCCTGGCGACCAAAGGAGACTCGTTGGGCAACTGAGGTATGGACACTCAAAGGAAATCCCAGGCATCTCATTGCATTTCCTGTTGGCTTAAAACACTTCGGCGAGCAATGTGATTGGAATACCGTTGAATTAAAAGACGAGGGTATCTGTCCGACCGAAATTCCAGCACTCCCTCCTTCTCCATAACTACAGCCTCCCCTTTGTCCAGACACTTTCACATAAATGGACTCCATAAGAATCGTTTTTTCCCAGTTCCTTATCACCATAAGAAGATGGCGGGTGAAAGGTATAGCGCCCTGGAGTCGTTATAGACTGACTGATCTCCGGAGGGCAAGTCAAATACATGCGAGTCACAAATCCCGGTCCAGTACCATTCTCGGAATCCATCACATCTGAATCTGTCACAATTTCTAAGTGTGCAGGATTCTGAATTATATCATCCAAGACAAACTTCCAAAAGGGGTGACCGGGCCTACTGGCAAAGATACAATTACCAAATCTGATAGCCTGCTTTGCAGTTGGCATTCTAGACATCGGAAGTACCAGCTCGGCATCCAAGATATCAAAGGCCTTTCTCATTTTATAATCCAAGTCGGCGTACAAGCCGCCGTATTTCCACATCAGACAATATCTGAATACATCAATTTGCATAATCTTTCTCGGCAACTTCATGAAGACCTCATACAAATCCGGGAAGGACTCTTTGACCTCCGCATACATCTTCTCATCAGTCCAAAACATGTAGGTCCAGTCCGCATGTAGACTACGTATTATCGTCTGACATTCCTTATAAACAAGTGGCAAGTTGTCCTCTTGTTTATATGTTTGATGGATAATCTTAGGAATCATATCTACTCATCATCTCGCTCAGTCTCTAGGCACTTCACCAACTCCCCCACCACCTTCTCCCAGGTATATCCAAGAACCGTCTCCTTCGCCTTCGCCCCATGCTTCAACTTTTTACTGCTATCATTCAAGTACTCCTCCAATGCCAAGCAGACATCATGGGGATTGCATACCTGTGCCTCTCCGCCTACGGGACTGTAGACTCCTGGTAAGTAGTATCGGTGGGCTGGCTTCACTATCACGGAGTTTTCACTAGAACAATACTCCTTATATCCCCCGACATCCGGGACAACCTGCGGGACACCTACACCCATTTGTTCAAATGTACAGAGTCCCCAGCCCTCTCCCTCCGCCGTAGATATCCCAACATCGGCAATATTGTATAATACATTGATATCTTCATCCTTGAAAACCATATCCTGCGAAGAAATCATAAGACGGTTCCCGAATTGCTCAATAGGCACATTCCTCTTTTTCAGTTCACGCACAAAGAGTTCAAATAGCCACCATCCACCCTTTTCACCCTTGTCACAGATACACAGCAAAATAATGGGTCGTGTAGGGTACTTCACGACGAGTTCTACGAATGCCATAATCATGATATCCTGGCGCTTCCTGGGCTGATTCCTGTTCAAACTCATAATAACAAAGGCGTCGTCTGGCAACTTCAGACTCTTCCTGGCGAGTTCCCTCGGAACCGTATAAAATACCTTCTGGTCAAATCCATGCCCTAAGACGCTGATAGGTCGTGTAATTCCCTGCTCCTTCAATTGCTTCTTCCAGTATGTAGTGAATGCGAAAACACGATCGGCATCACGATTCAGCATGTCTATCATACCCTGTAACTGACAGTCATACACTTGATCACAGTAAATCCAGAGTTTGAATGTACGCTGAATACCCGATTTCCGGATTTCCTCCAAGAACCGAGTGACCACAGCCATGTCATTGTAGATCATCACCACATCAGGAGTCTTTTTTCGGATTGTATCCATAAATGCTGAGTATCCGAAGCCTTGTTGAAGAGGCATCTCCAAGGTGGCGGCGTCAATCACGTCCACCCCACTAGGATACTTTCGGAAGTCGGGGGATGTCTGAGGATGCTTCTGAAATCCGTAATGTGTTAGACTCAGCCACGACTTCTTTGCGAGTTGCTCTAGGATCCCATGTGACACCTTGGCGTATCCAGTGAATTGCTGAATATGCGTACTGACCAACATGAATTTGAGCTTCTTATTTTTTCCAGTTTCCGTTTTCTCGACAGAATTTGTAAACGACATCTGAGGCGCCGTCTGAAATGTGAAGGAGGGCTTATCAGCGCTTGTTGTAGGAGTGACTGTGGGCGTCTGTGTGGTAGTTACCATAGGCGTAGCTACAGGCGTAGCCATAGGAGCAAGTGTTTGGTCAATTGACCTCAGATATGACGGAAGTTCCATACTACCTCATATACACGTGAGCTATTTAGACCACTATTCTAAATGTGTAATTTCAAAGACTAGTGATAATTCACGCATATTTAAATTAAGCGGCCTACCAAATTCATCACGTATACTAATCTGTAGATTCGCAATACGTGATATTGGTGAAGGCTTTGATACGAATATTGAGTGATCAGTCTGCTTATCTAGCAAAGTATAGTCCGTTTGACCATTTTGAATGTAAAAGATATGGAAGCAATCCTTGCGACCCACACCACACTCCATTCTATCCAGATTTCTGCCATCGGCTTCAATGTGTAGATAGATTCGTGATAAGAAATTACTTAAGTCCATGGGTAGTACGCCAATAAGAGTATAAGGGTTGGAAGGAGTAGGAATCGGGTTTCCCTGTGAATAGTCGTAACCTGAGACATAGTCATCAAATCCAAAGCCTAGCAATCTAGCCGGAGAATTGATAGCCATATATGCCAGGGTATTCAAGTCTAACTCATCCCTGAAATCAGTAGTGTAGAATTGAAATAAAAACTCAACTCTTGTACCCGTAACTTGTATGAATCTCGTATTTCGCCCGTTAATATGTTTTTGTGTCACTGTATATGTGTTTAGCCTTCCTGGAATAGCATTTAGTTGCGCTTCTAACTCGGCAAGGAGTTGGGCTTCCGTGTAGAATCCTGGAGTAAGTGTTACATCGACAGATATATTAGCAGATTCTGTCAGACTAAATGACCCCCAGGTAGCCTGAATATTATAAATGTAGGAGGGGATGGAACCATTTGTGAGTTCTATACTCATTACATTTGTCAGAGGGCGTCTCAGAGTATAACGGAAAAAATTTGAATTAGGATAGTTTAGAAAGTTTCTGTCGCGGCTATTTACTACAATTGTTGTCTGTCTTACTGCTTGTTTTATCTTAGTTTGGTCCTTCATGAGTACATGTTGCCCTGAACTGGTTTCGGCCATTCTACATTAGAAGACTAAGGAATATTTGCAGTTTTTAACGTTATCGTGTCACTTCAAGAGCAGTCAATACAGCAGTCATTTCAGTATAATTATGTGATGTATCTGATGACGCCCATATTGTATAATAAAATGTGCCTGTACCAGGAACATCTAATGCAAAGCCATTCAAATTAAGCTCAGTCTGATTTGCATCAATTGCTGCAGCCATATAATTTGAACTAGGAAGTGTGACGGGTGATGAACCTGATGCAATATTTGTTGAATTTGTATTTGAAGCACTTGTTGTCGTTGCTCGTCCTACTGTGATTTGAACATGTTTATTATTAGAAATAAAACATACATTTGCCATAATCAGAAGTTTTGTTGTAGATAATGTGGTAATTGGACCAATTTGATAGATACGCGTTTGAGTGGTTCCAATGGTTGTTGTTATTAAAGATGCACTTGTTGCATATGGATTATTTCCTGCAACATAACTCATGGATGGACCAGTGGGTCCTGTCACACCTTTAATAAGAGAATACGCAGGGCCTGTGAGGCCAGCGGGTAGTGCTGCTCCAGCTAATTTTTGCCGCGCAATCAAATCATATCCAGGTTCACCCAATGTTCCAGTAGGATACAGAGCCCAGCCACCAATGGCACCAGGGTCGATGGGATTCACTGATGGCCCGATATTAATAAAGGGAGTCGCAAAACCTGTTTTGGTATATACGATAGCGTTTTGATCAGTACCAATGGTGCCTACTGCGGTGGATCCTGATGGGCCTGCTATATTAACTGATCCGCGTCCCACATATATTTCGGCCCATCTTGCCCCAGTTGCTCCTAAAGAGTATAGGGAGTCTTGAGATGGTAGAAAATTACCAAGAAGTGTAAGTGCCCCTGTTACTCCTTCAGCACTTGGTGTATAAATTAATCCAGTATCGCCTGTAACGCTTGTTCCATTATAATAAAGAATAGATCCTGTAGCACCTGTAAAACTAAACGTACCAGTGGCTCCAGTTGCTCCAGTAGGACCAGTGACACCAGGAGGACCTAAGGGTTGTAGAGATAATGTCACCAATTCATCATGAACTAATGTTCCAAATGACCTAAAGTTTGTAAGAGTATATGAAACCGTATTTTGATTAGGTGATCCTACAGAAGTAATTATCCAAGTAGCATAATTTGCTGGATTCACTTGGCTTGTTAAAGTAATATACCCACGTGTAATACTTAGAAGTAACTCATAAATGTTTGTGTTAAATTCAACTGGATTATTATTTATAAAAATTGTCGTTGCGCTCGTGTAAGGTAGTGATGCAAACCCTATTTTATCATCACCTACATCTAAATTCAGCCACGTCCCAGCATTTACTAGATCTATTTTATATGTCCAGGCTAGCGCTGCAATACCACGGAATCCAGTAGCCCCCCTTTCTCCAGTTGCTCCAGTAGCACCCCTTTCTCCAGTATCTCCAGTAGCTCCAGTTGCTCCTGTAGGTCCAGTGCGTCCAGTAGGTCCAGTAACTCCAGTAGCTCCAGTAAGTCCAGTTGCTCCAGTATTCGTGGAAAATCCTGATTGCCCAGTAGGTCCAGTAGGTCCAGTATCTCCAGTATCTCCAGTTGCTCCAGTACCACTGGATGTTCCAGGTAGTCCAGTAGCACCAGTAGCCCCCCTTTCTCCAGTATGTCCAGTTGCTCCAGTATTAGTGGCTTCCCCAGGTAGTCCAGTAGGCCCAGTAACTCCAGTAGCTCCAGTAACGCCAGTATCTCCAGTTGCTCCTGTATAACCAGTTGCTCCAGTACGCCCAGTAGGACCTGTTACGGTGGAATCTGCTCCAGTTGGACCTGTTACGCCAGTAGGACCAGTACGCCCAGTAGGCCCTGTTACTGTGGAATCAGCTCCAGTTGGACCCGTTTCACCAGTAGGACCAGTACGCCCAGTAGGCCCTGTTACTGTGGAATCAGCTCCAGTAGGACCCGTTTCACCAGTACGCCCAGTAGGACCTGTTACGGTGGAATCTGCTCCAGTTGGACCCGTTTCACCAGTAGGACCAGTACGCCCAGTAGGCCCTGTTACTGTGGAATCAGCTCCAGTTGGACCCGTTTCACCAGTAGGACCAGTGTAACCAGTAGGCCCTGTTACTGTGGAATCAGCTCCAGTTGGACCCGTTTCACCAGTAGGACCAGTACGCCCAGTAACTCCAGTAGCTCCTGTTTCACCTGTATCGCCAGTTGCTCCAGTAGGACCAGTACGCCCAGTAGGACCTGTTACTGTGGAATCAGCTCCAGTAGGACCCGTTTCACCAGTAGGACCAGTACGCCCAGTAACTCCAGTAGCTCCTGTTTCACCTGTATCGCCAGTTGCTCCAGTAGGACCAGTACGCCCAGTAGGCCCTGTTACTGTGGAATCTGCTCCAGTTGGACCCGTTTCACCAGTAGGACCAGTACACCCAGTAGGCCCTGTTACTGTGGAATCAGCTCCAGTAGGACCCGTTTCACCAGTAGGACCAGTACGCCCAGTAACTCCAGTAGCTCCTGTTTCACCTGTATCACCAGTTGCTCCAGTAGGACCAGTACGCCCAGTAGGACCTGTTACTGTGGAATCAGCTCCAGTAGGACCCGTTTCACCAGTAGGACCAGTACGCCCAGTAGGACCTGTTACGGTGGAATCTGCTCCAGTTGGACCCGTTTCACCAGTAGGACCAGTACGCCCAGTGTAACCAGTTGGTCCAGTGTCACCTGTATCACCAGTTGCTCCAGTAGGACCAGTACGCCCAGTAGGACCTGTTACGGTGGAATCTGCTCCAGTTGGACCCGTTTCACCAGTAGGACCAGTAGGCCCAGTAACTCCAGTTGGTCCAGTGTCACCTGTATCACCAGTTGCTCCAGTAGGACCAGTACGCCCAGTAGGACCTGTTACGGTGGAATCTGCTCCAGTTGGACCCGTGTACCCAGTAGGACCTATTTCACCAGTAGGACCAGTAACACCAGTAGCTCCTGTATAACCAGTAGGACCAGTGTAACCAGTAGGACCTGTTACGGTGGAATCTGCTCCAGTTGGACCTGTTACGCCAGTAGGACCAGTACGCCCAGTAGGACCTGTTACGGTGGAATCTGCTCCAGTTGGACCCGTGTACCCAGGACCTGTTTCACCAGTAGGACCAGTGTAACCAGTAGGACCAGTGACACCAGGAGGACCTAAGGGTTGTAGAGATAATGTCACCAATTCATCATGAACTAATGTTCCAAATGACCTAAAGTTTGTAAGAGTATATGAAACCGTATTTTGATTAGGTGATCCTACAGAAGTAATTATCCAAGTAGCATAATTTGCTGGATTCACTTGGCTTGTTAAAGTAATATACCCACGTGTAATACTTAGAAGTAACTCATAAATGTTTGTGTTAAATTCAACTGGATTATTATTTATAAAAATTGTCGTTGCGCTCGTGTAAGGTAGTGATGCAAACCCTATTTTATCATCACCTACATCTAAATTCAGCCACGTCCCAGCATTTACTAGATCTATTTTATATGTCCAGGCTAGCGCTGCAATACCACGGAATCCAGTAGCCCCCCTTTCTCCAGTTGCTCCAGTAGCACCCCTTTCTCCAGTATCTCCAGTAGCTCCAGTTGCTCCTGTAGGTCCAGTGCGTCCAGTAGGTCCAGTAACTCCAGTAGCTCCAGTAAGTCCAGTTGCTCCAGTATTCGTGGAAAATCCTGATTGCCCAGTAGGTCCAGTAGGTCCAGTATCTCCAGTATCTCCAGTTGCTCCAGTACCACTGGATGTTCCAGGTAGTCCAGTAGCACCAGTAGCCCCCCTTTCTCCAGTATGTCCAGTTGCTCCAGTATTAGTGGCTTCCCCAGGTAGTCCAGTAGGCCCAGTAACTCCAGTAGCTCCAGTAACGCCAGTATCTCCAGTTGCTCCTGTATAACCAGTTGCTCCAGTACGCCCAGTAGGACCTGTTACGGTGGAATCTGCTCCAGTTGGACCCGTTTCACCAGTAGGACCAGTACGCCCAGTAGGACCTGTTACGGTGGAATCAGCTCCAGTAGGACCCGTTTCACCAGTAGGACCAGTACGCCCAGTAGGCCCTGTTACTGTGGAATCAGCTCCAGTTGGACCCGTTTCACCAGTAGGACCAGTACGCCCAGTAGGACCTGTTACGGTGGAATCTGCTCCAGTTGGACCCGTTACGCCAGTATATCCTGTAGCTCCAGTTGCCCCAGTGGCTCCAGCTAGCCCAGTGGCTCCAGTGGCTCCAGTAGATCCAGCTAGCCCAGTGGCTCCAGTAGATCCAGTAGATCCTGTTACACCGGTATCACCGGTAATACCGAGACCTGTAGCGCCAGTTACACCTGTAGCTCCTGTAGGACCAGTATTACCTGCTGTCCCAGTAGCGCCAGTTACACCTGTATCTCCTGTAGGACCAGTATTACCTGCTGTCCCAGTAGCTCCAGTTGTTCCTGTAGCTCCAGTTGTTCCTGTAGCTCCAGTTGTTCCTGTAGCACCTGTTGGACCCGTTACGCCAGTAGGACCTGTGTACCCAGTAGGACCTGTTACGGTGGAATCTGCTCCAGTTGGACCCGTTACGCCAGTATATCCTGTAGCTCCAGTGGTTCCACTTGCTCCAGTTGCCCCTGTACTACCAGTTGTTCCAGTGGCTCCAGTTGTTCCTGTAGCTCCAGTTGTTCCTGTAGCTCCAGTTGTTCCTGTAGCTCCAGTTGTTCCTGTAGCACCTGTAGCTCCAGTTGTTCCTGTAGCTCCAGTTGTTCCTGTAGCTCCAGTTGTTCCTGTAGCTCCAGTTGTTCCTGTAGCTCCAGTTGTTCCAGGGCCACCACCTCCAGCCGAAGGTTGCCAAGATGTATCATAGTCAGCATCTGAATTCTTAGTTAATACATATCCACCAGTACCACCTAAAGGAACACCACGCCCAGTAGGTCCAGTAACCCCCGTAGCTCCAGTTACTCCAGTTGCTCCAGTATTCGTGGAGAATCCTGATTGCCCAGTAGGTCCAGTAATCCCCGTAGCTCCAGTAGGCCCAGTTG